TTCCAAACAAGGAAAGACCTTTCCAAACAAGGAAAGACCTTTCCAAACAAGGAAAGACCTTTCCAAACAAGGAAAAACCTTTCCAAACAAGGAAAAACCTTTCCAAACAAGGGAAAACACCACCAAACAAGGAAAAACACCACCAAACAAGAAAACCGCCTTTCAAGCAAGAAAAATACCTTCCAAAACAAGAAAAACACCTTTCGAGCAAGGAAACGTCTTTCAAGCAAGCAGGGGGTATCTTCCACTCAAATATAGAAGTTTACAAGTGGTAGGAGTTTCCCGTCAAGGCAAGGCGGTTGTGAGTGATGGTGGGTATGGTGTTATTGGTGGGTAGATATTGTTTATTAGTATGGGGTGATGCGAAGGAAACCAAGGGAGAACGGGGGGGCGGTAGTGGCGTGGGGTCGGCCCCGCTGGTCGTCCGTCCCCTGTTCCCCTTTGGCGTTAGTGTAATATTAAAAATCTGTTAGTGATATGACGAGAGAAGAAGCAAGGAACGTATTTGGCGGTAGTATAGTAAATAATCTGCTGTCGTTAGGGGCTGAGCCTACCAACGTGGTAAGGCAAGACGGGTTGATAGAATGGAAGAGTGATGGGTGTATAGAGGTAGGAGGCGTACAGGTATGGGCTTACTATTATTTCGAGGATGGTGAGGATGTTGATAGATGTGATTGGGAGGATCATATGGAGATAGAGGTAGAGGAATGTTGGATTTAAAACCGGTTGATGGTGGTGGAATAACACCAAGGGGAACGGGCGGCGGTGTCACGGCGTGGTAGGCTGCGGGTGTCGGCTGCCGTTCTTTCCTTTGGCGTGGTAATATAAAATACTAATAATATGGACGAGATTATGAAATTACAAGATGAAGCGCTGCTTTATCTGCGTGATAATATTACAAAGGATGAGGCGTATTATATCCTTACGACAGAGAATGAAATGACGGAGGTCTTGATGTCTAAAAGGAAGGACGGAAGCAGACGTATCAAGATCCTTGATATGGAATATACTATCGAGAAGGATGATATGTTATTGCTATTCGATACTGATGGGGTAATAGACGAATGTCTTTTGGTTGCCAGCTATATAGGGGTAAATATGTATTTTCGCAGGCAAGATGTCAACGCTATTTTGTATAACATCAATAGAGAGAAAGTTATGAAATATCCTTACATAGCTATTCAGTTAGATAATATACAGACTATAGAAAAGCGTAGGGTTGTTTTTGAGATCACCGGGCATAGGATGGATGATAACAAAGAGAGAATAGATTTTATGTTTATTTATTTTATGGCAAGATTATGCGTATAAGAAGAACTGTAAAGGAAAGGGATATTATGAAGGTATGGGTATTCGGGTGCGATCGGAAACTTATAAAATCGGCGGCGGATTCCGGGTTCAGAAACATGTCGGAGGTATTATCTTACGCTAATTGTATGGCAGGAGATAAGCCTGTAGATCATATTAGGGTCTCGAATGAGAATCGTGGCTGGTGTGGATCGTATACTATATATGGTAGGGAGATAGATTAGTTTGATCGTGAACAACAAAGGAGGTGCGTATGAATAATGTTATAACAAACGCCAATGGCGTGAAGGTAAAAGTAAGGGTGTATGATATTGGCGATGGGGAGATAGATAGATACACGATAATATGTGTAAGTGATAAGGGTAAAGATAGTAGTGGGTTGGTATATTATCCTGTGTTTGCATGCAGCGAAAATCCATTTCATCCACAAGGAATAGGAATATATGTTGGTGATTATTATCCATATAGGAGACATTCATACGATTTCGGTAAAAGAGTTAAGGATCTAGCATCCTTACCAGAAGAGGTGATTAAGTACATAAAAATAATAACGACATGAACGAAATAGTTTACAACAATTACGATTTAGTGGCTTTTGAACAAGATGGAGAAGTGGTAGTGGCCGTAACATTTTACAGATATTACAAGAAGAAAGCTAAGGGCGAGGTTAATTATAGATGGAGAACCAGATGTCCGGAATTGGTGGATAAGATTGTAAGACACCGTACCAAGGTGTTTACCGGCCAGCTTATTCAGTTAGCGAAGGCGTATGGGGAGAAAAGGGTCATTAAATATCAAAAACAGGAGGAAGAGGTATGTCAAAATACGACAGGGACGCTATAGAAATATATATACTAGATCATATAGATACTGATAATTACAAAAAGCAGTTTAGATATGATAGGGAGTATCTGGCTTTTATGCTTAACGTGTTTAAGGATGAGTATAAAGAGCATATCAAAAGGGATGGGATTAAGAAAGCTTTCGAGGACTACATAATGAGCGTTCCGTCTATATTCAGGATTCATATAGCGGATTGCGATATCAGGTATTTATTACGTTCATGGGGAGTGGAGTTCGATGATGATGATGAGATATACATCTTGTACAAAAAGATCATAAGGGAGGTCTTCTTTAAGATGTGTAATGATATGAACATTAGATTTTAGTTTGTTAATATTGTGACCATGACCTTGGCGGGGTGGAAGGATATATCATGATCGTACGTGTGCGGATATGATCCGGGGTCGGTTCCCGGTGCCTTGACACAACTTAATTAAATAGCATATGGACAATACTTTAAAAAGAGCGGCAGCGGAATTGAAAGAAGCCGGTTGCAGGGTTTTTGCGTGGCAGGATGATACTTATAATAGAAGTTGGAGTAAGGGTGATTATATAATGTTGTATTACGCCTTCCCTGATTCACCCAACATCGGGTATCTGAGTCATGGAGAATATGGAATGAGTGTAGCATATAGTAGAGCCTATATACCGAGCCGTGGAAGTGGATCGGGGTGTTGTGTCAAGGAGGAAGCTACGTTCGATCTTGCGACGGCGTTAGACGTGCTGAACGGGCCGTTACCTAGGTGGTGTAGGTCTTATGGGGTTTATCCAAAGCAGTACGATAATATTGATAAATGGTATAATAGCGATAATCATAACAAAAAATTATTTAAGGAGATTTGATATGGAGGTAAAAGATTGGGAAAATCTGGTTTTGAATACAGAAGTAGGATCACATTGTTTTGTTACGCTGATTGATAATAATGACATCAGTAGAGGTTACGCGCAGATCAGACGCGCGGAACATTTCGGGTATAACATCTGCTTCACTCGGTTATATGGGAATAAGTTTTATTTCGAAAAAATAGAGGAAGGACGTACGCAACAATACATCAATAGGAGAAAATAATATGGTGATAGAATTTGATTTTGAGATATACAAAAACGGAGATTACGATAAGGTATATCTCCGCAACGGGAAAGAGGCAAGAGTATTATGTGATAATGGGAAGGGCGATCGCCCCATAGTCGTGATGGTTGAGAATGATAACGCAGATGATTATATTATTCTACGTTATAACGAAACTGGCAGAAGGAATATCAATAGTCAATCGAGTCTCGATCTTATGTTATCGGTAAAAGAACGGAAGCCAGAGTTGTGGGTTGTTGTTATATCTTACATGGATAATAAAGATAAGAGACAAAAGATGGTCTTGCCTAATTTTTTCTCAAAGAATATAAGAGGGAATATATATCTTCAAGGAAGCTCTAAATCAAGTGTATTATATTATGTTGATAAGTTAGAAGAAGATAAGTGCTTCGATGAGCTATGCGAGAAGATAAAGGTAAAGAGAGATCGTATTTATAACATGGAAATAATATCACTATCAGATGACGAGGCGACAGTTTAATCAGTTGATAAATGAGCTAGACGGCAAAAGCCCGTTTATCGTATTACATAGGGATGCCGTTGCGCCTAAATACGTGGGCGTGGAGGTGTCGAAGGATGGGATGGTATACAGATATGCGATAATAGGGATAAACGATGAGTATAAGGCTAAAAAAGCCCTTATTTCGAAAATATTAGGCATAGCTAGTTGCCTAAATGGCAATAAGCCCTTAAAAAAGGGTTAATTAGATGTATTTATGACCTGCGGCATCATATACGATATAATGCCATAAATGACGTTGTATAGAGGATATGTATGATAATATGATAGATAACGCATTCGTGTCTTGATATCATAATATTATGCCATTATATCCTCTTTTTGTATAAAAAAGATAACAAATGATATAAACATCTTGAATATGGATGAGATTAATATAGGAGATGAAATTGTGTTTAATATAACCGGCAACCATAATATAGGATACACTAAAGGAGAAAAGTATATCGGGACAGTGTTAAGTAGGGATCACCGATCACGCCTTTATGTACGGACGATAGGAATGCCTAGGGCTTGTATTGATGAACGGGACGTGGATAAGATTATTGATACGGGTGATGATTTTGATATGGATGAGGCGATCCCGAATCCTGTGGCAAGGGAGTTGTATAAGTTGATGAGCAGGTATATTTATACGTTCGGAAAGTCTCATGAAAATATAAACGGATATATCGTGTATGAGTGTATAATGATGGGTAGGGATTTAAGACACAATGTTATGTGCCTGTTACATGGTCGTGGATTTGAGATACGGCATATTGATAGTTATTCTTGGTGGATGACTAATGAGAGGCTGATGTCCGAGGTAACATATGCGGAGGGGGATATTCATATAATTGTTCATGAGTGTATGGAAGATTATGTGGATAATGTGAAATTCGGGGAGGAGTTTTATAAAAACAAGGGAACGTGATAAGATACTTACTTGTGATGGCGATGATAATATTGACACCACCAAAAGGGAACGGAGGCATGCCCCACGCCCCAAGGCCTGCCGTGGTAGAGGCACGGGTATGGGATAAGCTGGCGGCCGCCCTATCTTTCGTGGAGTCAAGGGATGACGATCGGGCGTACAACGCCACTTCAGGGGCGTTAGGGAGGTGGCAGATGAAAAGGATATACGTTGATGAGGTTAATAGGATATTACGCCTTAAACGGGAGAAAAGGAGATATAGATACAAAGATCGAACGAACCCTGTCAAGGCTAGGGAAATGTTCGAGATATATCAATCTCACCACAATCCTGACAAGGATATAGATCGGGCTATAAAGTTGCATAGAGGATTGCATTCTCCTATGTATGTTAAGGAGGTTAAATGTAAATTAAGGGAATAATATGAATCGTGAGGTATTAATAAATATCATTAATAGAGGTGGAATAAGGTTTATCCCAGTAAGAAGATGTTTCTTATGCAATGAATATGTAGGATATAAATTCGTTAGGATGTGTGATGGAAGTATGATACCGGTATTTTCTAGTGGATGTAGATGTTGTGGCATAAATAATGGGACGCTATCAGAAAGGACTTGGGATGAAGTGCTTGATCTTGTCAAAACGGTACAAAATAAGCCTATGAATGAGAGAACGGAGGAAGATGAATTTATATTAAATAGTTTAATATAAGGAGGTATTGTATATGAAATGGGTGATAATAAAAGGCGTTAGATACCCTATCTCCGTGGTGTCAGCCTTCGCTGCGTATTACGGGGATAATCCCTTTTTGAAGATAAGGATAAGAAACAAATATCACATAATTTATTTTGATAATATGGATTATCTGAATATTCAGATAAGGTATTTGACTAACAACTATCCTGACTTCGTACAGATAGGGAATTGGTATATATCCAAGAAGCAGGTGATGTCGTGGGGGCCCAAGGGGCAGGCCGTGGACGGATCGGGCTGGGTTATATCCTTCCACCTATCTTTCGGCTTGGAGAGCGGAACTCAAATTAAGTTCGATAGGGAAGAGGAGTACCAAAGGGCTTTAGATAGCTTAAATGAGAGGTTTAATGTAATATTATGATATGGTAAAAACAAGGATATTGATGGGATTGGCGGCTATGATGGCGAACATAATGTCGCAAGACAAGATATTTGCAGGGGACAAACAACGGTCCGGGATGGCATTCAATCCGGATTATAAACCAGCGAGAGATCGGAAGGAGTTGAGGAAGTTCCGGATCAAAGGAGAGGAGGTGGAGGCGTACTCAAAGAAAGACGCTATCAAAAGGTTGAAACATAAACATAAAAAGTAATATTATGAAAAGTGATAATGATATGAAAAGGAAGTTAGTTATTAATAGCGCAAAAGATGCTGAAATAATATCAGTAAGGTTAAGTCCAGATAAAACACCCATTGCTTATGAAAATAAAGTTAGATGTTTAATGTTGTCAGGATTAAGCCGGGAAGAAGCGGAGAAAGTAGCGTTAGAGCCAATGGATCTTGAGCTATATTATGAGATAGGCGCAGGGCTGATGGCCGTTGACCCAGCGGCGGTGGAGTCAGGGACAATCCGGAGTCCTTATACAGGGGAGTTGTATCATGAAAATTCTTATACTTAGAGGAGTATTGAGATTTATAGTGATCAAGGCAAATGATGTTGTTTAATTTAAAAAAAAATAAATTGTTATGAAAATAAAAGAGCATTTATCAGTTTATCTAGAGAGTGGATATCTTTTTGACGATATGTCAGAAAAATTAAAGTGGTTTGAGATTGATAAGATCTTGATCAGTTTTACATATGGAGTAGTTAGATATGTAGGAACATGGGGAGGATGTAGGGCTGAGAAGACATTAGATGGGAAATTATTTTATTCGTCCGAAGAATGTTTTAAAAAGGATAAGAGCATCCCTAAGACAAAACTATCAATATATGATGTTTTTAAGTCATTATATGGGTTCGTTCTAATAGGTGATGTGTGGAAATACAAAAACGGAAGAGCTGTCAAGTGTAAGTTGGAATGTTTTGATGTTGAAATAGATAATAAAGGAAAAATTTATTGTAAGGAAACATATTACAGAACATGTGAAGATGTGTATAAATTCAATGACTTGACTGTAGTTGACAAGAATGGAGACATGAGATTAGTAAAATCTTCAAAAAGTAAATTAATGCTTACTAATGATCAATTAGATGTTGTGGAGAGAATGAAGGGCATCATTGATGACATGGTTAGGTTAAAGATGATTATGTATATTGATCAAGACTATAATCTTTGTTTTCTGCCGGGAGATAAAATAGAAGATTTGACAATGGATGAGACAGATGGATTTGTGGATACCACCGGTATAGTGACATCTATAAAATCTAAGAATGTAGTGGAGTTTTATGTAGAAAACCCATTCGTAAAGATAAAGGATGAATGATATCTGAATCTGGATTGTGGTGGTTCGTGAGAATAGCCACAATCATATCTCTAAACGTGAACATAAGGAGGTACGTATGTCATTCGATTGACGTTAGGGATCTAGTTATATTAAAAGAGGAGGGATTATGAAAGAGATTGTATTAAAACTGTATGAGTTTGATGAGCTGTCAAAAGATTCACAAGAAAGGATCATAGAGCGTGAGCGCTGGAATATAATGGATTGTTGCATGGAAGCTTATGGTGCTGATTATATAAGCACCATGAAGTCTTTTGGGGATCTGACAAATACTGAGGCTTATGGCTGGGAAGTTGGATATACGAGGTATGATTTTAGATTCAAATTCAAGTACAATGATCCTATATACTGTCATCCAACTGATTATGATAAGGATATATATCCTAATAACTTATGTGGCAAATTACTGTTCAGGTATATCAACAACAACATTATGCCACGTATTATCAAGGGCAGGTGTTTCTCCACGCCATGTAAATATGTTGATGGGAAATACGAGTACAAGCACAAATATAGTAGGGTGATGTTTGACTATGGAGATAATTTCCCATTGACAGGGATGTGTTATGATTTATATCTCCTGAAACCTATAATTGATTATTACAATGCATGGTGTACTTATCCGGAGGGTTTTTCTTTAGAGGATCTGATGGGACAATGTTATGATAACTTCTTCAAGTCATGGCATGAGGAATATGAACATTGGGTTGACGATGAAGATGCGATACGTGAGGAGCTTCATCATAACCAGTATGAGGGTCAGCTTTATTATGAGAATGGGGAAGCGCATGCCGGTCCATTGAATAAAATAGAATGAAAAGGTAGTAATTGTAAATTGATAAAGTTATGAATATAGAGATAATAAGATATAGGCTTCCGATTTATTGGATTGGGGCTTTGATTAATGGTGACTACACTGGAATATCTAACGAGGAAGCGCAAGAAGTTGATGACTTTGTAAAACATGCAGATGGTTGTCCAGTTGGTGTGGATTGGGGAACAGAAGGTTTTTATTCGTATAATGACGCAAACGCTATTGGCGGAACTTGTGTCGATGTTATTTTTAGCAAGTATAATCAATAATTAACACTCAAAACTTAATAGATATGAACAACTCTATGGTCGCTCATTTGTGGGCAAACGAAAAGAAAGAATCCGCAAGAGGTAGTAATCTTTTCTTTGAAGGTAGAAGTATTTATTCTTATGGTTATCATTTTGAGGTTGGAAGAATCGTAAGAAATAAGTGTGGTGAAAAGGCGTATTTGCTTAACGATAAGTATTATTCTTCTTCTACCTGTAAACATCAACATTGTGTTCGTAGTGCAATACCAACTGGTTCAAAGGTATTTTCTGTTGGATATAATATGTCTGATGATGGCAGCATGGCTTTTATCACCAGTCAATTGGAGCTTATCAAAGAGGTTATCGAGAAATACAAGAAGGTTAGAACAAGCCTGTCTTATAGGGATGTTTGGGGAGTATTTAGAAATCTAATGGATTATATTGAGTTCTTTAATATGGGTACTCCCAAGAGCCTTCTTAAAAAGAGTGCAAACACCTGGATCGGAACTAAACATGAGTTATCTTATGAATCGGATAAGATTAAAAGTGAATATGTCCATGAGTTAAAGCGTGTGTTTGAGGTATTGCTAAATCATCAAGCGTTAGAAACTTTAGGAACGACCAATGTGATAGTAGATGAGATTTGTGGTGAAGGAACGTGGGCTGAGTATGTGGCCAGATGTCAGAGATGGGAAGACAGTAAGGCGAAAAAAGAGGCTTTAATTTTTGAAAAAAGAAGAAAAGAAAAAGAAGATCGCAAGAAAAAATTTGAAGAACAGATCGAGATGTGGAAGTCTGGCAAGATTCTGGAATTATATCTACATTATTATTTGGAGGATGACCAGCCTAACGTATGGCTTCGCATCAAGAATGGCATAATTGAGACTAGTAAGAATATCAAGATAGGACGAGCTGAGGCTGAGAGACTTTGGAAATTGATAAAGTTCTTCCATAATGGCAGTAAATTCCAACACGATATGGTATTGGATACAACCGGTCACAAATGGAAGATCAATAGCTATAAGAATGATATATTGGTTGCTGGATGTCATAGGATCGCATATAGCGAGATGGAGGGTGTTGCGAGACAATTAGGATGGGATTAAACAGATATCAACTAACATTTGAGAGCTATGGCAATCACTATCAGATTTACGGGAGAAACATCCAAGATGTCATGGGTGGCGTTACCGGTGGAGCCGGCGTATATGGGTAGGCGGTCGGGGAAGCGGGGCGTCCGCTAATGCTTTGTGGTGCAAGGTTGTATATAATTACCTAAGAATATATCCCGGAATATGAAAATAAAGGCGACCAAGTACAGAAATGATTACAGGGTATGGTTGGACTATGCAGGAGATTACAGAAACGAAAATATAGAATAATATGAAATATCAAAATTTTATGTGCCCTTATGAGCTTGCGCTAAAGCTGCATGAGTTGGGTGTAAATTCAGAGTCGGAATTTTATTTTGTGAAAGAGATGAAAGGAGGGGGATCCCAAACAGAATCAGTTACACAAAATACAATGAGGTATTCATATAGAAAAGAAGGTGACCTCATACCGGCTTATATGAGTCATGAACTTGGAGAGATACTACCAAGTATGATAAATATCAGTAAATCAAAAATATGGGATGACTGGTTGCAATTGACACAATATTTCCCGAATAAGGATAGCGAATACTACGAAGCTGCCTATGTTCGTTACAATGCCTACGATTCGCCAACAGAAGTATATAGCGGATTTGGGGAAACAGAGGTGGAGTCAAGGGCGATGCTTCTCTTTGATTTGTTGGAAAAGAAGATATTGACACCTGATGGTTTGAATTTAAAGGAAGTGGATAGGAGAAAGGAATATGAGAACGAATTTGAATAGTACAAGTATGAGAAACACATGTCCAGAATTCCCGCTTTTCGGTGCGAATTATCCAGACGCGACTTGCATAGATGGCATATTGTATGATCTGGATAATGTAGGTGATGATGGTGTTCTAATCAAGCCATTGGAAGAGATTCCATGCCCATTCTGCCGAACAGAGGAGTTTATCAGATACGATCCATTCAATAAAGAGTATAGCATGGATAGTGAAGAGGATATAAGAGATTGGTATATGAGCTATATTAATGAAATGAGAAATAAGTATGGGGGAAAATAAGAAGAAACAAACACCACGCCGGAACTTAAAAGATTGGCATACGAACAAATGAAGGAGGTAAACGATGGAGACAGTAAGATTATCAGATTACTCTTCTTATGATAAAAACAAGGGAGGAATACAAAAATTGCGTCACAAATTCAGGAATCAAATACTTGAATATTGGGGAGAAGATACCGGGATTTTGATAGGAATAACCATGGTATATGAAAGACATTTGTGGAACGAGGAAGTTAAAGTAATATGATTATGGACGATAATAGGATAATGGAAGCGGCTAAATTGATAGCCAACTCCTCAGCAGCCTTAATACAGGCTATAGGGATGATGAGTGAGAATATAGAAAGGGCTAACAGAGGGGAATCTTTGGCTTATACCGAAGATCAGTTTATGAAACTAATTCAAGATAACGGAATAACGTATAACGATGTAATACAAAGGGGGGGGGTGGATATGAAAAACGTAGAAAGAATAAACGCATTAAATAAAGTTTATTATGAATAGAATGAAAATATTTTTTAATTACTTATTCTTTAGGGATATGGGTAATCTTGGTGAGGGATGTCTTATAAGCGCATTCATCTGGCTTATGATCATGCTTGTCATTATTGGGGTCTTTTGCTTATACTAAAGATCATTTCATGAAAATCAGGATAACGTATAACAATGTAATACAAAGGGGTTAGAGATTATGAAGGACGTAGAAAGAGTAAATGCATTAAATAAAATGCTATTAAATGCGAACGTAGTAGCTTATGGAGCTATGGTTGATTTGATTAAAAGAACAGGGAGACTTGATCTTGACATGGATAGCGGAACCCATGTAGATGATTTTCCGGCTGAAATAAGGATCTTTACCGATAACGGGTTGATTTGTTTATCTATAACATCCGTGTATTTATCGGGGGAAGATAATTTGATGGTCGATGGATATGATGACGATAATGAGAAAATTGAGGGAGTGGATGTTTATTACGACCAGATAAGTGAGATAGTATATCTAGCTAAAATCATATTAGAAGAAATGGAGGAAAAAGATCATGGGGAAAGCAGTTAAAACAGATATGGAATATAAGGAGATATTAGAGAAATCATTATCAGCTATCCAATATCTAAGAATACATGGATTCTCGACGTACATGGAATCGGAGGGGATTGTTAATAGGATAATGATGTTCAAGGATAAGAATGAGATGAGGGATCGAAGGATTAAATCAATTCTATAGTGGTTGATCATAATGGTAGAGAGATATAAGTACAAGTGTATTGATGCTTATGAGGAGCCGGAGAATCCAATGGAATGGTTGCCGTGTCCACGATGCGGCCTCCGGCCTTTGGTCTGGGAGTTCGATAACGGGAGGGTTACGGCGTGGGGCTGTTGTTTGTTATCGAGTGGTGGGCAGTCCAGAGCCTCAAATACGGTAACATCCAATAGTCCCCACGCTTCTTTATATTTAGAAACCACCGAACGAAGGGGATAGGGAGGATAAAAGCAATAGATTTATGGTAACAAAAGTGAGATTTATGTATTTCTTATTGATGTACATAATGCTTATATTTTCATCATGCGGAGATGATGGAAATGAGGATTGGGAAAATGGAGATAAAAACACTTCGCAAACAGAGTTTAAACTCTCTCCACCGGATTGGTTGATAGGTACATGGAAAAATGGTGATGGACTAGGGATGTTAACATTTCAATGTACTAAAGACAATATAATATATGGATTAGATGGCGCTTCTATGAATTTCGTTAAGCATGCCCAAGAAAGTGCCGCATTTTACAATCAATCCAATCCACCCTTAGGAGATGTAAAATTGTATGAGGAACTACGAGGTAATAATAATTACAAAGTCGTATTAAGCATAACCCAGATGGGGGTTGAGAACAAGATTTTTGTGGAGATATCCAAAATATCATCTACGGAAATATATATTAACACAGAAGAATATAATTCACAAACTAAATTCACCAAGGTAAGATGAGAAAAATACTATATGCGATAGCCTTTTTATTTTTAGTTGTTTCCTACTCCTATCCACAGGGAAGAACACAAGATGTTGTTTATCTAAAAAATGGTAGTGTAATCAAAGGTCTTATCATAGAGCAAGTACCCAACAAATCCATAAAAGTACAGACCAGAGACGAAAGTATCTTTGTCTATCAAATGGATGAGATAGAAAAATTAGGAAAAGAAGAGGATACATCTTATTCGTTTAAGAAAATATTAGGTCCTAAGAGGACTTATGATATTAAAGGGTATCGAGGATTTTTGGATTTGGGATATACTACGGGGGATGATGGATGTATCCAATTTACCACATCTCACGGATACCAATTAAATCCGTATTTCTTCTTCGGTGCGGGAACAGGAGTATCATATTTCACTGATAGTGAATCAGCGTTAATTCCCGTTTTCGCAGATTTACGAGGGAACTTTACCAATGGGCAGATAGTTCCTTTTATAGGATTAAGGATTGGTTATGCCATTGATGTCACTAGCGATTATGGTGGAAATGGTTTTTACTGTAATCCCTTTGTCGGTGTAAAATATATGCTTGGAAAACAATCAGCTGTTAATTTTTCCCTAGGTTATGGGTCACAAGCTAGGAGATATTCTTTTAGAGGGCATTCTTCTAGTAAGAGTATAGACGGATTTAATTTCAAGATAGGTATTGAGTTCTAATTGTAAATATTAATGTTGTAAAAATAAATCTATCGTAATACTATTTTGCGTAATATCAAAAGGAGAGTAATCATGAAACGTATCATATACTTATTAGCGATATCATGTTTCCTACTTATTTCTTGCCACGATGACGATCGTTTTAGTGTCGAAAATGTAGTTGGTAATAATACCTCTATCGTAGGAATGTGGCTTCGAGAAGCAGGCAAAGAACAAATGGTGTATGCGTTCTTTGAAGACGGGACTGGGTATGAAAAAACAACTGATAGAAGAAACAATACTGTTAGCGTAGATGGATTCACATATGAATTTGATCCAAATACGATGAGTATAGTTTTTGATAAGGAGTTTGATAATGCAATATACTCAGAGTGGACCGTGGAAATGAAAGGAAAATCTTATATGATCCTAACACATCACGGGATCTGGGACGCTGGACATGGCTTAACACATGAGGATACTTACTCATTCGAGCTATTCAGAATAATGGATGAGTAGACTAAACAGTAAAATTAAAAGATAAGCGGGATTAGATTTAGGCTAGTCCCGCTTTTGTTTTATTATATTTATTAACTTTTTAAAATTACAAATATGAAGACAGCAAAAGATTATCAACAAGAGTTCAGATTAAAGGATGATGAGTTAGCCCAATTCGATGAGTTCTTAAATGATCCTAAACGTACATGCTTCCATGGAAAAGAATATTTAATATGTAAAGATTCCGATCCAGAAGGGAGTTTTATAATAGTTGGTGTTAGTTTCAGGATATTACCAGCCGGAACTCCTATAGTTACAAAAGATGGATCTGTAATTTAGTGATATATAGAAAGCTTATCAATACATTGCTTTTTTAAATCATCTGATCCAAATCCAATAGTACATCCTCCCCATATAATATCAAGATCAATAATTTCATCCTGTAAACTTTGGATATCTTCATGAACTATATTGATAATTGTATCAAGAAAATCCTCATTGGAATTTAATGGTTCTTTTATGGGGACATTTGAATCTGTAATATGATAAAATGTCTTATGATAATCTCTATGAATTTTAGGACAAAATATTTGTATTTCAATACAAATGAACCAATTTTTGGAATCAATATGAGGTCTTAATATAAAATCGAAATTGAGATTTTTTTTATCTTGATCCGAATTAGATATTGAGCTATACCAGAAAAAAGGTTCATGGTATTCTTTATACAAAATTTTTGACTCTGGATATCCCATAACATTAGATTTTAAAGTTTGTTTTCAAATATAGCAATCTTATTTCTAAACGATCCTAATTAAAACTGAAATAAATTTAACGTGGTTATATTGGACTGTAGTTTGATTGCTGGTTTTGAACGAATTTATTATCTTTATAGAGTAAAAATCAGAGTGTTATGTTTGAGATGAATCATTTTAAATCTATTGATGAGTTAGTGAAGTTCTTCCCTACCGAGCAATCATGTATTGATTTTTTGGAGAGGCAGAGATGGGGCGACCATGTCGTGTCTCCGTACGATCCAGACTCAAAGGTTTATAAATGCAAAGGAAACCGATACAAGTGCAAGAATACGGGGAAGTATTTCAACGTCCGGACAAACACGATCTTCGAGAACACGAAAGTGTCGTTAAGGAAATGGATGTTGGCTTGCTATATCGTCATAAACGCTAAGAAGGGTGTCTCTTCCGTTCAGTTGGCTAAGTTCATTAACGTAACACAAAAGACGGCTTGGTTTATGTTGCAACGTATCCAAAATTGTTTCAATATAGATGCCAGCCAATGTCTAAACGGAGAGGTTGAGGTAGATGAGACTTATATAGGGGGATTGAATAAGAATAGGCATAGTAGTAAGAAGGTAAGAAACGCAAGAGGCAGGAGTTGTAAGGACAAGGTTCCGGTATTTGGTATGCTGCAACGAGAAGGCTTTGTTATAGCTAAGGTTGTTAGCGATACGAAAGCCGGGACCTTGATCCCGATCATCAATGATGTTGTATGTCCGGGATCTACAATCTTCTCGGATGAATGGCAAGCTTATAGAAACTTAGATCCTAACCTATACGATCACGGTGTTGTCTATCATAAGAAAGGCGCTTACGTCATTGGGGATAGACATACTAATACGATCGAAGGATTCTGGGGACACCTAAAGAGAACGTTGAAGGGTGTCCATCATTGGGTGTCTAGGAAACATCTGCAAAGATACGTGGACTCATCAGCTTTTAGGTATAATACCAAACATCTTTCCGAATGTGAAAGATTCGATGTACTTTTGCAGAATATCGGACACCGATTAAGGTATTCACAGTTAAAGAATATGGCAGCATGAGAAAAAAGAAAGACATAGAAGTAGTAATACATAAAGATATTGAGAAGGAGATGAAGAGAATAGCCGATAACATATTCGGCTATAATCCAAAAATAGATCCCCGTGATCCTCTTTTTCGGAAAACTCTTTCTTGGAGCGTTAAAAAAGAAGGAAAGGGAAAGAAAAATGAGAAAAACGATTGAATAATAAAAGGATACATGGTTATGTGTCCTTTTATTGTTTTAGAGATAGTGCAAAGTAGTATATAATTACCTAATAGAATTGGCGGTAATAGAGGATGACGGTAGCGGTTGTGATGGATGTATATTTAATGATAGGAATTATTATTGTAAGAATACTTGCTGTATTAATGTAGATAGAAAAGACAGTACGGATATTATATATAAAGAAGTAAAAAGATCATGAGTTTAATAGATAAATTAGAGGATTTGGTGGTTAAGGTAGACACCGAATACCAAGAGAAGATGGAGGCGGTGATCCGGGAGATAGTCCCGGGGATGCCGGAAGGGAATGTACGTCATGCCGCCGAGCTGATGTGCACGGACAGGATGGGGAATATGATGGACATAGATGTTTATATATTAAGGGAAGAAGATAGGCCTTATGAATGCCATTATCTAAAGGATCTATTGGAAGATAGGGTAGCTAGAATAGATAAGATGCATGAGGATAAAAGTTACACATACAATATAGATGATAATTATTGGTGCGCTACATGTGGTTCCCATTCTCATAAAAAGGATTCTGAGACAGGGTATTGCTGGCATTGCGATACGGTTAATTGGGTTAAAGAAGATGGAGCAGATGTTAGGGTATAATTACCAAAGAATAAATATGAATGATAGGAGAAAGGATAGTATTAACTATTAATAATGTTTATTTAATTTAATTCAAAAACAAAATGTCTACTTTTGTAGACACATAAAAATTGCATATATGAAAAAGAGTGAGTTTGTAAAGAAATTGGAGAAGATCATCGATATGGTTAAGACCGAAGATGATGGTTTCGAGTATGGTGGCAAAGTCATTTTCTATAAAGAAGATGATAGTAACTATGAAGTCTCGGTAATGAACATTGAGATGAATTTGGAAGTAGAAGCCAATGTTATGGCTGGTATGGATGATATGGATTTTACCTGCCTTATGAGTGAGGTTTATAAACAAAAGGCGGTAAAGGCTATAATGATGGAGAAGGATGACGATGAAGACAATTAATGAGATGACCGATCAGGAGATATATGATCTTACTGACGAGCAGATAGATAGATTGATCATAACAAGATGCGCTAAGGAGGGTGTTAGGTTTGTGGACGAACCTCCAGTTATGAAGACATACGACTATAAACCTATTTCTCCATCTAATTTCTTCTACCTTTTAGAAGGATTGAGCATAGCTGTTTTTAATCAGGATGATGCTATTAAAATAGCTAAGTTCTTAAGTAAGTTTGATTTATACAAGACTACATACGATTTCACTATATCCAATGAGAAGATATATAATAAGTTGGATATAATCAATATCAAACATATTCCAATGTTTGATACGAAAGATGAGGAGTCCTACAAATCTATAAAGGACAAGAATAATAAGATTGAGGAGGAGTATAAAGATCAGGTAGATAAATACAAGAAGGATATAAAAAGAATGAGTGAAATCCATGCCGAGATCTGGTCGAAGGTAATCGATGTAAGAAATAAGATTGATCATATGAATCATCTTAGATTCCTTTTTGTAAAGGAATATCTTCCGTTGGTGGATCATGATACGAATACGGCTATGACGTTTTTTAAGAAAGCTTATGACGTGGATGATGATACGGAAAGATATATTCGTGAAGGGATAAAGGATTACCCATTGTTTAACAACAACATAGATTAATAAGATGCACAATTGGTTTAAATGTACGGTTTCTTATGAGACCGATGCCGAGAATGGCATGAAGAAGAAGGTTAAGGAAGAATATTTAGTAGATGCTCTTTCTTATACCGAGTGTGAAGCTAGAATCATAGAGGAGATGAAACCGTTTATCTCCGGTGAGTTTAGTGTTGATATCAAACGATTCCGGATAGCGGAATTATTCGCCATGGATGGAGACCGGTTCTATAAGGTCACGGCTGATTATATTACGATAGACGAGAAATCGGGCAATGAGAAACGCAAGGCGTTTAACTACATCGTTCGGGCCAATGACCTTGATCATGCCAAAAAGAATTTCGAGGAAGGCATGAAAGGAACCATATCAGACTTCGTTGTCACTTGTATCAAGGAAGAGAAGAAACTGATGGACTTCTATGAGTTTGATGGTAAGATCAGGAATCCGGAGAAACATGAGAATAGTAAGCAATAAAGCTAGCTATGAGACCACATCATCCGTCGCCGAGAAGTTGATGGAGATAAGCAAGATGGAGGGTACGATTTATCGTATCCTCACATTGTCTAACAAAACTTATCTAGCTTCTAAATTAGGATATAGCAGATCGGGGTTCTATAAAAAAATACAGAACAGGAATTTTAATATCCGGGAGCTGGCTCAGATATTCGATACGATCATCAACTTCAAGGATCAAGATTGGACTGAGGGTAAGATTAATAGGCTTAAGAGGTATAGGGCTATGAGCCTTATGGAGTTCAATAAAAGTTATAAAAAGAAAAAGGCATGAGAGGTAGGATGTTACCGTGTGAGAGATGCGGAAGGATGGTAACCATAAGGAGTAAGGGGTTGTGTCCCGCATGCAGAGCAAAGGAGCTACCGCCAAAGGAAAGGGCGGCGATACGGGTGAAGGCCAAGCCAAAGGGGAAGAGCCTAGCCGTTTTCTTTGGCGCCCATGTGGCTAGATTGAGTATGACAAGGAGATCTGCTACCGGCGCATATATACCATGTCCTGGGGTAAGTAACATCTGTCACTTATACCCTAAACGGAAATATAAATCGGTCGCCGAGGATAATGATAACATTATCTACTTGACGGCTGATGAGCATACAAGATTCGATTATCTATTAGATACGATGGATTTTAGCCGGCTCTTGGATGAGTTTGGTAACGTATGGCTGTTGGCGGCCAGAAGGATGAGGGATCTCGCACCTAGAGTCGAGGAGGATGGTAAATTAAAAACCAGATTATTATCATGGATAGAAGAAAACAAAGATTACTTTTAGGCCTAGGATATAAGGCTATAAGTGACACGATATATAGTTATGGGACGATCATGGAGGTCATAAGCGATCAAGAACTGTTTGATGACATGAGAGTCCGTTTATCCGAGAGACACAATGTGGTTATCGAGGATAATGGAGAGATAGGAGGATCGGGTTTAGGCAAGATAAAGGACGTGTGTCCATCATACTACTGGAGATCATCACTTCCAATATTAAGAGCATATCATACAGATCCTAAATTTACCGCATTCTTTGGCATATTAGACGTTTTATCAACGGTACCGAAGGAAGATATCTATGAGGAAGAAAAGCCTGTTGACGAGCCTAAGAAAGAACCTAAGGAGGAGATAGAAATTGAGTATGATCTGGAGACTGAGCAACAGTATTATGCCGCTGAATGGATCAAGGATATCCCGACACCAGTCTTATACAGAATAACCGTGGCTGGCAAGCGTGTTTATTATGAAATGGGAACTGATGGATACCCTATCATATATGATGGGGCTACCAATAATATCGCGAATGGGTATTGTGATACTTCCGGGGCATTAGAAAAATGGAAAAATGAGATGAGACTCAAGGGTAAGGACCCAGACGAGTACGCCGACTACCGGGCTGACTTGGGTACGATCATGCATTACTTATTTGGATTGTATCTGACGGGAGTTAAGATAAAACTGATTCCAACATGGATAAGAAAAGCTGTCAAGGAAGCCAAGCTAAGAATAGACAAGTATAGGATGGAGCGGATATTAGTGGATAACATTGATGAGCTAATAGATGATCTAATATCATTTGCCATATTTTGCAAGGAAAGACATGTAAAACCTGTATTGATCGAGAAGATGTTGAGGTCAAGCAGGTTAAAGGTAGCTTCTTCGGTGGACGCCGTGGTGGAGATGGACAGCGAGCCGGAGACAGTGGAGATAGAGGTCGAGACAGGAGAGTTCTATAAGACGGGAGCCAAGAAAGGTCAGCCTAAGACGGAGAAAAAGAAGATAAAGAGATGCAGGAGGATATTCGCTATATTGGACTTCAAATCAAACAGGAAAGGCAATTTCTATGACGAGTACGCTTTCCAGCTTGAGCTATATAGAAGAATGATACTGGAGAACTACGGAAAGATATTGGAGATAGAGGAGATATATAACTTCGCTCCGGGTGATCCTACCGCTAAGACAAGTCAATATAAGTTGAAGAGACAAACCGATAATCCTATACTTAATATGGCTACGGTTGTATATCTTCAAGGTAAGTATAAGTTTGAGAAAACCAATTATACGGTTACGTCAAGGATCGGATCTTTAGATATAGATGGTGATTTTGAGTTGAATGGTTTGATAAGAAAAGAGTCGCTGAGAGATTATATATATAGAGTGATGAGTGAGAGAAGAGGATAATGGAATTCAGGGAGTTTGACAAGAGCGTACATCGGTATGAGTTGGATCATAGCAAGCCAAGGAGGAAGATGACGTGCCCGCAATGCGGCAAGGATAAGTGTTTTACGCCGTACGTGGACGTAACCACCGGACAGATAGTAGGGGAGCAGTTTGGGGTATGTGATCATAAAAATAAATGTGGTTATTTTAAATACCCAACAGGCAATGAGCTTGGGAGCAATGATCTTTTTACCGATTCTAACAAAGTATTAAGGAGGTACAGACCTCCCGTAGATCCGGATATAGCCAACTGCATTCCGGTAAGCAAGATGTTTGAGACGCTTAATCCTTTCGAGACATCCGATCTTCAGGATTATCTATCCAATATCTTCGGATCGTATCATACCAATAGGGCATTTAACTTGTATAAGGTGGGGATGATGAGATTCGGAGACTGGGGTAAGTGCTGTGTGTTCTGGCAACTGGATAAGAATTGGGTGGTGCGGACCGGGAAGATAATGGACTACGGGCCTGACGGGAAGAGGGTAAAGGTTCCCATGGATCACGTATGTTGGGTGCATATACTGGACGGTCAGGATTACCTGCTTAGGCAATGCCTGTTCGGGGAGTTCCTTATCAACTTCTATCCCAATGACGCTCCGGTGTATATAGTAGAGTCAGAGAAGACAGCTGTTATCTGCAACATCGTGTACCCTAGTAGGTTGTTCATGGCCTGTGGCGGTATCCATATGTTGAAGAGGGAGATGATAGAGACATTGGGTAGGAGGCGGATAGTCCTGTACCCGGATAAGGGCGACGCTTTCAACGAATGGAGAAAGAAGGTAGACAAGGATATGAGGGGGATGAATATAGAGATAAGTGATTTTCTAGAATCAAAACCCAATATAGATGAGGGGATGGATATAGCGGATTATTTTATAATTAAACAAATTTATAATAATGGCAAAGGTAGTTGATAATTACAAGGGATTCAAGGTGCTTGAAATAACAAGACAGGAGATGATGGATAAGCTTACCAGATATGGGTGCTTAGGTATTTGCGATATGTGTAACAGACCTACATCCGTAGGTTATTACGTGGCGGTGATCAATCAATGGATGTGCAAGGACTGTTACAATGATTTCATCAAGTCAATTGACAGGTATGAGGAGGACATGAAAATAGAAAACAAGAATTTTAATAGATTCTGCAATCTATTTAATGTTAAGATAGAAGAAACGGTATGAGAGAGTTGTCTTTAGCTCAGAAAGCTATGTTAAACGGGTCCATATGCCCATACTGCAAGAACCCGTCCACTATGATAAATACGGTAGAGGGGAAGCAAGTAGGGTGCGAGAAGTGTGGGGCTTGGATGAGGTCTGATTCGATGGGTAAACCAGTAGGGAGATTGGCGAAACCAGAGCTTCTTAGGGCCATGGATATAACAGCTATTGAGATCGATAGGTTCTTGAAAGAGTCGAGTTATGAAAGGAAAAACTTTTACAAAGAGTTATCCAGTGAGCTAGGAATACCAGAAGAGCATGTGTCTCCGTATAAGATGTCCTTATTATCATTGCTTAATGTTATGAGACATATCAAGGTATATGGGAAGAACCATATACAGATACATGAGGGTACCACGATAGGTAAGGCTTGCTCTAGGCACGGAGCGGTGGCGATCGGGAGTAACGCCTGCCACGGATGCCCGGAGTTTCTGTTTCATGTGGTAGACAATACAACCAATACGGTAGTCTGTGATACAGACATGAGTTATGGAGATTATGTAGGTGAAAACAAATAAATTTGGGCAATAATATCAATAGAATAAAAAATGAAAGTAATTTTTATTCATAAGCCAACAGAATTTTATGTTGGAGGATCGGTGTACAACAAATCTTATTGCAAGGATAAGATGATAGAAAAAGGCATCAGCGAGAACCGGGCAGAGATGCTTAGTGATATAATAGGTCCATACGTATGTGTGTGGGAGATAAAGGACGGAGATGATCCTTACGAGAGCATGAGAAGCAGACTCGGAGATAAAGCCTCATATTTAGATGGAGAGGATATTATCGTAGAGGATTATGATTATGACGAGGAGGACGAGGATGGGGAGATCGACTGAATACTATAGGACACATCCGGAGGCCAGAAGAAAGAAAGCCGAGACGGATAAGAAGATCAACGCCCGCCCTGAGCAGAAAGCCAAGAGACGGGAGTTGGGTCGCAAGAACTACAAGACCGATAAGTTGAAAGGTAAAGCCTATCGGAAGGGAAAGGATTTATGCCATACGGCTAAAGGACTTAGATATAAATCAAGATCAGCTAACAGAGGGTCTAAATCCGATACGGCTGGCGATAGAAACGCAAGAGGATGAGTGAGGATAGGATATGGAGGTCATCCAAGGAGATTATCATGGATGCCTATGAGAGGATAAGAAAGTATCAGTCGGGAGAGCTTCTCCCGGCTCGTACTGGATACGCTTATCTTGACAAGGCGTTGCTGGGCGGGTTCTACCCACAACATGCGGTGGCTATCGGCGCTAGGCCCGGAGTGGGCAAGTCTTATTTGGCTCAGAAGATCATGAGCAATGTAATGAATGTTAATATCAATCCTCAAGCTGATGATTATGTATGGCTCAGATGTGAATTTGAAATGAATCCAGAGGATTTAATGTTACGTTCACTATCAAAAAAAATGGGAAAGGATATACAAGATATTCTCCTTAACGAGATGTCTGATGAAGAGATAAAGGAAATGCAGAAATGTCTTAAGGAGGAAAACTCCAGCAGAATAACATACATCCCTAAACCATCGACAGTAGACGAGCTTCAGAACTTCTTATGGAATAGTTATATGCCAGCGAACAAGGATAAGAAAATGGTGTTTGTATCCATAGATCATACAGCTCTTATACAAGGTACGGGTGACGCTAAGAGGAATATAGATAGTCTGATAACCATGTGTAATATAGCTAAAAGAACTTTTCCCAATATATTCTTTCTTATAATATCACAACTTAACCGTGATATTGAGGGAAGACGGGATCCTAAGGATCATATGCCAAAACAATCTGATTTCTATCAATCAGATACATTGGGGCAGCTATGTACGGCTATGGTAGCGTTGAATATCCCAAAGAGATACGGGTATTCATCATACATGCAATTCCCGCAAGGCTGGTATCCTAATCTGGAACGTTTCAAGAGCGAGTCAAGACGATCCTTCCGTGTGGATGGATTATTGTTCCATCATGTCGTAAAGGTCCGTCAAAGATCATTGGAGGAGATTGACGCTATACATGTAGATATCATGAAAGGATATGAGCGATATTATCCTGATGGAGGGGTGGTGCGCCAAGAAAGACCGGGAGGCTCGGATGCCCCTGTAGGTAGCGGCAGGCCGGATACGACAGTCGTTACGCTACCGCCCCCGCCTCCCAGTATCCCATTGGAGCAGCAATACATACCGCCCAGTGATGATTTCAATATAGTACATGACGAAACACCTTATTGACATGAGATTGAGACATAATTACTTGCTTGTAGTGATAAAGGTGCTGGAAATGTTCTTGAAGACCGTATTATCGGTTGAGGATAAGATGGGGATAAAGGAAATTATATCCTCGTTGAAGGAAATGGCTAAATACAGCATCAGATATATCATAAACCGGGAACGGGAAAAGGAGATCATGAGTATCTGTGATGAGGTATCCAATAAAGTACAGGAGTATAAAAGGATAAATGACAACTCAATGATATTGGAATTGGAGAACCTAAAAAGGGAAGTTGTGGCGGTAGAGGATCTTCTTAGCTCTTACAAGGGGGTTCTTGACGCTGAGTTGGTAATAGCTGAGGATGATATCAGGATCATACGGGATAAGATCGCTATAAGCCTGAGAGAAGACGGGACATGCAAGAGTATGACTGACGCCGATAAAAGAGCTAGGGTGGATGTAAGGTACGAGCGGGCTTTAGAGGACTATCGAATCCTTCTAAGATGCGCTAATACGGTTAGGGCTAAGATGTCTGTCATAGGGCATCTAAATCAATCAATAAATCAATCTATATCAGTTGGTAGGGTTGGTATGGCTAATGAATCTTATACGGTAAAACAATATGAGAAAGGGAAAGAGATTATCGAAAGCAGACGGCCTTAGGGTATTGATAGGAGCTTACGATGCTATAGAATATAGACGTGAGTTAACTATGTGTGCAGCTATAACCGAAACGGCTAATAAGCTTGGATTAGTGGATAGAAAAAAAGTTTTAGCGTATGAACTTATACCTGAGTTGAGGATGTTTAAACCGATCAATAGTCGTATAGAGGAAATTTGGTTCAATCTTTCCTATAAGGATACAAGGCTATATATATTACACACGTTGATTAACATATACAACGATACCGATCATCCTAATATAGTAGAGAAAATAGCTAGAAAGATTAGATCAATATTTTAACTCATTAGCTTATGTATATTAATTTTGAACAGATGATGACATCAGGATTAACGATGTCTGATGTCGGGTATCTTTTGATGATCCGGCAGAAAGAGGAGATGGCTAGCGTCATTCCAAAGGAGAAAATAGATAGTTATAAAGCATCTGGTTATATCGAGCTTCAGAAGAATGGGAAGTGGAAGATAACGCCAAGGGGAGGGTCGCTGCTGATGCTGATAGAGACACCCGGCCTGACACCGGAGGTCGAGGGGATCCGGGACCGTATCGTTGGGGTATATAACGATATGGGTAAGGATACAGGAGCTATCAAGGAGGTAGAGAAACGGCTCGTATGGTTCGTGGCTAACACCAACTTCAAGGAAGAACCTATAGTAAGAGCCGTAATATCCCATATAGACCTTAAACGTGAATATACGATGAGGTTGGATAACTTGATATGGAAGCCATCAAATGTCTATAGCGTACATATGAGCTTATCGGAATCAACGTTATTCGATACGATCATAAAGATGTATGGCATGACATCCGATCTGTATCTTAGGGAGAATAAGAATAAGGAGCTGGCATGGTTGTTCGCCGTAAGCCGGCTTCCGGACCCCCCCAAGAGGATGGATAAGGAATATACTATTACTGGAGATGTTAAGATGGACATCGAAAGAATATCAAATATAAAAAAAGAATTAGGTAGAAGATTAAAAATGTCGATTTAAGAGTTATGAAAAGAAATCAAGTATTAGGAGTAGTAATAGACGCAATATTTGCGAAAACATCTGAGTTTGATGATATTGAAGACATAAAGGAAGATAGTAACCTATCGTCCGATATGGCTATGGATTCATTGGATCTTGTTGAAGTGATAATGGATATAGAAAAGATGACAGGTGAATACATACCAGACGAGGTGTTTCGCAATACCCCTTGCGATGAAATAACGGTAGGAAGTTTAACTGATATGTTGTATGTTTATTTTAAGGACAAATAATGGACTTTGGATATGACGATTGGGAAGAGGAGTTAGAAACCCCTCTTGTCGATGATTGCGATGACGATTATAACGAGGAGGACGAGTATGATTTCGGCTAAAGAACTAAGGATAGGGGATCTTGTAAAAGACAAGGCTGGCAATATATGGAGAGTAGGGTGCGTTACTGGTATTCGTAATGAAAGTAAGTCATTGATCCTTGAACGTGAGGTTGATGACGGGATAATGAAATGGTATTCCGGGGAAGATGATGTCATGCCTATTGAGATAGATGATAACCTGCTTAATACCATCAGGTTTAAGCGTGATAAAGGACGGGATGTATATCGAGGCTACGGAATATCTATAGAGATTTTTGACGATGGGTATTATCTTAGCCTTAGGGATCTGGAAGACGATCTAAGCGATCCTATTCAGATTAAGAATCTTCACCATCTACAAAACCTGTTAATGGACTTATACGGACATGACATAAAAATAGATAAGCTTTATGGTGATACCGGAGAATAATTTGTTATGTAAGGTTATAAACGGAGAGAAGGTTCTCGCCGCCTCTTACTCGCAGATAGACACGTTCGTCCAATGTCCATACAAATGGTATAAGACTTACGTGGAGGGTCATAGGTCCACGGAAAAGCATGAGGCTACGTCATATGGTACGGTTATCCACCAGACAATGGAGTATTTCTTCAAGAACGGATGCAGGCCTTCTTATGAGGATATGAGCAAGGCATTCAACTACTACGCCGATATAGAGCAGATTCCTTTCGATAGCGTAAAATCCCAAATCGAGTCCATGCAACATGCGGCTAGACTAATAAGATGGATTGTGGGGTTGTTTGAGAAGGATGCTGCTGGCAATTATAAGAAGGCATGGTCCGATCTTACGCCAATGGAGAAGGTAATCCGGGGGTCGAGACCGGCCGGCGTGGAGGAGGGCTTCGTCCTGCCTTATAAGCTGCCCAAGCCTCTTACCTTGGATGGCGTGACGTACGATAAGGTACATATCATAGGATCGGTGGACTGGCGTGGAGAGTATAAGACAAAAGACAGGATAGCTATGTATACGATAGACTGGAAGTCTGGGAGAAAGTTATTCGATGAGGATAAGCTGCTTCACAATCTCCAGCACCCGATATACGCCTTTTACATACTCAGAAAATATAAGGTACTTCCAGATATGTGTAGCTATTTCTTTACCCGTATGTTGGATAACCAAAACGTGAAGGTAGATAAGGAAAAGGTAGAGAGGTCAGTCAAGGAGCTTAATGATATCCTTCTTGATATGTATGATTTCGAGACAAAGAAGATTGATAGCTACCAAGCTCACGTTTGGGATGACGTCAAACAGGGGTATAAGTATGAGACACGCTACCTCATGGGGCGCCAGCTGGCCTGCCTTGAACCCCGCCCCAAGCCCTTGTGTTTTTGGTGTGATTTCTCAATCCATAAACAAGGGACATGCAGGTACTCATCGGATTGGGATGATTCAAAAAGAAAGAATAAAAAAGATTAACTTTATTAAAAAGCCTAGGTAAACATCTAGGCTTTAATTATATTTGTATCACCAAAAAGAACTGATTATGGACAAAAGTGAAAAAGAAAAACAGATATTAGATCTTCTGATGTCTAGAAAAGATATCAGGAAATTGGTAGAGAAATCAAATGAATGTTATTCTAGGATGGATTTTGTTGGCGCCATGAGATACCGGCAGGAGATAAAGGATATAGTAGACCGGGAATCGAAGATTATGTTGACAAAAAGTGAGTCTTTGGTAGATTTGATGAATGATGCTGACAACGAATATAAATTCAATATGTTGGTATGGCTACATTCCATGATGTGCATGGCGGATGTATTTAATGGGATATTGGAGGATTTCAAGGATGGAGTAAGAAAAGCCAATGGAAACTCCAAGTTTATTAAATTCGATAATCTAGATCGATTGATGATGGAGTGCAAGAAGGAAATTGATTATCTGATGAAAGGCACAAGTAAATCATTTCAAATATCCTTTGCCGTAAGGAGCGATGAGATGAGGGAGATGATAGAGAATATGGTTGGGGATAATATCCGAGAAGGGTACGACATGTTCAAGGAAGAGGCTGAGATGGTGAATGAGACAGATAGGAGCAAGATAGAGGAATTTAATAAAAAACTTGACCATGATCAAATGTAATATAAAGCTAGGCGATATAGTCCATACCCAGATAGGAACAGGAGAGGTGATAGCCATAAGCAAGACCAAAGAGACTTTAATGGTGAAAATGGACGATGGTCGGGAGTGTGCGATAAGATTAGAGTACGTGAAAGACGTTTTTGATAACTACAGATCCAGATGACATATAAATTAAGACCATATCAAGAGGAGTGTGTTAAAAGTATCTCCGATTACATAAACTCTGATAGACATGACCCGGTATTGATCGTGGCTCCCGTTGCAGCAGGCAAATCGATTTTAATAGCAGAAGCGGCTAGGTTGATGGGAGACAAGACAATAATATTACAACCATCAAAAGAATTGCTACAGCAGAATTATGATAAGCTTACATCATATGGCATATCGGCTACCATCTATTCCGCCTCCTGTGGCAAGAAAGAGCTGTCTAACATGATATACGCCACGTTAGGGTCTATCAAGAAGGTTGTTGGGCAGCTTAAGGAGATGGGAATCAGAAATGTATTGATAGATGAGGCTCATGCCGGATACAGTCCTGAGGACGGCAGTGAGTTCATGACATTCATGAATGAGCTGAAGCCGAGAAAGGTGATAGGGTTTACAGCCACGCCATGTAGACTTAAAAACATGTCGATAGGACAGATATCATATTCCCAACTTAATTTCATCACTCGTATGAGACCGGTATATTTCAAGAACCTGATTCACGTGATACAGGTAGAGGAGATGATAAGGCAAGGATTTTGGACACCTCTTAAATATGAGACATGGGATTTCAATGGAGATGCCCTTAAACTTAATTCTAACGGCTCCGAATATACGGCCGAGTCTATTAGTGAGGCGGTGAGAAAAAACGGCTTAAACAACCTTATTTTACGTCGGTTGATGGTATTAAAAGACGTATGCAGATCTATACTGGTGTTTATGGATTCTGTTGAGAGCTGCAATACCGCCGCCGAATGGATGAACGCAAAGATATGCGCTGGCATGGCGGAAGTGGTTCACGGAGGCACGCCAAAGAAACAGCGGGAGGCTATAGTCGAGGGGTTCAAGTCAGGTAAGACGAAGGTAGTGTTCAACTATTCCGCCCTCGGTACGGGATTCGATCATCCGGGTCTGGATTGCGTGATAGTAGGAAGGCCGACATTCTCGTTCTCGTCGTTTTATCAGTGGCTTGGAAGGGCAGTCCGTATAAAAGACGGAAAGGATAGTGCTTTGGTCGTTGATTGTTGTAACAACTCGTCAAGGTTCGGTGATATAAGGAAACTTAGTATAGAGAACTACAAAGGATATGGATGGGGGATGTTTATCGGCGATAAGCTAATAACTAATATCCCGATGGGGGATAAGGTAACGAAAACAGATCTGGATATCAAAGCAGCCAAGAAAGATCGTAGGAGGGGGCTGGCGCAGGGCGTAACCGCCGCCCCTGTTCCCGGGAGACCGGATCATCCCCTTGGCTCTACGGTAATGACATTCGGGAAATATTGTGGGTGGATGTTGCATTCGATCCCAGTATCGTACTTCAAATTCATAAACGAGACATTTGACTGGGATAATGATAGGAACAAGGATATAAAAGAATACATAGATTTTTTAATCAAAAACAATAGATTATGACAGGATGTATATATCATGAGGCTGATCTTGACGGAGTAATGTCAGCGGCTATAGTAAAAAAGTATTTCAAAGGGGACATTGATCTTCTTCCTTACAATTACGGCAAGGAAATACCTGACGTGAATAAATATGATAAGGTGTTTGCAGTTGACGTGTCATTTGGAAACAGAACAAGATTCCTTTTCGATGAGTGGAAAGAGAAAGGTATAGATGTCGTATGGATAGACCATCATAAGACCGCCATAGACGATATGAGGGATTACGAGGTAAAGGGCAAGAGACGTATCGGAACGGCGGCTTGCGAACTTACATGGGAATATCTTTTTGATGATATCGAAACCCCTGACGTGGTAAAATTATTGAGCGCTTATGATGTATGGGATCATGATCGCTTCGAATGGAGTGACGTGCTCTCATTCCAATATGGGATGAGAGGGTATTGCGGGCTTGACGTTGACATGGTCAGGGAGGTGCTAAACAAGGCAAATGGTGAGTTTGTTTCCGATATGATAAGAAATGGCGAGGCCATAATAGAGTATATCATCGAGAAAAACAGAGGAGAAATGAAGATGTTCTCATTCGAGGCAGATATATTTGGGTACAAGGCTATATGTATGAATACCACGGAGTTTAACTCCACCACATTCGAGTCTATGTACGATCCTAGAAAACATGATTTGATGATGCCATTTTGCTGGAACGGAAGATTCTTTAGATGTTCATTCTATACTACCAAAGAGGAGGTGGATGTCTCGGCGCTGGCACGCAAGGCCAATCCCGGTGGAGGCGGTCATAAGGCGGCTGCCGGCTTCCAACTTAGCGTGGAGGATATGATGGGATTCTTGAAAGAGAGGAGGATGTGATATGGTAGGATTGATATCTATTATTATAATAATAGTAATCTCCTTTGTCATGATGATGGAGGGATGGGAAAAATATGATTCACAAAAGTTTTACACAGGGCTGCTTGTGATAGGTATAAGTATCATAATGATATTTCCAGTAATGCAATATAATATGGAGAATATGAAAAACGTATATAAGTTCAAAAAGCTTAGCAAAATGAAGCTAGACGATTACGGCTTCGGTTTATTCGAGTACAATGGCGTTCTTTATTTCAAGGAGGCAGAGGGTGAGAGATGCTTTGATGTAAGAAGCGGGAACGAGGTTATTATCGGGAAAGATAAAATTGTAACGGCCTTGGAGGATTGATCATGAGAAAACTTGACGACACCAACAGGACAAGGAAGAGGAGCGTACGGCACTCGTGGGTAAAGGCAGGCCCGGGGATCCAACGCTGCGCTATTTGCGGGATTACGAAGCAAAGCGAGTGGAGGGACGGGAAGACCTCGCATTGCGTATATCTATCATCTGGTGAGCTTTATTCCATAACAGGTGAGACACCAGAATGCAGGGATCTTAGTGAATTTTATTAATAAAACAAAAAGGAGTTTGAAATGAAAGAGGAATTTAGCAAATACGAAAAGGTTGTTTATGACGGTGAGGTATTTGAGGTACTTGAAACCGCCGATCGTACAGGAATGATGAAAATAGAACCGTTATTTGATGAGACATATAAATTCATTTGGGTTGATGAGGAGATGGTTGTCTCGTTAAACAGGGCTATCAAGTTAAGGCTTATTGATGATGAGACAGCGGATGAGGCGATGAATTTCGGGAAGCCAAAAATAGGAGACGCAGTGGTGGCAAGCGGGCCGCTCGTAGGGAAAGACGGCAGCGGCAAGGACGACCGGGCCGACGGTAAGCTTAGGTGGGACCTCCTTCCTTTGGCTGAGATAGAAAACATCGTAGAGGTATATACGAAAGGCGCCAAGAAGTACGCTGATAACTCATGGCAAGATATACCTGATGGATTCAATCGTTATCTAGGCGCACTCATGAGGCACTTAGTCGCTTATACGAAAGGGGAGAGATATGATAAGGAGGGATTCATGCATCTATCCGCCGTATGCTGGAATGCTATAGCGTTATTATATTACGATAAACATAACAAAGGGCTTATAGAATGGAAGAGTCAGGAGAAAGAGTAGCAGATGAGAGATTAATAGCTATCGACAAAAGAACAGGTAAATACGTTAATGTAATCAAGCGCACTATTAATGATAGCCTATTCCCGATAGTTAAGTATCTCAATTATAGCTATGATGAATTGAATTATGATTATGTAAGATATCTGAATTTTGATGTAAACGTAAATTGGGAGCAGCGTAGATATCAGATTGTTAAGGATTTATTATCTAACAATTTCGATGGGAGAAAGATGAGTATAGATGAGGTAGATAATGCTATATTTACCGCTGATTTGATTATTAACAGATTAACAACTATTTGAGATGGTAAGAATTGATTTTTTCACGAAGAAAGACGCTGAGTACAGCGACTACATGCGGTATATTATCGCCAACACGTTACAGGAGTATGAGGGTGAGGTCACGTTAAACCAGATCCCGGAGAACAAAGCCACGGAGGAGGAAATATCCAAGTACGGTATAGAGGTATATCCTACTATCATCGTCAGCGGAGATAACATGGATGGTTTCGAGAAGCTTGAAGGGATGACCAGAAAGGCTGATCTTATCAACGTCATGTCTATGTACGATAAAAAATAAGCTCATGACGATTGAGGATAAATATCTTGGCTGGAAGGATCTGTTCTTCGACCGGTTCGTTCATTGTTATGATGACATTGATCAACCACATGGAAGTAATATCCCTCTGGCTAAGATAAACTTCAGTAACAAGGCAGGGTATGTGGAGGACGGGACTATCAACATAGCCGAGTTCCTCCAATATCTTTGGATACATGATAAGGTATGTGGACGTAACCATACTCCCGTGAGCATACCTTCTGTCTTACGGACATTAGTCAGGTTGACGGAGAACGCTAAACTGGTATTCGACGATCAGCCCGGAATACATGAGATGGATACTTATAAAGGGTTTTTCCTTAGGGATGATTTTCAACCCGGGAAAGATTATGTACTTGATCTTGACAGGATAGTTAGCGGAATGGGAGGATGGTATGGTGAGGATGAGGACCCATGCTACTCGATGTTCGTCAGTCAAGACCAGATATGGAACTTGAACCCGATATTGAAGGTATTGGCTGATGAGGGAACCGCTTTGGCTAAGAAGCTTGGATATGATATGAACTCGTATGTCAGCGATAATGGATACACGATATACAACCCATACCTCTCGTGGATCAATCATTACTATCATTATTGCCCGACATTTAATGAGGACAAGCTGAAGCCGTGGGATAGGGTAGAGGATAGGAAAAATAAGTTCAAGATGACGGATAAGGTCAAGAGAGGCGCCAATAACTGGTACTATTCAGGCGGGACTATATCTTGCGTAGATAGCTTCTTAGGGAAGAAATACAGGAAGAATCTCCGAACCTTTATCTATCGTGGAATAGTGTTCTTTTTGGATCGGATATGGCATACGCCTTTATTTGAGAAGATGGGCGTAAAAATGAAATACAATGCTTATTACTGTTATGCCGCTACCTCCGGTATTTGGTACAATAAAGGATTCAAGAAAAGGCTAGCCAAGAGATTTAACGAGTCTTTACGTGGCGGAGGGGATCTGTTCGGGGCTAACCTAGCCTGCATGGTCTGTGACCGGCGGGATATCGATTGGGAAGCGCTTCGTCTTTGGCTTGACAAGTATGACGAGCCTACTGATAAGGGTATGGTGAATAGCCCTATCCAATTTATGTATTTATATTTATATTACACTTTTAACAAATAACTTGAAATGAAGAAGATAAATGACTGGGTTATAAAAACATTTGGGTTGAGAGGTTCATGGAGCTGGGCTAAGAAGCAGATGTTAAATGGAGCGATCATTAAACGTAAGGCCACTATAGGGACATATAAAATAGCCATTGATAATGACAAGAATAAGTTACTTGTAGCTACATGGGATCATCTAGATCAAAGTCCTGTATGGGAAAGGTGTCCGCATAGTTTATTAGATGAAGATGCGGTTGATTATTTTGTTACAGCTCATAAGGAATTATCATATGGAGGTATAAAGATCAGAATGAAAGATGAATTTAACTATAATGATAAAATATCGAAAGCATGAAAAAGATTATCGATAAAGACGTAGAGGCTCTTAAAGCCGGAAAGAAGGTGACAAAAGGTTTTATCCATATGCAATTGGATGATAAGGGAAAATTGAACTTGTGGAGTGATATCAATATAACTGACAATGGTGATTATATATAACTTTACACCGGGTTTATATAGTTACGATTAACAAACGATACCGGATGTACGCCGGGAATTAAAGCACGTGAAGAGACCTCTTTAGAATCAGTTTCGTGTAAGCGGATTCAACAATGTCCCTATGAAGCGTGAAAATATGCTTTTGGTGTAGAAAAGTATATAAGTACCTAACATTATAATATAATTTAAAAGATGGCAAAGAAACAGTTAAAGATCCCGTTTAAGGACGGGAGACCATGTAAATGGGTTAAGGATGTTCATGATGAGGAACGTGATAATTATGAGTTTGATGAATGCCTTGAGATATACGGGTTCGTCCGTGGACGCTCTTCGGCTGTAATGATATTAAGACCGGCGAATGATCATGGAAAGGATTTCGATTATGCCAGTAGCGCCTATTACCAAGTATTCTTGACAGACAGTAAGGAAGTAATACAGAATATGATGCATGGAATCATATATGGTAAATGGACTTTTGTTAAGAGAGGCGAAAATTTTGGTATAAAATTGGTTAAGGTCTTACCTAAGATACATAAAATATCCCTTGATATGATCGCAAAGGATATTTTTAGGTCTGAGAATAAATGAACAATATGAAAGTATTATCATTATTTGATGGGATATCATGTGGGTATTTAGCATTACAAAGAGCCGGTATACCTATAGAGACTTACTACGCCTCGGAGATAGACAAGACATGTATAAAGGTAAGTCAAAAACATTTTCCTAATATTATTCAATTAGGGGATGTTAATAACTGGAGAACATGGGATATCCCTTGGAAAGACATAGATCTGGTCATGGGAGGGTTCTGTTGCCAGAGCTTCTCTAGCTCAGGTAAGGGTAAGGGATTCATGGACGCTCGTGGAAGGCTTTTCTTTTGCTTCTCGGACATCGTAAAGCATTTAAGGAAGGAGACCAAAGGTAAGGTCCTGTTCTTGGGCGAGAACGTCCGGATGCGGGATGAGCATCGCCGGGTGATAACGGAAGAGCTGGGCGTGGAGCCGGTGGAGATCGATAGCGCCTTGGTCTCGGCACAGACCCGGCATCGTCTTTATTGGTGCAATTGGTCGGTAGAAATGCCGAAAGACAAGCATATATCATTGGATGATATTTTAGAGCATGACAAGGGATGGAATCCGGGAGCCATAAGAGGAAGATATATAGGAGTCATTGTCGGTAGAAGGATAGGAGAGGACGGGCATCGAAAGGATTATGACAAGAACGTGAAAATAACGCAATGTTTGGAGGTAAGAAGGGATAAAAATACTGTTTCTATTAAGAAAAGTAATTGCCTGACAACAGTCATGAAAGATAACGTGATATCATCATTACCGCCCGGAAGATATCTGAACGCCTTTGACCTGAAAGATAAGTTCAGATACCTGACTCCTGTGGAGATATGTAGGCTACAGACATTGCCGGATGATTACCTTGATGGGATAGCCCCGAATACGGCCATGTCTTTAGCTGGAAACGGATGGACAGTGGATGTGATAGCCCATTTGCTAAGAAGCATAGAGCGTAAGCAGATGAATGATATTGTAAAGGAGTTTCGCAAGATCACTGATGAGCTTATGTTCGGATCATCAGAAACGGGTACTAATGTGACATGTGATAAACATGAGCAAAATGAAGCCATACGGAAGAGTCAAAACAGTTAAGGGGTCTTCATGGAAAAAGGATATACATCCACCAAAAGGACACAAGAATTGGTGGGAGGATATATGTGATCCTATATCTAGAAGTATTATGAAATTAAATTTCAAAAAGGAAATAAACAATCAAATTTGGTATGAGCAAAAGCAGGGAAATGATTAAACAGGAATTAAATTTATCAGATCAAGAATATAACTTTCTTGAAAAATATCAATCTATGAAATTATCACAGAGGTTTGGTAATGTTTTCGATAGATTAAAAAATGATAAGTCTAAAGCAATTTACACTCATGATGGGTCAATACAGTTGTTTTATATACAAGGTAAAAGAGTAGATAAAGAAGAATGGGATAAACTTCATAGATCATGATAATTACTAAAAAATGGTCAATGCCGAATAAAGAGACATTCAGCATAAGACCGATAAGGGAACTTATAGACAAATATCGAGAAGAGGGGATGGTTATAGTGGATCCGTTCGCCAGAAACAGCGATATAGGGACGATCACCAACGATCTTGACCCTGAGACTAAAGCTATGTATCATAAAGACGCCACGAACTTCTTGTGTCATCTTGATGATAATATAGCTGATATGGTACTATATGATCCACCATATTCTGCGAGACAGGTATCTGAATCGTATAAAAGACTTGGAGGTGCTGTTAATATGCAAACAACGCAATCTAGTTATTGGGCTAGACAGAAGAAGGAGATAGCTAGGATCACCAAGAAGGGCGGGGTGGTCATTACCTGCGCGTGGAACTCCGGCGGTATAGGGGCAGGGCTTGGTTTCGAGCAGCAGGAGATTCTTCTCGTGGCCCATGGGGGATGGCATAATGATACGATCGTTACGGTAGAAAGGAAGATGATGGATGGTATGCATGATAGTATCCCGATATTGATGGGAATAAAGAAACTGGATAATATGTCACCGAAAAAGCAAAAACCATGAAGGAGCGGATTTTTACCACAAAAGAACAGGGGAGAGTGCTGGTTGAGGCCGGCCTCCCTATCTCCACCGCCATCGGATTCAGAGACAAGTACCTTGACTCATTGCATTCTATGGAGGATGACGCTGGTCGTATAGGACTGATCGAGGCCGTTACCCCGGATATATCCGACCCGGTTTGGGATGTAGGGACGTTATTGAGCTTACTCCCAGCCGAGATAAAGGGTTATACGTTAGAGTGCTATAAATTTGAAGACAAGTGGTTCGTGTCGTATATGGATGAGGACGATATCTCCGTACATTGGAGCAACGAAAAACTTCTTATAGACGCATTATTCTCATTGATGATAGATTTGATTAAATGTGGATTATATGAAACAGATACTAAGGATAAGATACAAAACAGAGGATAATCCGCCTATGGCTAATGTCCCTCTTATAGGATACAGTTTGGAATACGACTGCAAGGTAGCGTTAGTATACAGAAAGGGGGATAACTATTACACCAATATGGAGTGCGATGTTGAATATAAGACATCCCCTCCAGATGAGTACGAATACGTATATCCGTGAGAATTAGAAGGGATATATTTATATTTAAGCATGATTAATATTATTTTAATATTATTCATGCTTTTATTTTTGTTTAAATCATATCTTTGTATCAACATTAAAAACCAGATTATTATGGATGAAAACAAACAAAAAGTCAATGAACTTACGATGAGGATATTGGGTTCTCATTATGGCGGATATGCCTATGTAAAGGTAGGGGATCGTCAAACTGATGTAAAGATAGATTGGCAGCTATTGAGGGCTATAGAAAAAGGGGAGGTGGAGATAGACAACGAAAAATATCATCTATCCGGAATAGAGTACGTAGCTAAAAGATATCAGGACATGTTTTACGCTGGTCGTGATATTTATTATTTCAAGGGTATGGGAGAAGGAGGGACAACCGATCTTCTTAGAAAGGCTATAGATGATTTACTAGACACCATAAGTAGTAGAGAGGCTTATCGTAGTGCAGAGCATAGAATATACGCCCAAATGAATCAACTTACTGAAGCGGGAGCCATGATCGGCTTGGCTATAGAATTACTAACATCTAATATCCGTCATAGTTATGGAGAAATTAATTTTGAACGATATCCAAGACCTGTGGAGGTGGAGGGAGAAGATAAACATTGATGACCTCAAAGAGGAGCCTATGGCTGAGGATATGCCACTCTATTTCCCATGCGCTGTTATCTGGCATGAAGATTATGGTGAGCATGACGATGATAATTATATATGTTATGGATTTGTTTATGTAGCAGAAATATTAGGGATATGAGTGTTAAGAGACAGATATTTATTAATAACAAAGACATTGATGGGAAGATAGCTAATAATACGACATTTGATTTCGATTTCAATGTTGACAAGAATATTCTTGAAAAAATAAAAGCAAAGAAGGAGAGCAATAAACTAAATACAAAAGATTGGACGCTGTTCTCACTTATGGTTTTGTTTATTTTTGCGATGGGAGTTGTAAGTGGATGGTTAGCGTTTAATTGTTTAGGCATTGGAGAAGATTAAGGAACATTTTAAAAATCAATAGATATGAAATTACTATTTTTCGATTTAGAGACAACCGGTGTTAAGTTCTGGAGAAACGGGATACACCAAATAGGAGGGATCGTGGATATCGACGGGCAGGAGGCTGAGAGGTTCGACATCCGCCTAGCCCCGAACCCCGCCGCCACGATAGAGCAGGAGGCGCTGGACGTGGCCGGCGTTACCTTGGAGCAAGTGCAGTCGTATCAGCCTATGGAAGAAGGGTACAGGCAGTTAGTTGGTATATTATCCAAATACGTGAATAAGTTCGACAAGAGGGATAAAATGTATTTGGTGGGATATAACAATGCCGGATTCGATAACAAGTTCCTACGTGCTTTATTCGAACAATGTGGGGATAAGTATTTCGGATCATGGTTCTATCCTAACTGTATGGATGTGTATGTTATGGTAACACCGTTCTTGATGGGCGTAAGGAACGATATGGAGAACTTTAAGTTGATGACCGTGGCTAAGACCATGGGGATTGAGATTGACGAGAATAAGCTTCATGACGCTACTTACGATATTGAGCTGACTAGGGATATTTTCTATCGTATAATCGGTAAAATGGATGTTAAGTTATGAGAAGTATCTTAGAGGCGATGCATGATTATCCGGATGAGGCGCTTGGGCTATTTTTCTTTCTGATAGTGATTGTCTGGTTATTGTCAGGTATATTTGAGAAAAAAGATGGATGATAAACTCGATGAGATACTAGATCTCCTAAGATCTCAAAATGAGATGATTAAGGATATCCACGATTATGTAAAAGAAGTTACCAGCGAGAAGTATATAGGAGAATCTAGAATGACAAGCTTCTCTATCAACTTAGCCGCTGATATACTTACCGAGGCTATTAGCCCTAAGATAAAGGAGATGATGGTGGATTTATTAAGGAAACAGGGATGGAAAACCGAATGAGACATGGGAACATATGAGAAGAAGGTAAATCAGTTAAAAGATTTGATGATAAGGAAATACAAATCGGCTTACGACAAGTCAAAGGGAATAGATATAGATATAAGCTCGATGACATATCTTCCGGAACCAGACGCGTTTAACGTCATAAATATTGAAAAAATGCATATTATTCTTGATAATGTCAATAAGATCATAGATGATAACAAGGATAAGCTTAAGAATCCGACTTGCTCTACATGCGTACATCTGCATGATAATGATTGGGCGAAAAGATACGGGAAGGTATGTTGCTCTATTTGGCAAGTTTGCGACCATTATATCAACCCTAACAGGAAATGTAACAGGAAGCAGACTACTTACGTAAGACGGCCAAGCAACAAAGCTTGTCCTAATTATGAGTATGGTGATGATAATTTTGAAAACAGAAGAAGATGTATAAAAGAAAAGAATGCCCAATAAAGAGCTATGTGCCGATGCGCACCAACAAGGATAGGACGTGTATCTGCTGTGGCGATACGATCCCGGCCGGCAGCAGCAGGATGATACCTAGACACGCCAAGGCAAATCATAGTCTATGTTTCCCGTGCTTCAGGAAATGGAGAGATACCGGAGGAGATCTTAAGCTTATGGACAACCCCGGAGATGCGAAGAAAGAATATGTCATACATATGTCTAATATCCTGAAAGGGAATTGTGATATAATAAAAGGTCGAAAGCTTTACGTGGCTTTTAAAAAGGCGATAAACGGCGGAAAGAAGATCGTTATCAAATTTGACACTGATCAACCGATATCTATGTCAACAAGAGTCATGAATCCTTCATTCGGGGAGATTATGAAGGAGTACGGCAAGGACATATTCCAAGGTAATCTCAAACTGGTAGATGTCCCAAAAGGAGTTAAAGATTTAATAGTTAACTATATAGAAAAATGTCGTAAATTATGAATATAAAGACATTTATATACATGATCTTAACATTCAGAAGAATAGATCCTATACCTAAAAGCCTAGGATTTATGGTAAGTATAACATTATGGATGTCCATAGTATGTACAATATTTAACTTTACTGTATTGATAATGAAATTAATAAAATAGACGAAATGAAAGAAGGCGACGTGGTATACAAGAATGGTATGGAACTGTTATGACAAAGATTAAAGCAAGCATTATTATACTATCTCTTATCATGATAGGATGTAAGGATAAAAAAGAAGGGTGATTATATATAATTTTACACTAAAAAAATAACATATAAATAGGAAAGACAAGGACTAAGATTTGTTGAAGTAAACGAATCTCACACGTCAAAATGCAGTTCTTTCGATTTAGAACCAGTATGTCATCATGATACTTATGTTGGTAGAAGGGTAAGAAGAGGTCTTTTTAGGACAAGAGACGGTATTCTTATCAACGCTGACATCAACGGAAGTTATAACATCATGAGAAAAGTAAAGGGGGATGCAGCAATGCCACCCCATACAGGGTTTGGGTATAACCCGGTTAAGAAATTTATTAACTAATTATACTGGTGTAAACTTGTATATAATTACCACAAATCAATAATATGAGAGTAAAATATTTTACTGACGCAGGGATCGAATGTACCCCGGAAGAATGTAAGCTGATTGAATCATTAAATAGATTAGCGAAGAAATGGGAGAAGGACGGCAAACGTCTTTGGTTGTATTCCGCTAGTGGGGTTCTTACCGTCATGATGCATGGTGATAGGGAAGACAATCCTATACCTGAGATGCTTCCTAACGCAGGTACAAATCCAGATAATATTATAACTACAATCTCAGGAATAGGTAATGATGGAGGAGATTGGTAAACAAATTATAATTTATGAAAATAGGAGAACAGACAATAATATTTTTAGCCGTGAACAAGAATGGTGATGAGATTATTCTTGACAACACCCCCGCTCGACAAGGGGAGATATGGACGGATGAGAGATCGACGCATGACGAAGAGTATTTTTCCATCGAGGATCATAATTCGGCGATCGTACTCCCAAAAGGTACTATCCGTAGATTAACAGGTAGGGACTTGAAGTGGGAGGACGATCCTATATCTCTTAAATCTAAATCCGTCATCGATAAATTTCCTCATGCGGACATTGAATTTTATAAACAGAAGATAATAAACTTCGTAGAATGGATATAATGCCTCATTGTCTAAAACCTTAGTTTTATTAACTTTTAAAAATTACAAACATGAAAAAAGAAGAAAAGAAATTTGTAACAGAGTATCAAATCAATGGCAAAAAGTATGCCGGTGAAATATGGGCAACCTCATGGGAAGAAGCTGAATGTTTTATAAAACAAAGAGCTTCTACCGAAAAGGCTGTTGGGTTTATTCCTAAAGATTAATCATCTATACCACATCCAAAAAACAGATATTATGGCTACTAAAAAACAGATATTAGAATCAGATGAATTACTTCAACAAAAAAGAAGAGCTTATTATCTTTCAGATGAAGGATTCGAGGAATATAAAAAGTTCTTGTCAGATCCCGATCAAAAGAAATTCTGTTTCAAGGGATATTATTATGTAGAGGTGAAGGAGCAGGATGATAAAGAGCTATCAGGATTAATGGGACGAGTAGTATACGAATAAGGTAAGGTAATGTATAAGGGCTGATAACAAAAGAAGGATAGGATGATAATCGCCTATCCTTCTCTTACTTTAATCAAATATCTTGCCGCCAAAAGAGATAAAAGACTCTCTTGATTTAGGTATATTCCTGATATTATATAACGTTTTCTCAAATCCCTTCCTAGTCATATAAACCGTATTCCTGATCCCGGTATCCGTATTGTATCTGTAATGTGCGTAACCCTTCTTCATAACATTCTCTGTTAATATCCATTCTCTTTTATTCTTGTAAAAGAAACCTTGCTCTTGTAAAAACTCTCTTAACGATCTTTCCGCTATATCACATCCATGAGACTCAAGTTCTCTCCTAACATCACGAATCAACATATCATCACCTTTGTCATTGGCCATAATAGCTGTTTCAGCAAATCCTACTTTGGGAGCTTGTTCTTTGATAATATTGTCGGATATTCTCTTAGCCTCCTCTGCCGCTTTCTTAGCTTCAGCTAACGCCTGCTTTTCTTTCTCGGATACCAACAACGCCTCTAATGCTTCTATGTAATTATGTGGAAGATTCTTTTTTATGGATGCCTCCATTTCGTTAAAAGCATTCATGTACTCCAATTTAAATTTTATAGCTTTGCTACCAGTAAACCCCATGACAAGTATAGTAAATCCATCCCTATTCATTACATATCTTTTGGATTTTCTAAATCCACCATTAGGTTGAGGTATGTCATCATAGCATAAACAAAACATTTTATGTAAATCCATTTTTGGATTACATTCAGTATCAATAACATAACTCTTTTCTAACAAATCATCTATAGATCTTATAACTTTGCTATGATCCTTCTCAAATTTAGCAGCTACTCTCAAGCTGTCTGTCAACACATCATTAGATTCATTAATAAAAACAAGATTATCCATAATATAAAAAAATAGGCTCAAAAGGAAATGTCGGATCTCACCTCGACAAATCCTAATGAGCCAAAAATATCTTACACATTGAATGACCTTGAAGTGAGATCCCGTCATTCATTGTTTCATGATGCGAATATAACCATAATATTTATGCTACAAACCGAAATAACAATAATTTATATTTATTTTGTATAATTTAATTTTGGCTATTTGAAGAATCCTAATAAATGCTTACATTTGCATTCATGAATAGAATATTTATTCCCATCCGTCCGAGATGGATAGATAGGAATACAAAAATAGCCAATCAAATTGTCTTAAACAATTGACTGGCTATTTTTTTTGTCATACTATATCAGTTATCTTCCCCTGTCAAAGTACCAATTAGCGTCCTCCCCAGACTCGTCCTTATTTCTACCACCTAGGAAGAATCCCATCGTCATGCCGTTGGTCATCAACCAGTAGTCGGATGTCTGCTTAATATCCCTAGCCGTCTTGATATTATACCATTGCTTACCAAACGAGAACTTCATGAGCTGTCTCCACAACTTACTCTCGCCCTTGTACACACCGGTCTGGACAGTAGCGAACGGGTCCCAGTTCCGGGGATCGGTGAGATCGCCTAACTTCCGGGCCGTAACCAGCGGATCTTGCAGCATATCTATGGCGTTAAGCTCCATGAACGGGGATGTCTGGGAAGCGATCTCATTGATCGTCCTGAACCCGATATAGGTAATGAACTGCCCGAACCAGCTATCCTCATTATCCTCCCTATATCCCATCAAAGCCCTTCCTATGGCCATCATCGTGGCGAATACCGCCATATTGATAATCGATCTCTTGATATTGATCTGCTCGTAAGGGGTAAGCTTATCATACTCTTCCTTAAGCACGTCATATGCCTCTCCCATCCTGCCCTCCGACATCGAACCATAGACGTTCCCGGCCAATCTCCATAACGTTCTCATATATCCCTCCTCGAACTGGTTGGTCTGGAAATTGAAACCGGCTTTCTTATACGCCCGCTGTACGGCCAATATAAACCATCCACGGTGAGGCAGCACCATATTAAGGATAGCGTTCCGGCTAGCCCCCACCCGGTTCTGCTCGTTCAAGGCGCCGTCGCAGATCTGCACCATGCTCCTGACCCTACTGGACAAGGTGGGTATATATCGGTCTATAATATCCTTGTTAGCCTCATTCTTAGCCACAATCTTTCCGTCCTTGACATCTACCATGTTCCACATAGAATAATCCCTTAAACGCTCCCAATCGCGTTTAGCCTCGTTAGCGGACATATTTCTGTCTTTCATCATCATCTCCTTGAAATTGGAGTATGACCAAAACTGACCCTCGTATAGGCGGGTATCATCCATGACCGATATAATGACCTGCGGATCCAACGGGGAGTTAAGAACCTCCATCATCTTAAACGGCAGATCCCGGAAGAAGGTTCTCCAGATCTTGTTATACGCCGCCGATCGTACACGGTTGCGGACATTGAATACGCCTAGAGCCTCTCCAACGACATATAGCTTGTTGGTGCGGTTTATATCCCCGATCTCCGACACGTACGTACTTAACTGCTTCTGGGCTTCCCCATAGGCGTATTTCATGGAATCCTTGCTTATATACTGCCCCACCATACCCTCCAAAAGGAAGTTGGCCTGCCCGGTAAGGGCACCGGTAGCCGCGACGAACGGGGAGAAGCCTAGGTTGGATTTGGATACGAATTTGGTAAACATAAGAGCCAGCTTATTAAGATCGACCTTATAATTGCCTATATTCCATTCAGTCCGCTTATTGTTTATCCTAACGTCATAGATACTGGCGTTAACCCAGTCCTGAAACATCCTATAGGCGTGAGTGGCCTCCGGGTTCTTGCCTCCGTCGTATTGTGTCTCAAGCATCATATTCCTATATCCCATGACATCATCCAAGGCCGCCCTCTTATACTTGTAAGCGGTAGCCTGTAAGGATAACATGGAATAGGAGTAGGCGAAGTCATGGGACACGTCGTTGGCGTTCTCCAACTTACTGAGATAGTATTTGGGGATCATACGATATTTGTTATCGTTCTCGTCAAGCCCTCCTAGGTCTTGCCCCTGACCATGTATAGGGTCATCCACCCTCTCGCCAACGATATCACGTACGGCGTTGCCGATGGCCGCCTTCGGGTCAACCCCGGCCTGCACCATCCTCTCCACGCCGCCCTTGGATATTTGTGGTATCTGGTAGATATTCCTGAACCGCTCATCATAGTCCTCCATAGCCTTACGGCTTATGTTAAGCAATTCCTTCCTCATCTCCCACTTATCCTTATTGATCGTAGCTTCCTCCCCCTCGTTGGTAATACCGTATTTCTTGAAGAAAGCCTCGTTCTTGTACTTATCGAACCTAGGCGTATGATATCCATAACCCAGATCGGGATTATAATTAGGATTACGGAAAGAACTCTCGGCGTCAGCCTCATCAAGCCACTGGTTATTGATCGTCAGATCGATCATATTAATATCAAACCCGAAACGGGATACGCTCTCTTCCTTGGATATACCATTTTCTATGGCATCAAAGAACTCGGATACCTTATACGTACCGTTATTTATCTTACTGATGAAATCAGAATACCCTTTGGGAGAGTATTTTCTCATATAAGGATACAGTCGGGTTCTGGCGTACTCGACAAGGATTTCATCAGTCTTACCCATCGCTATGTCGTTAGCTAGCTTATTATTGAAGTCAGGACCGTATTTCCTTCTCAAAAACGATACCTCCACGGTCGTCCATGACGGGTTTTTCCGAGATAACTTGGCGGCCATCCTATCCACCTGACTCCGGGAGCGGGCAGACATATGTTCCTTGGCGAATTTAATCTCATCCATACCCTTGTCGTATGCCATGGCATCCCTTAAAGCGTTACGGTAAGAATCCGTGACTCCACTCTCCACCGTATCAGGCATATCCATCTCAATAGCCTCAGCGGAAGCGGCGGCGTTAATAACGCTCTTAGCCTCAGCCAGACGATCATATAACTCGTTTATCTTTCTTAATGAGGCGGATCCACGTAACCTATCGAAATCATATTCCCCGTATCTCGTGCTATCCCGGTACTGGATAAGCAAAGGCCTTAGCTGGTCATTGATCTCGTTTATTGTCGCCATCGCCTCCTCTACCTTCTCTATCCTTGATGATGATACAGATTGCTCCGTGATCTTATCAACCAGATTCTCGTAATAATCACCCTCCTCGGATCCCCACATATCCTTAGAGAAACCAAGATGACCACCGGCTAGCAGGAACTCGAACGCCGCCTTACCGCCCTCAGACCGCTCTATCCCACGCAGTATCTCCTTAAACTCGGCGGAAGCCTTACGACCCTCGTTGGTATTCCCGAACTCCTCGGCCCATGCCTCGTCCCATGCCTTGATCTCCTCGGACATCATCAACGCCTCGGACCCCGCTTCCTTTGGTGTCCCATCGGAATACCACTCGCTCTTAGCTATAGCCCTGTCACGTAAAATATCCAGATAAGATCTCCAAGCTATAGGATCGGATTGAAACGCCTTCCAATCGACCTTCCCGTTCCTCACGAACTTATCCATAGCCACATACCGGCTCCTGCGGATACGGGTCATGAAATCGGACGTGGCTTGCGATACCCTACGACCCAGTCTTTCCTCGACCTTCTTATTAACTTTCTCGATCTTATCGTAATAAGCCTGCACCATAGGCTTCTCACGATTCTCATCCAACCACCTATTTATCGCGTCGAGATATCGTTGCTGATCCTCGAACGTCATGTCCGAGATATCAAAATTCTGGATGGTAGGTTTGAATACATGATACACGGCCTTCGTAATAGGCTTATCCCCATCATATCCTACGATATCGTCACGAGTCTTCACCTTAAGACCTCTATCGGATAGAAGAAGATCAATAAGCTGTTTCTCGGTCTTACCCATAACATTCTTAAGATCATATATATCGATAATAGCCTTAGCCTGCTCGGTCCTGTATAGTAAATCGTATTTAGCGAAATCACGAGACGAGTCAAGGTAATCCGAGTTCTTCCCATTTATCTTCTGTATAAGATCCTCATTATCCTTTATCCCCCATCCACGCTCTTTCATCATCCTAGTCATCTTATTGATATTGGATACACCCTCGGTATGCGCATCACTATGAGCCTTGGCCAGACGTTGACCTAACATACCTAAGATAGCGTTACCACTATGCTCCAGTGTGCCAAAGAACCGGGACATGACATTGATATCCTCATGGATGTTATTCACCAACTTCTTTATCCCATCCCAATACCTTTCCGGAATATTAAACATCCGGAGCTGTCCATCCAGCCAGTCCTCATTACGATCACTTCGAAGGGCGTTTATATCGGACATGGATGTCTCAGCCATACGTAATATATCATCCATATCCTCTACCATGCCAACCTTATTACTGCCATAATAATCCGCCGCCTGATTATTGACGAATCCACGAAGATTCCTGATCAAAGGCACTATCTCCCCGTACACGTTATCGATAACCTGTATCGTCTCATAATCAAGTCCCTTGTCGCTCTTACGCAAGCTACTGGCAACAGTGACCAAATACTCTACCTCGGCCTTGGCTGTAGCTATAACGCTCTTGGTGGATAACAGATTGTTGTTTTTGCTAAGCTCGCCCCCGACTTGTCTTACCTTCTCGCCTATATCACGAAGGAGGGTGATGCTCTCGCCGATCCTCTGGCTTTGGCTTGACCTCATCCTCTGCAATCTAGTGTATAGCCTTTCCAATGACCTACCGTTCTTGATCAACTTATTAGCCACGTCAACGTCCGATAACGAATACATGAGATGATTGCTATCCTTTAGCAGAAGCACGTCAAAGGCGCTTGGATCATCAGCTAACGCCGACTCCTTTATCCTATCAAGTACCTTATTTAAATCCGATCTTTGGCTAGAGAAGAAATTACGTATAGCTCGTACCATCCTGCCAAACAAGGAGAGCTGGGCGTCCTCATCCGATGCCAGATCCTCCACCGCCTGCTCCATGCCCGGAACAAACCGCTGAGCCAACGTCTTGCCTAGGATCTCCCGCTTCACCATCCGGTCTAGCTCCTCTCCTTGGTACTCCTTCCCATATACCTCATAATAACGACCAGCGAATTGGTTCCATAATGAAGTTCCCTCGACAGAATCAAGTATCTCGTCAATCTCCTGCTGGTTACGATAAGTATCGATCAAGAAGTGAGCCACCTCCTCATTAAGATCCTCTACCGTAGCCCCCTCAGCCAATGCTATCACGCCATTAGCCATATCGGATAACGCCCTAGCGGAAGGATCTACGCCATTACGCATCTTATACTTATCCATATATTCGGACATACCCATCACGCGGATACCTAATGTGGATAAGATATTGGTGATATCAGTCCTATTCTGGAGATCCTCCGCCTTCTCATTCTCGATAACCCCACGGACGTTACTCCCGTACAAAGCGTTATCCTCCATCATCAACGACAAGGCTAGCTCCATGAATCCATCATACTTATTATTAAGCTCCTCGAACTTACCTTGCCTTAACATACCCTTGATCTCCGGTCTGCTTACCGTAACCTTCTCCCCGGACGTAGTGATAAGATCAAGATCATTACTTACCTCCGTATCAAAACCTATAGAACCCAATACGTTCATCTCAGAGGACATACTACCAAACCTATTCCTTAGCCTAGACAAGGCATCCATAGCGTTATAGATCTTAAGACCATCGGAGTTGCCGGCCCCGGTAAGATAATACCTATCCCCTAGCCTTATACGTTCCCCACTCAACATACCTTTCTTGATAAGGTAATTAACAAACCCTCCACGGGTGCTTATATTAGAGTCTGAGCTAATACCAAGGATCGGGATGAATGACTCGCTGTTATTAAGGGTTATTGAGGAAGAGCCAAAGGAGATGTCAGCCGTACCGGACGGGACGTCGCTCTCCTCGACACTGCCGGCCAAGAACCCGGCCTCGACCCGCCCTCCGGAAGAGCCTTTTATGGCGTTGGCGTAAGATTCGTGTATCTTGCCGTCATCCGATCTAAAGAACAGGCGAGGCTCACCGGAATCATATACCAGTCTTGAAGATGGAGGCGTATAATTCTCAATATCATTTAACGGCAAGACATTACCAGAAAATATGATCTCACCATCTATATTTCCGCCCTTCACCCTGATATTAAGACGTTGACCGGTAAAAGCGCTTTCCACGGCCTTCCATAACATACGGGCTGTCTCCCTAATATCTATATTCTCCCTGATAGCCCTTATATCATCCCATGACGCCTCTTTCAGTATCGTATCGCCAATATTATCCTCGTTTATGGAATCCAGATCCACCTCCTGTACCGTAGATGTATCTACCACAGCCATATCATTGACATCACCTACCTCTCCGGAGGTAAGATAAGCCACGACATTGTCGCTATTCCCAAGGCTTCTGGCCAACGCCGGGGCATCCATATCGCTTATGGCGGACAAGACCTTGGCTGACATAAGTTGCCCCCACTCGCTGGAGCTAAGTCTGGCGCTTATGGATCTGGCCGCCTCCTTATTCCTTGGCACGGATCTAGCCCAGTCACCGAACTTGGACCTGAACTTGTCGTTATAAATAGTCATATAAGCCTCAGCCGCCTTATCAAGATCACTTACGGCTGCTATACCCGCTATCTTATCGAACAAGGTGGATACCTCGCCGGAAGGGGTCAAGACACGGGTTATCTTACCTTCCTTATTCCTTTTAATTACGCAACTCGACATAACTTCATGTTTTTGACAAAGATAAACAAAAAGCCTCCACGAATAAGCGGAGGCTGATATTCTTATATTCCTTATAGAATTTATGACTTAATCCGTATTCTTGCTATTGATGAACTCACTAACGCAATCACCAGCGAAGCCGGCTATATACGCTGCGTGCTCATCCTCTCCGACCTTAAATCCAAGCGACATATTACAGAACTGACACACGCTCATGGCTATATGGAACGACTCATGACATATATTTCTCATCATTATATCATCGTCGCTTGAAAAATTCCAAAGTATGGCGAATTTATCATCATCGTCCCTATCCCTTACCAGATTCACGAAAGACGCTTCCTTATCCATATCATCCTTATCACCCCATTCTCCCTTATGATCCGGCTCCATGTTCTCGAAACGATCACACAACGTCTTATAATCTAATCCAACCGTGATAATCAAATCCAACGGATATATCACGAAATCAAATTTCTTTTCTCTCACGTTACTAAAATTATTAATTTTATTTATCAAATTCACATTCGTATCACAAAATGTTTACTCTAACCGGGTTAAACGCCAACCCGCTACCGATTATCCTACTTACGTAAGAATCACCGAATACTTTTCTTCCGATTCCAATAGTTCCGTTAATATCAGCGTTAATCAATTTCCCGATAGAACTTTGGAACAATCCGCGTTTCTTTCTTTTGCCTAAGTAAACATCATGCTTTCCCAATTTTTCAAAAGCCAGATGATCCACTTTGGAGGTATAGGATTCCTCGTGGACTTGAAAGTCTATTCCAACCAACTTACACTTATAGGATATCTTTTCAACAAGTTTTGAGAATGGAATCTCAACGAACTTCTGGTTTATCCTCTTCCCTAGATTTACTCCATTCTTCCATCCTTTATTCAAACCCACAACAAGATTCCCAATATTGTTTTCAATACAGATATTTACAATAAATCTGCTAACCTTGTGGATTTTATCTTCAATCCAAAAATTCCTATAATTATTTAGCCGTCTAAGTCTCTTTGAAGTTCCCTTATCGCCAATATACGACATCAATCTAGCTCTCTTCTTATTATACCACTGATTGAAGGACTTGATAATCTTGCCGTTTACAATGAAAGGCTTGATACCTACATTACTGATGCATGTGCATAAATTATTCAATCCCAAATCAATCGAAAGAAAATTATCCTTATCAAGATTTAAATCCTGTTCCTTCTTCTCATAAATAACCTCAACCACATAGCAAGTAGCTTGTGGAATTATTCTAACCTGACATAACTTGTTATCTCCTATTTTAGTTTTGATTGGCCGGATTATGTTTTTGATGAAATGAATACATCCATCTTCTTTCAGTCTGCAAGAATTTTTTGTAAAAACTACCATGTTCTGCTTCTTCCCTTTCTTGTATTTAGGCAATTTAGGTCTTGATAGAAATTTAGAAGGATTCTTCTCATATTCCTTCTTTGATTTCATCCAAGACTTTGTTACCGAAAACACTTGAGCTACGACTTGTTGGGACACTACTGATGGTAGATTCCTAAAATCAACCTGATTCTCCTTACATAATTTAGTAGAAAACTCATATTCATTTATGTAATCTCCGGAAAATATACCTTGTCTGACGTTGAAAAGAACATAATTATACAACAACCCGGATTTGAGGCATACATCCTCAAATCGGTTGTCTTTTATGATATGTCTCTCAACTAATCTCATTCTTAATATCTTATGCCATAAATATAAACATTCTTTATGAAATAAATAATTTATTCAACTATAATCCCTTTAATTTTTCTATAACCTCAAAACACATCTTACACTCAATCCTACGATACAACTGCCTTACGCCATCTATCGTAGTCCAATAACGACCACCCTCACGGTGCAGGAACTCGCTCATGACCTTAGTGTCAGACACATCATGCAGGTCATATGAGTCAAAACATAACCTACATATATCGTCAAGATCAAAATAAGTAACCTTATTATACGATATACAACTGATTTGTCTCCCATCAGGAATCTGAACATCGAAAACATTTAGCTCTTCCATTTTTTCAATCAATTACAATTTCCTCAATAATAGAAATAGGAACATTCACGCATACTCCTATGGTTTTCAACCCACATCCGTTACGCCTATTCTCCTGAATCTGCTCCTCTGATAAAGGGGTCTCGATACTACAATACTTTGTGGTATTTTCTTCATAATCATTCTCATCCTCCTTATAAGGTCTATAAAGAACGATATCTCCAGCCTTAGCAGCTAACATAACAATACCATGAACGTCTTTTTTGATCATGCCGATTTTACCTTCATAACCATGGTTCTTGACCAGATTAATGTGTTTTCTTATATCCATATACATAAAAATATGGGATACATATCCCATCACAGACCTGTATCCCCTTATAATAAATTAGCGACAAAAAGCATGGTGATGGACATGCGCCACAAATGTAATTACAAATTTTGTAAAAACAAAGCCGTTTTATGGTAAAATGTCCCTGATGAACCGCACACGATAGCGGTCGTTCTTAATGCTGCTCGTGATGCCATAGCCTGAGTCTACGCGGCCATTGCTGAAGTTCACGTACCATGCTTTTTTGGTGCCAGCTTCAGAACTAGACCAATAGGTGGTGGAAGTATTGAATTGTTGTCCACCAATAGCCGATAATGCGTTATTGACACTCGTCAAGTTCATATATATCAATGAAAGCTCACCACATGATGGGATATACCAATCATCATATCCTTTAGCGTCAACACTAGCTAAGAACGTATTAAGCACATAGCCAATTGTCGCATAGGAAGTATAAGACCCACCACCGGTAGTCACCCTTTTTAATACATTGGAGTTGGCTTCCCCCTTCCAATCAGATAAAGCCCCGTTTGTCAAGGCAGTAACATTTGTCGGAAGGTTAGGAGTACCATTGTATGAACCCGACTCCGATTTTAGGTAACCGTAAACATCATCTCCATGTGCTTTGTTATAATTTGTAATGCCGGTCTGATCCGTATTATATTCACCCCAATAAAAAACGTAAGTGCTGTCCTTCCCAGACCCGGCTATTACGTAGCTTTCATTAGAGTCCTCGTTCTTCTCAATCATAAATCTCTTACCTTGAGCGTTAAGGACAACACCTATACAATCATTGGAAGGTTCGTCCGTTATGCTTCCATCAGGGCGGACGTAAAAAACACCAGGGCAAGTATAATTACACTGACATGGAGCGTCACTCTTCAACACCCCATACACCCGGTTGTCGCTGGTTAACCACCGTTTCCCGTGACAATAGGACAGGCGGTATAGCCAGAAGCACTTGTCACGGTACTTCCGTTCTTTACAAGACCTGTTGATCCATTAGCTCCCACAACACCATACGTCGTATTAGTGTCTGTCCAAGGCACGTTGACGAACATCTTCCCACTACCATCCAGCTCCACCGGATAATTCTTGCCATTCTCCGCATATCCGATCATTACCAACCCAAGGGTCGATGTATTGGCCTTGGCGTATGTGGTGTTTGGAGGTGTCTGCCACGTTCCATCACCACGAAGATACTTACCTTGCGCTCCGGCGGCAGGAGCGGGAACCAAACCGGCCTTTCCGGCGGCGGAGGCAGAAGCGGCTCCCATATTGGTGTATGTCGTGTTGGTATCCGTCCACGGGACATTCACATACATCTTACCATTTCCGTCAAGAACTACCGGGTAATTCTTCCCGTTAGCCGAATACCCGATCTTAACAAGACCCAACTTATCGCTTGTAGCTTGGGTATAAGTCGTGTTATTATCAGTCCAAGGAACATTCACGTACATCTTACCATTTCCGTCAAGAACTACCGGGTAATTCTTCCCGTTAGCCGAATACCCGATCTTAACAAGACCCAACTTATCGCTTGTAGCTTGGGTATAAGTCGTGTTATTATCAGTCCAAGGAACATTCACGTACATCTTACCATTAGCCAAAAGCACAGCGTAGTTCTTTCCATTAGAAACATAGCCGATCTTAACCAATCCTAAGGTGTCGGCCGTGGCTTCATTATACGTTGTGTTATTATCCGTCCACGGAACGTTAACGTAAGCGTTGCCGGACGAATCTACCTGAACTTTATAATTCTTTCCCGAAGTCGCATATCCCACCTTAATACCACCAAGAACGGTAGCGGAGGATGTCGGAGGGGTGAAGGTGCTAGGCTTACCCGTAACCCCGGACCAAGGCACGGAGGAGGCCTGACTGGCCGTGTAAGGCTCATACCCATCCTCACTGCTTAATTTAGACTCGTCTTTTATCAGATACATCTTACCTGTAGACTTGACCTTTACCGTATCACCGCTTTGAGCCGTAGCGGTGGTAAGGGCGAATCTAGCCGTATCATCAGCTACCACGATCAATCTCTCCAAAGCCGCCTTAGGTAACCTATCTATGCTGATGGTTCCGGACGCAATCTTAGAGGCATCAAAATTAGCCAATGTCGTGGAGATAGTTACGTTGCTTCCGAAGTCCGATGAGACACTACCAGTAACAGCCCCGGACAGCGCTATGGTCCTAGCCGCCTGTAATTTCGTGGCGGTAGGGGCATTATCTGTCTTAAGAGCATATTTGGTAAGATCAATATCATTAGCCTTATCCAAAAGCTGATCTATCTGCTTACCATTGTATTTACCTTGAAAATCTTCCATATCAAACTTATTTTTTGCTCAAATATAGTTATATACATAAATACCAAGAAATCGAGGGGGGGGAGATACGGGTAAGTGTCAGAAACTGCCGTCCCCGTGCAGGAATCCGCTACGGAATATAATAGCCTTGTCTTTAAGTTTCTGGACAGACTCCCATTCCCATTCACCCTCACAAGGCTTAACGACATACTTATTCCCCCATGTCTTAAACTTCCTCTCTATAACAAACATCTCTGGGTCTTTTAAGACATGGAAGATACTTCCGACAGGGAAATACTTATCAGTCCTCAATATAACACGATGATGTTTCTCGTCATATTCAGGATCGCCTACGATACGTGCCTTATAAAATTGGAAATCATTTAACGTCTGATCCACTGGCTCTATCCAATAATACCCCTTACCCATTGCAGTTTGTATTTAATTATCTATATTTGCGGTGTAGTAACTCATAATGTTTTAAGTGATTTTCAACCAAAGGGGAAGGGTGTCCGTGAGGATGCCTTTTTTCATTCCCGCCCACCCTTCCTATGAACAAAAGATCTACCTCGAACAAATGTAATCATAATAAAGCTACGGTCAAAAAGAAACCCTATCGGTATTCTATTGCCGACAGGGTTCTCCAACGTTGTATCAAACTAAATCATATCACTCCATTTGATTGTGTCACCGACGAAGCACCGCACCGCCAGATACCTTACGAACGCCGTCCCTTCCGGGGCGTCAGGGTCTTCCAGATAAGCCAAGACAGCCTTGACTATTTTCTGGTCGCAATCCAATACCTTAGGAAAGTAGTCGCTATAGAACATAGCGAACAGATATTGGATATCTCCCCAAGTGGCGTTATCAGGTTTCTTGGCCCCGCATTTATCGAACATCTGCTTAGCGTCCTCCATCGTCCATCTTCTCTTGGATCCGTCGGCGTTAAGCATCTTGTCAGCGGCTTCCCTAGCCAGCTCCTTGGAAAAGTGATATCCATGGGTGTCTATATACCGCTTATAATCCGGGTCATCGGCGTCTGCTCCTCAGTAGTAACGACTCCTGCGTCCCCTGCGCATATACGGCTCGGTACCATCGAACTCGTCACGGATGCCACGCTCACCGAACCATCCCCTGCGATACATCTCGTCCTCACGTTCATGGAGTCTCTCGCGTTTCTCAAGCTCACGCTCGTCACGTTCCAGCTCCCTCTCGCGTCTTTCAAGATCACGCTCACGGCGTTCTAGCTCATCCATTCTGCCGTCATGCTCCTTGCCATAATGGTCATATATTCCACCACCATAACCCATGTAAGTCCCATCCGAACGTCTGCTACGTCCACGGCCGCCTCTACGATCGTAGATCTCATCATCGTAGTCCTCATCGTGGCCGCCGCCTAAATCTATAACTCTCATCTTAACCTAATTTTTTAATTAACAACTCTTTTAGCTCATCGAAAGAGGATCCCATCCTATCGACTTTCTCCTCAAGATTCTTGATCTTCCGGTCTTGATCCTTAGTCTGCTTAAAAGCCGGATTGATTTCCTCAAGGATCGAATCACAAGCCTCTAGTGTCCTCCTATGCTTATCGATACTATCGAGAATATCGGAGCTGGTTCTCTTAGCGGCGTTAAGCTGGTTCATGATCGGATCGACCGAGCAGGCCAAAGTTATGTTATTGGACATAGCGACATCCCTGCTCTCCGGTACGACATAGGTCATGGAAGACCCGTTTATCTCCACGGTAAGGTCTATCACCCTATCCTGTAGTTGCTGATATTGCCCCATCTGACCCATCTGGGGTTGCTGGAACCTAGGCTCGGACACGTTAACCACATTCCCCATCCTGAACACCGGAACATCGGATGTATCCAGCGTATATACTTGAAATCCTTTCTTTAAGTCTCTAAACATATCTCGATTTTTAAGCGGGAGGGAATACCCTCCCATTAGACATCCAATCTAACCTATTCCTCATCAACAGTCGTCTCCGACGCCGAGGCGGAAGTTGTAGGCACACAGCAATCCATGAGCCTCAATACACCCCTTACCTTGTTGAAATAAACAAGGCGTTCGGTGTTGTTAACCATAGCCGCTCCGGTCACAGCCACGTTGATCGGATTCACCACAGCCACGCCGGTTACCGGGCAGCATGTGTCATTACCTACCGTGGATACGGTGCTGTTCGCTGGAATAGCTATCTGTACTGGCAATGTCTCGCCTGTTGTCGGAACCACCTGCCGGATTTTCAGCAGCAGAAGGCCCTCGCATGGCAAGGACAGCCATATCCTTGGGTTGATGCCAAAGATGGTGTTGGTAGTAGTCACTACCACGTTCTTCGTGACCAACTCATAAAGAGACCCTATTTTAGAAACACAAGCCATAATAGCCTCCTTCCTTTATAGAGTTAAATAGCGGCGTTTCCGTTGTTGCAGCATCCATTGTTGCACCCACATCCGTAATTACCTCCATAAAATGCTTGACCCCATCCATAAGTCTGGTAAGGAGAGCATGAAGGATAAGCCGGCACAGGGGTAGGTCTCAACTGGTTGATCAAATTCTGAGTCTGTTGCTGAGTCAACGCGGAGGCTTGGTAAGCCGACCTTTCATCACGCAACTGATTGATCGTATTCTGCATCTCACGCATTTCCAATTGACAGAATTTATCATTAATCAAGGTTGTTTGAGCATCAATCTTAGCGCTCAAGATATTGAACTGCGTAGTAGCCTGCTCACGATTATTTGTCAATCCTTGGTTGATGTTACTCTGAAGAACATTGGTTTGCTCTAACGTCCGTAATTGATTGTCAAAGCCTTGCTGCGTTATCATATTTTGAGTAGCGCACGTGCTTTGGTTGATCAAAGAACTCAAATTGCAGCAGCAAGAGCTGATCTGATTGCCGATCTCACAACCTTGTTGCTGTACGGCGTTAATAACAGCCTGAGAAGTCATACCTACCTGACCAGCTACCTTATCGATAGCGCCTTGCACGTTACAGATAGCGCTTTGCAATTGAGTAGTAGTACAGTTCAAGGCGTTAGCGATCTGCTCGATAGCGCTTCTGTTACCTTGGATAGCCTGCATCAGAAGCTCACGACCATAGTCGTTATTCAATTGAGCGGGAAGACCATTAGCGCAGTTCTCACCACCGTTACCAAAACCATTGCCAAAGCCACGGCCGCCCCATAACCAGAACAGGACGATGATCCACAACCACCAACCGTTAGCCCCGCCGAAACCGTCTTGGTTGTTACGGCCGTTCATCAAGGCCGCCACTAAGTTCGGATCCATCTTATTTCCGCCTATTAAGTTGGCGAACATCCCCGGAATCATAGATAATAAACCGTTAGTGGCGCTTCCACTACCGGAACCCATACCGTCTAACAAAACGATTTTGTCTCCACTTGTACCCATGTCTATTTATTTTTGAATTAATAATAACCCCACCTGATGGCGGGCGTTACAAAGTTCAAAAATTAACAGTCCTAAAATCGTGATATGTGTCATCATCAAAGTACGTCATGTCTTGTAAATGGTATTAATAACGACTGACGAGAGACAAAAAATCCGGAGCGTATCACTACGACCCGGATTCATCGCAAATCTATAAAATCCAATGTTTCAATGCTCGAAAGAAAACGTCTCACGACGTCAAAGAGAGATTAACTACACGAAAAATCTCGCATCAACTTATTTGTATTAGCAGTGTATTCATTAACTATCTTACTGGATGAGGGATCATCCTCTATCCTTGACAGGCGGTTATCGTCACTCCTTACCGTAACGTCACCCATCCTTCGTACCACGTTTTCTTGATATGATGATGGATCGGAGTATATAAGATCATCAACGAACCTGTATATCGCACCATCAACCGTCTCACCTACCTTCTCATATAAACCGGATTGGAATGACACGAAATCATCATACCTCCCACGAGCCAAGAACGAACCGTCCGGTCTCGCCTCGACGCCGCCGTTGACCTCCCGGAGCAGGCCCGGATTCCTTTGGTACAGATACCTGTAAAACCCGGCATCCATCATCCTATCCTGACTATCCAGATAGAAAAGGTTTCTCATGCTACTGTCACCGGACTCGATAGCCACGTCAAACAGAAGATCCCTTACCTGACCTTCCGGCAACGACATCTCCATGCTTTTTAACGTACCTCTGTCATGGTGGTTCAAAGATACATTATAAAATCCATTAAAATCAAGGAAACGTAAGACATTATTATATAAATCCGATTTTTTTAACCTTTCCTTGATCTGGATCTTCCTCAACGATGTACAGGATTTGATAAAATCCCGATCCTTTCCCTGCCTAGCCTCGTATCTCCTGAACTCCCGATCAATATCGACATCATCCATCTTAGGGGTTACGGGATGCTGGTATATCAATCTGGTAAGGATCATGTTCTCTGTATTCGAGGATGAGATGTTGGACATAACTAGCTTCTTTATGTTATCCTTGACCACGCCAATATCGGAACGGGAAGCCCCTGCGGGAACCACGCCAGCCGGCAAGTACGAGGGCCGCTCTATCCCGATATCGGCCAACATCTCATAGGCCTGATCGGTGTCGGTTATCGGGGCCGTGTTATGGTACGTATTCCTACTAATATACAACATGCTCCTATCATACATATCGGAAGGGGATGTATTCCCGGACCTTACATACACCATTCTATCACCGGTAGAGTAAGTATCCTGAACCTCGTATATCGGATTCCCTTTTCCTGTTATCCTATCAAGATCGGAGATAAAGCTATCGTATACCGAATTGCCGGCCTGTATGGAAGACAACATGACGTCCAGCGACGCCATAAGATCACGGATATCCTCAGGTCTGGATATAACCATCTCATCGCTGATCGCCTCGCTTATATCCACGCCCATGTCGGCAAGATCCATGGCTATGTCATGCAGACGTCCGGCAACGTCCCTGATGTCCTTAAAATCATCCATATCGATTATCTCCCCAACCTTATCCCTTAGACCCTTCATATCCTTAGGCATACTGATATACGGTGTGGTACTATTGAAGTACGAGTCGGTAATCGTATTTCCGTCCTGACTCCGAACCTCCATACGGGTCATATTACGATACGTGTCATACATCCGATCTGCGTAATCCTGATCCTCCTGATACCGGAGTGCCAAGGAAGGGTATGGGATGGAGGCGAAAGCCTGATCGAACTCCCGGCGGTCGCTGATACCGCCTACCGCCCTCATGATCGTATCCCTTACCTCTATTGGATTCAAGCCCCTTCTCTTTCCTAACGAGTCATATGTATCCTCATATATCATATAATCATCACCAAGGCCTGACTCGGAGGACAGGAAATACATATCCTTCTCATTAAGATTCCCCTCAGACATAAAATCGACAATCCTCCTCATCATATCCCTTACCCGCTCATACTCCGATCGGTTAGTCATGATATTATCAATCTCATCAGCGTCATACATCCCAGATCGCTCAAGATTGTACCTATTGAGGAATATATCACCGCCGGAAAGGAAGTTAGATACGATCATATCATTAAGATCATTGATATTATCAACACCCAAGGAAGTAAGAGTATTATTAATATCCTTAACCTCATCGGCCATGAAATTGCCGGCGAAATAGTTCTTCCGCTTGATAAAGGACATGACATCATCATACCTAGGTTCCCCATTACTATCCAGATCATATTCTGATGGCATGGACATCCAGTCGCCAAAGAAGGACACGAAGTCGGGGGAGTAGGCCGTACCCCAGACCGATAAGGCCTGCTTCTGGTCGCCAAGCACCTCCATCGCCCTTTGGTATAATCCGGATGGTTGGTTATTAGGGGCAAGGACATTATCTACCCTACCCTCCTTATTTTTTATAACATAACAAGATCTGCCCATTACTAAATCGTTTTGTTACAAAGATATAAAATCCCATCTACTCTCACGAGCGGACGGGATACCAAAATAACAACATAATAACAAACCTTATGTTTCTACTGAAAAGTACAAATCATTTTGCCGATCCTCACGGACAGGCAAAAGCTCAATCCTAAATTACAAAAAAAATGGAATTTATCGTTTAGCGAAAATCTCCTATACGATCAAAATATCTTTTATTATTTTCTACAATATTAAAATCATGTTTTTTAATAATGTCTTCGACTTGATCTTTCCTTAAATGGAACCATTCTCTATCAATATTATATACACTATATTTAGAATGAAGAATAGACTCTATATCCTTATCTACATATGCTATCATGTGAAAATACACATTAGCAACCCTCAACGCTTTCTCTCTTGCACATATATCCTTAGATTTACCAATCTTTACAAGACCATTGTTTGCATCTAATCCAATATAAGTAAATTGCATCTTTTTATTATCACTACGTGATATTTCCCTTAATGAAGAAATAGCACACATTGTAAAATCGTATAAATCATAAATATCAAAACTCATACATCTAGGCATCATTCTACTCACAAACTCGGCCAATTTTCTATTAGCTTTCAATTTATTGGAAATAGTGAATTTAATGCTATCAATGTTACTATCCGTATTCAATATAGTTATATTATAAACAACGCCATTAAACATATGATCTATGCACATCTTATCAAGAATATATTCTCCATAGCCATATTTATATAATTCATCCTCATATTCTATAGCTGCCGATATAAAACGATTGTACAACATCAAGGTATAATCGAAATCAAAATCACTATGACCAAACAGCATCATCAATGCATAATGAATAAAATTACCATAATCGCTATCACTTGAAGTTATAGTGCAATCCTTGATAATTAAAACGTCATTATTATCAACATATTTAAGATCGTCTACAAAATTCCTTACAACAACATATAGTTCTTCTGAATATAATGGAGGATCAGTATATTTCAACTTTCTCTTTTGACAAAAATAATCCAAATCGTCATATAACTTCAAAATATGTTCTTTATCCATAATATAAAACAACAAGGACCATTGGCGTCCGTTATTCCACCAATAGCCCTCATCTATCGCCTACGCCTAGGCGAGTTAATATCTTCTTATGGCCCAATAACGGATGGACACCGCAAATATAAGACCTTATTTTGAAACTACAAACAAACAGGAGATATTTTTACAAAAAATGTAATCAGCCATATTCCTCTGTCATATATAAAGCGTAGCTATACCTATCCTCTATCATCTCCACCACCTTCTTGATATCAGATAAAGTTAGTTTCTTTATCTCCATATTCCTACTATCCATCCTGACAAAAGAGTTCTTGAACTCCTGCTCGGTTATGGCATCCAACCTAAATAGATTATATTTTATAAGTAACTGGGTTACGTCAAATATCAGGATATTAAGATCAATATCATCCTTCAACTCATCAAGAAGATCACGCATCATGGCTTTGATAGCATCAGTATCAAGTTCCAGCTTCTCGGCTTCCTTCATTAACTTCTTGATAATACCATTGTGCTCAATTATGATGTTAGCATTATCATCATCGGTAGGTAGAAGGATATCCATCGTACATTTTATACCAACCTTATCACTAAGTCTTTTATTGAACTCAGTCATATAATCAAAAGCCTGATCCCTGCTTAAGGCGTATGTATGATCAAGCAACTGCTTTTGTCTGACCTTGACAAAATAGTTACTGGTGTATAACATCATCAAGACCTTTACTCGCTGGATGCGTAGGTCTTGCATGATCTTCCGATGTAAAAAGGCATCTAATTGCATAATATAAAGAGTCCCCACCGGGGCCATCACACACCCGACAGGGACCAGCTTTTAAATATCTTACTCGTCAGGTGATGGGCTGACGCCGCAAAGATAAGTCAAGATATTTTATTTAGCAAGGATTTTCCGCCTCATTTTCTCCAGATACTACGTTGCCGTCGGAAACCAAAGACTTGTCCTCGGCCGCCTTCGTAGGCGAAGCGGAACCCGATTGGGAGCTGGACGGGTTGACGAACGGGGTCTCCGTATCCTCGAAGAACGTCTCATCCCTCCTGATACTCATCCTGAACTTAGGGGCTATGAAAGGATCGTTATTAAGATCGATGTTGATCGTAACGTCATTCATCAAAATATCCTCCTTAGTCCTGGAATCGCCTATCCACCCTCTTACGTCAGTAGTCATAGGCATCTTACTAGCCGCTTCCTTGACAGCCCCTAGCCGTTTCTTGATAACATCCACGTCTCCCGTCAACGGAATCATATATGTCTTATTATCCAACCCGGATCTGGCTATAGCGTTATTAAGATCCATTATATCATCAATACTTACGCCTCCGCCTAGACCTTCCATAATCCTATCAGCCATCGATCCGATCATGGATGAGAATGATGATATATCCTGATTTTTCAATCTTACGGGGTACAGGTAATTTCTTCCATTTCCTGTCTTTATAGCTACAACCGGGATACGCGAATTTTTATAATTACCATACTTGTCCCTAACGATAGCCGTACAGAACGGGAATATGTTATACCTAATATTATCCTTCATCGTAACCTCCCCGTTCTCTATATATCCTACGCTCTCGACCTTACCAACCGTCTCATTGGTAAAGTCATTTTCGGATACCATCAACGTACCATTATCATCACTTATGCTAAAATTAGGTCTTCCCGGCAAAACACTGGTAACTGTGCCTACGAACGGTATATCAATCTCGCCAGCGACAGATCCTACATTATCCCTATACAACTCAAAGGCCATACTCCTTAAATCAGCGTTACTTCCTTTTGAGTCCGGGTCATTGGCTTTCAGTACCGAGACGAAATTGCCATCGCTATCCACGATCTTAATAACCATATTATCAACCAGCTCTCTGTAAGCCGACTTAGTCTCATCAGAATTAGGATCAACGGCGTTAAGGCTATTGTATTTATCATACAGTCCCTTGGTGTATGGATCTGACATATCCATCTTAAACCTTACCATATCACCCTTGCGAAGGCTAGCCGCTGCTTCCTGATTCACCGACTCGTTATTAGACCCAAACGTATCACCCGTATAATAAGGGACAATAGACCCATCCTGCCCCTTGCGATACACCATGAACCAGTTGGAGGTCGATAAGGCGGTCTGCCGCCCCAGTATGACACCGGTAGCGTTCTCGAAAGCCTGAGCGTCATCCTCACTAATCATCCATCTTGAATGATTCTTGGACTCAATAACGCTGAACATGTTCGTCCCATCAGTAAAATCCATCACCATCTTATCATCCATAACATATTCACCGGGCGTGACGAGAGCCTTAAGCCCGGATCCCGCCATAAACCTGTCAAGCCTCATTCCTCCTACCTCATAATACATGACCCCACCGATCTCCCTCTTTTGAGCCATCAACACCACCGGATTCTGGGCGGCGTTGACCTCCGTCCTGCCGGTGGATGTCCCGGGTTCGCTCTCCGTGAGAACATCACCCATAGGTATAGACTTATCGTAATCCTTGACAACCATACTTCCATTATTATACAGCCTCATCCATTCCACGAATTGAAGAAGAGGATCATCAGAATAATTATTGATAATATCAATAGCCTCATTAAGTTTATCCTGATCAACTTCATTCCCGTTGTCAATATCATTCATAAGATCATTGTAAGTCTGTATAGCCCCCTTAACCTGATCCTGATCAAGACCATTAATGTTTATATCTATGATATCATCAATAGTATCTCTGATGTTATTTAAGACGTTATCGTTGGTATTTAACCTATCTATCATTGACCTAATCTTATTAAGCCTAGCTATAGGATTATCGCCAAACCCATTTACAAGATCATTGATACGATCCTTATTATTATCATATATCTGCCTCTCCCTAGGAGATAAGATATCCTCATTACCGTTCCATATCTTTATAGCTATATTATTGATTCTATCATCAGAAGGATTTATGATATCCTCATTATCAGGTACATTCTCAACGATACCGCCCTCATCAGCCTTGATGTCATTCTCCATAGATCTGGCGATCATATGATTATAGGTCTTGAACATAAATGCCTCGTCCTCTCCTATAAGACCATCTTGATAAGCCTTATCTATGGCCTGATCATTGGCATAAAGGGAATTAGCATCAGGATCATCGGTATTCCTGAAATCATACTTGCTGTCATCCTCCTCATAAGTCTTCCCCCATGCGTTCGATAATATCTTCATGAACCCGCGCTCCTGCGCCCGGATGAATCTTCTGTCACGCATACGACGAAGTGACTCGTTTATATTCTTGTAAGCCACAAGATTATGACGATACTCGCTAAGCAACGCCATAGCCTCCTTATGATTATCAACCCCACGGATAGATACGGCATTCTCAAAACCGACTATAGTCTCATAAGCTGCCATAAGATCGGCGGCGCTGATCCTTGATTCATCCCTGTTTAATAACAGCTTAGATATATCTGTCTCTGAGTTAACTAACGTAGCTAATCTCCTCTCCAAAGCAATCCTATCCTCCGTCAATTTAAGAAGTCTATCATTCTCATTGGCTAACTTGACCTTATCAGACTCAAGAGCTTCCTTAGATGTGACACTCTGCTGAAGCTTCAAAACATTCTTCTCCATTTTCTGTATATCATCTGTAAGCTTCCTGAGTTTCTCAAGATCCCTACTCGAATCAGGATTAAGACGAGAATATATATCTAAAGCAGATCCTATATCCGTATTGTATATCCTTCCTAACTGATTAGCGATATCATCCAAGTTATCCTTAGCCTCAAGACCGTTATAAGCCATGTTGGAGATATAGGTGTTAAATGATCTATTGGATATACCATCGGTAAGGGAGTCGGCAAATCTGCTGGCCATAGTAAAATTATCAACCTTCTTATTGAACTCACTGATAAGGTTGGACTTATACTCATTTACCTGCTCATCTGTCATATTCATATCGGAGGCTATATCGCTATTAGGTATAGACTCGATGACTGTCTTGAAATTCTCCTTAGTATCATCTAACATCCCCATTTCCTGATCATAACGAAGACGATTGAATACGGCATCACTAAAAGTCTTATCTACGATTCTAGAATTAGGTATATCGTCAGCGTTATTATCCGTACTTAAGCCTGATAATTGAGCGTTCAGGGCCATGCTGCCACGAATAGCTTGGACAGCCGCCGAGGTCAAGGCGCCGGCATTAGTGTTGTAGGCCTCCACCATCCCCTTGTTACGGGACATGTCTTGGCTCCATTCCCTTATACCGCCTAGACTCCTTCCACCCATAACCGATCCGATAATCATACCGATGCCGATCTCCTTCCAACCCTCATTAGATCCATAGGTCTCCTTGAATCCGTTCTTTATAGCTTCCATATAACCTATATTCTGACGGATGGCCATAGGATTATATCTTGATTCCACCCAATCCTCTGCGGACTTGCTGGATACACCTTGAAGACCTTCCTCGAACAAACCCTCAGATACCGGTCGCTTAATGATATTAAACGTATTACCAGCTATTTTCTGCCATTTCTTTGGTGTTATAGCCCTTAGTGCACCGTTGTCCATTCTCTCGGCTCCTACGCCAAATATATTGCGTTTTATGAACTTATCCACGCCCAGATCCATGCCAAACATATCACCGAACATAGCTATATTGGATAACGTAAGGATACCGATATTGGCAGCGAATATAGCGTTAGCGGCATCAGCATTATCAGCTCTGAACTTCATGAGTTCCTCATATGAGGCTTCTCTACCATAGGCATTCCTGTAAGCTTGCTTGAAGTTTTCCTCAGACTCCATCAGCCCGCTCCTTGATTCCACGGAAGCTTCCCAAAACGTAGAAGTACTCATAAAAGTCAGGTTATCCAACCCCTTGCCTATACCACGACCTATACGAGCAGCTCTTAGCATAGCATTAAACCCTGTCTTTGTAGCAGAAGCAGCCTTCCCCATACCGGCAATCGTAGCACCTATCCTAGCCCCCATACGAGCGGCATTCATAAGACCAGCTCCAGCGAAGGCGTAAGATGACAAAACGGCTCCAGCCGTAAATGCCGCACCAGATAGAAGATCATTCGTCCAGAAATTTGTAGTGAGCATGCTTTTAAGGAACCCGGCATCTCTCTCCTCCTTGCTGTAATAATGATTAAGCGTATAATCACCTCGCTTATCCATATCATCTAACCAATCGGCAAAGCCGTTATCAGATATGGCGGATAACGTCCCTTTTGTAACAAGTTCCTTTAATCCGTATATAGACTGACCTACGCCCCCTATACCATACAATGTGGACTTATAGATGAATTTACCCAATCCTCTATAAGTCTTCTCCCAACCGCTTTGGTTCTTTGATAGACGATCATCATTATCCACGTTATTGATATAACTCTCGTATTTTGGAATCCATTCACCTGTTGACAGCCTATACCTTGAATCACGAAGGTTGATCCTACTTCCAGTTATATCATAATTACCCTTAGGGATACCCGTCTCGTTTATCATCTGAAAAAGCGGATTCCTTGCTTTTACATCATCATGATAAGATGTCTCTACGGAATTTTTTATACCCTCTACTAATGATGGAATACTTCTGCTTCCCTCTCTAGACAAAACATCATTATCCATATCCGATGAACTGCGCATGCCAACAGGTATAGGGATAGAAGAAATATTATCCTTAGAAGGCATGGGAGATGGAATTGATGGAGTAGGGACATAGTATCCCTGACTCTTCATCACATTCCATATATCGTTATTATTATTGCTCATTTTTTCCATCTATTTTATCCATAGTCTCTTTATCCAACACCGAAAGAATATTGCTAAGATCAGAGTGCTGCTCATTAATATCTCTACCCTTAACAATAACGTCTTTATTGATAGCCTCAACCACGGCTTGGGTAAGATACATCTGAGGACACATATTTATAATCTTCATGATATTATCAGCATAATCAGTATTATATTCCAACACCTTTAGAGGTGTCCCGGTCCTAGCCTGCCCGTGAAAATAAACGCCAACCTCAACACCTCCAGGAAAGCCCTTGGCTTTAATATCATACGATTTGTAATTTCTTAAAACCGTATTAATAATCCTGATAGCTCTTTTATTAAGCTCTGATGTAGCTAGTTCATTGTTCTGAATATTGTACTTATCAACCATCCTAGAAGCCTCCTCAGCCGCATTCTCGATAGTGGCGAAAGCGCCAAGTGAATTAGCTTGCGCCCATTTCTGATAAGGCCTATTGGTCGTGGCAGAAAAAGATACAGGGATGATCTTAGATTCGTAATCTTCAGATCTTACATTCCTTTCCCTTTCGTACAAACTATACCCCATACTATCTAATTCCTCTTTAGTAACTTGAACCGTAGCGATATTCTTTCCGCCAGCCATAGCTACCAAATCAAATGTATTGGGATTATCCGTAGGACGAGCATACAATATGTAATTATTAAGCCTGCTATCTTTATCCTTATTCAAGAAACCAGCTCTTGACAAAAGCAGACTCTCTAATTTAGCATGCATACGCCTATCTTCTTTAGAGGCATTGGTAGAATTAGAGAACGACCATGATCTTGGAGCAAACTCGTCATATCTTCTTTCATAGACCATTTTAGAATCCTGAATAGCCTTAGCTATATTACGACCTATATTGGATGAAGACCATTCTCTTCTAAGCGTAGGTCCGTCAGCTCTAGACATATTCTTACCTAAGATCTTGATCATTTTATCCCTACTAGTCATATCGACATTATCGCTATTCATTACCGGATTGTCTACACGACTATAAGTTTTAGCTATATCATTTATATCCTCCAGAGTGAAATTTTCTCCTGAATATCTATTTAACAAATTTATATAAGATCTCATCAGCTCCGTATTAGCTATAGATCTATCCGCATAGTTGATGTTCTCGCTTATCAATCCAGCTATAGCGGAAACCTTTAAAGCATCTTCTGGTGAATACTCTTTCCCTCCAATAATAGCTCCATTCTTACCAACATCCCTCGCATTAACCATACCATTGTCAGTATATGTATCAATACCTCCAGTAACATAGTCCTGATCCCTTACAGCATCATTAAGGATATTTTCCGTAGCGACATCAAAAGCATTTGTGAGATAATCAACTTCCTCATCCATGATCTTACCATACCTATTCCTGTTGTCATTCGCTGCCATAAGAGCCTCGTATTTATTCACCATATTTGGGGTTGATGATAATACAGAACTTGACGCACCGCCATTATTAGTGATCCATGCCATAATATTCTCGCTATTAACACCACCAGGATATATAGAAGGATTGTTTTGTATATCGTTCTCTATGCCTCGTAGATCAACAGGATTTATGGATGATATTAAATCCTTCTCACCTGTCGATATATTATTCTCATTCTGAATATACTGATTGTCAAATATATTTTCAGGGGTGACATTAGGCTGAACTTTCTCTAGCTCAATCATAACACCCGAAGAAGCGCCGGAACTGTTACCATCTTCTTTAGCCATTATCTCCCTAAGCTTAAGATTCTGATCTATTTCCTTGGATTTTTGCCTCCATGAGAACTCCCGCTCCTTGAAATCAAGATCTCTTACTTTAAAATAATAATCATCCGCACTATAGCTTTCTGATGAATTATTGTATGACCATCTAGCAGATACGCCATCAAGAAACTCATTACGGACAATAAACTCCCCTGCCCTAGCGGGATTCATATTGTTGCCAATAAAGGATGTGGCCTCCTCCACTAACGCACGGCGCTGCTCCCGAACCTCCTGCAACGAAGCCTCGATAGCCGCCTTAGCGGAAGGGCTGGCCTCCGCCCCTTTGAGTTTGGCTAAAAGAACGCTCTCTTCAGCATCAAATCTAGAAACATATTTATTAACAAACTGTTCAGTAGTCATACCACTAAACATGCCAGGATTGGTCATGGCTAAATACTGCCCCTCTATCTGCATCTGAGCTTTAGCATTCTGAGATATAGACCTAGCCGCTATTGATCTAATTTGAGATTGACTCATCTCATCAACAGTAATATCCCTCATCCTCCCGGTAGGTTTACCATCCACTATTTCAGGGACAGAAAACTTCTTTCCCTTATTAAGACTAACGAAATCTTTCATCATCTTATTCATTTCCTCATTATAATCCGTATAAGGAGTATAATGAATAGGATTCATCCTTGTCCCAACCTGACCGTCATTAGCCCATTCATAAAACGGCAACAAAGCGACAGCCTCATTTATAGCACTATATTGCTTTGGATTATTAAGTTTCATATCCTCGATCTTCTGAGAGAAAGACCTATACTCCCTAGTGCCGGCAATAGCGTTCAACACACGGGTATCCAGAGCCTCCCCAAGACGAGCCTGTATACTTCTGGCTATACCATCAGAAGCCAAATTAGATTTACGATACACATTATTCACGTCCTGTATCAACCCATTTAACCTATTCTGAAGATATTCCCTATCCTGAGGTTTTATAATGTCAGAATTGATAATATAATCAGCATACTCGTTTATAGCCTGCCGATTGGTATCTATCTTCTGCTGCATGTACCCCATCCCCTGCATCATGATATCCATGTTGTAGGGTGATACGTACTTGCCGTAATTCCTTAATATACTATATTGTGAAGCCATCTTTTATCCTTTCTTGCCTTTAGTTACTTCCTGAGCAGGATACAATTTCCTGTAACTCAATACATCTCCCTGAGGATCCACTATCAATTGCCCGTTCGGACCGATCTTGACATCCCCGAATATAGATCTTAATGTGTTCATGGTCGTAGCCGTGTTCCATTTCTGCTGGATCTCGTCATTCACGCTATCAAAATATCTAGCCCAATTCTCGTCATTAATAGCCAATCCCTGCAATATCCGTTGCTGATAAGCTTGACGTTGCGCTATGTTCTTGTCATAAGTATTCGCCCATGATTGAGAATTGACATTATCAGCCCAAGTTCTTTGAGCGACATTGCCCTGCTCTACCTCGTTAATATACCTACCTATATTAGAACTCATGATAGCCTGTAGGTTAGATGATAAAGCTCCTCTTTGAGAATCCGGGACATTACCCATCTGATCCAATTGTGATTGGAAAGCACGATTGGCTTCAACCATATACTGATCCGCTGATCTCAATACCGGATCCACGGTAGGAGCGTAATGCCTTTCCAGACCTTCCGTTGTCACGGATCCCGGAGTCATCCTGAACACCTCAGGAAAATCAAGACCACCACCTACTATATTTCTTCCTCCCCTATTGTTATCCGACTTATCTGTATTTGTATTGGTATTCGTCTTAGGAAGGGTACTAGCATCAATAAGTTCAGGCATATCCAACTTAACATCAGGATCCTCCACATCACCTATATCCATAGGACCGGGAGCCACCTTATGCGGGTCAAGTATAAAATCAAGACCTTCCATGCCTTTCATGGATCTTAACGCCTGCATCTTAAGCATATCCTCCCCAAGGATCTTATTAACAATATCTTTATTCTTGTCAGAAAACAGTTGACTGAAATGAGTGATACCAGCGTCGTTAAGAGCTTTATGCTGTTCCTCTGTAACAACATCCAGACCGATCATAGGACGAGATGAGGAATATTGACCAAACTTATTGTCTCTCATCCTATCATGATATGAGGCTTTCTTATCTTCCGGGTAATTACCTTGGCTATCCTCGCCTCCAAAGGAAACGAGTGTCGTATAATCCCGAAGCGCCTCTGCGTTGGCGATGATCGGGTTCTCCGCCGTGGCCAAGCCCATCCACCCACCAGTAGTGCTGTATATAGCATCCTGAAGAGCCTTGGCGGCAGTAGCCTTCGGAGCGCTCATATAAGCATCATAAGCCAAAGGCATGAACGTCTTATAATACTCCAGCCTCTCATCGGTATTAATACCGCCATAGGAACCATCCTGACCCTGACGTTGATACCCGAACGTGTTATCCTTATTATTGTACTTGTTCTCTACAGGACGGAAAGTAAGTAGGTAATCGAATAAAGAACTACCACCTTTCTCCATCTTCTGACGAATACCAGCCACTTTCTTAAGCAATTCTTTCTTAGCCTCAGCTATATCCTCCTCCGTAAGACCGTATTCTTTCATGGATCTGGATATGATGTTATCTATCTCACCTCCCTTGGCGAAATACGTATCCTCATCCTTCTTCATCTTCCGGTCTTCCTGCTCCTTGTATATGACATTAGCGAAGTCCGTAAATCTCCCCTCTAATCCATTAACCGTATCGTTACTATCATTTATGGCCTTAGATAATACAGAGGCGTTTAAACGTTTCGTATTCTCGTCATCTATCTTATCGTTTTTCTTCAGCTTCTCCAGCGCCTTTTTCTGATCATCGTAAGCCGATTTAAGACCGATCTTAGCCTTATACCTGTCCATTAACGTAGCATACGTATCCTTAGGCGTGGCTTTGATCCCATACGTATCTCTGATATATTTAGCGAAATCCGGCTCTATGGTTGTGTCGTCGGTAATAACCTTCGTTCCCTGCTCCAAGGAAACGGGGGTTCCACCATCGGCGTGCTTCTGCCCCATAGCCTCCATCGGCGCCTCTCCGGGCTGCGTCACGTACTCACCCTTCTCGACCTCTACGTTGGCTTGATCTTCCATCGACTTAGGTAACGGATACAGATACTCACCGGTAAGACTACCACTATCGAACCTGTTATTAGGTCCTAGATAAATACCTCCTCCATCCTTATACTGCATCTGGGATTGCCTTCTCTGCCTAGCCTCACGCTCCTGAGCTAACCTGATATTGGTACGAGTACCTTTCTCAGACGCTATCCCAGAAACCACGTTACGAGCCAACCCCATGATACCACTAATTCCTGAGGCTATGGTGGTTATCGTATTAGCTGTTTTAGCCCCAGTGGATAAATCACCATATCTCTCGCTTCTCATACGCCCTATACCACGACCCATCTGAGTGAATCTAGACCCTATATCATCAGCGCCATAGTAGGGGATGGTGGTAAAATCAAAAACATCCGTCTCGCCTGAACCGGTCTTAGACTTATCAACATCGTTAACAGTTATGTTATTAAGCGTAATACCATTGTCCTGATAATTCTCAGCTATACGCTGTAAACTACCCTTGAAGCTAGCCGGAAACACATTATCCTGATCAAAAGCATTAGCATATTTAGTCCTCAACTGATCTGGAGTATCCAAAGAATATATCCCTAGCGGATTGACCGGCGCGGGTAATCCTTTGTTGGTATTCACCAAAGGTTCTATACCTAACCCTTGTATACCGTCCATATTACCAAGCATATACGACCCGACTTCCCCGGCATCTTGATATTTAGGTATCTTCCTTTTAATTACATATTTTCCCATATATCAAATTATTTCGTTCTGATACAAAGATAGTTTAAAAAAAATAGAGACTCATCATTTAGCAACGATGAGTCTTTGTTTTAAATCAATCTTTTAAAGATGCATAAAAACACCTATAAATATTGTTGTAATGCATACTATTTTATATATTCGCGTAAAAAACAAACATTACAAAACAATGAATAGAGAAATATCAGAAAATAGTATTGAGTTCAACAAAGAAGACAATTTTATTTGCATAACAGACTTTGTATATATAATAAACTCGTATAGAGAATCAAAGAATAATCCAAAAATTAGAACTGATCATTACATAACATCAAGTATAACACAAAACGTAATCAATAATATATTAAGACAAATAGATATGCCAGAAAAAAGCATAAGGACAATATCTGATTTAAAAAATGTTGGATTAGCATACCGAAAAGGTAAAGGGCCTGGACAAAAATGGTTTGTCGATTACAGAGTATTTATATCAATCGTAATGAATATAGATGATAAAATAAAGGCGCATCTAATATCTTATGCAATAAACTCAATATCCTCGACAAAGATTATAGATGAAATACTAAACAGTATATCAAAAAATTATAGAAGCATTTCAAATAATAGATATAAAACGTATATAGCAATAGATAGAATATCAGGTCTTTGTAAAATAGGTAGAGCTATTAATATAAAAAAAAGACTATCAGCTCTTAGAGTATCAAATATAAATATAGAAATGATATACATAATAGATGACGACATCGAGTCGTATATGCATAAACTTTTATTAGGATTTAAAGAAGATAGAGAATGGTTTAATATAGATGAAAGTATAATAAATAGTATAGCTAAAAAATACGGATTTAAAAAATACAAACAATAAAAAATAAAATGCGATAGCTGATTATATTACCTACAATAAACCATATAGCTATCGCATTATATCAACCTATTTATTTTAAATCCTTTTCACAAATAGCGAACCTATTGCTTTCACCAGATCGTAGAAGCCGGCACTACTGAACCCAACAGCTATCCCATACAGCAATGCCTCCCACCATTCACTCCCTATAAGCAATGGAGACACCTTTAGAAACCATGCTAATATACAAACCAGCATACCTATGACTACGGCGGATAGGACTTTAGCCCACTTATGGGTGTCAATATACGGCACTACCTTGGCTAACTGCGTAGCTGACATCGTGACAAAAGCCATGATGCCGGTAAAGGTAGTCAGATCAATAGTAATAGGTCCCTCTGATGGGATTACCTCTTGCGCCATCAAAGCGAATGGCGTCAATAACATAGCGAATAAAAACAATAATCTTTTCATATCTAAAACGTTTAATAATTTCACAAATGTAGTATTAATTTTGAGTTCTACTCATACCTTTTATGTTAAGACTTAACCCCGGTATCATGTTAAGCACCAACTGCCTTTTCGCCTGTTCCTTACGCATACGCTCGGCCTCCGCTATCTGCGCCTCTGATTGAGGATCATTCTTAATATTATTAGCGATGTCCTCTATAGCTTTCTTGTTGGCGCCTGATTGAGCTAGCATCTTATATAACAGGTCTTGACCTTCCTTCTCCCACCAGCTATCCATGGAAGGGCGGGAAGCCAAAGAAGGATCGGCAGGGGCTACCGTCTCAGGTACGGGCTGCTGACCTCCGTCCCCCGTGCCCGAATCCCGCTGTCCGAACTCGTATCTCATTGGCTCGTTCTCCGGGACACCGTATCTATTGGAGAACATATCGGCGAACTCAAGCCGCTTCTCATTTCTTAATGTCGACCCAAGGGGTCTTCCGTATCCTTGATTCCATGCCACGGTAGCGTCCTTATAATTCGTAGCGTTATCAAAATCAGCCTTCGAATACATATAGTAATTATACACATTGCCCTGAGCGTCCTTATCAAAGAACTTGCCTTGGTTCATGTAGTTCCAGCCTAACCCCGGTACACGACCTTGATACTCATCCACAAGATAATCCAGTTGTTGGGTCAATGTCGGTTTCTTACCATACCTACGCTGTAGCTCTTTCTTCCTCGGTCCAAGCCATTGCTGGATACCAAAGTCACCGGCGGTTCCTAGGGCTTCGGTGTCCCCTCCGGACTCGGCGGCGATGTTCGACAGGATGCCGATAGCTTGCGTTTGTGGTATCCCCTTCTTATCGGTCAGATAATCCCATATCTCATCGTACACAGCCATCTTGCTATCCTCTGATCTACTAGGATCAATAACGTATTTGCCAGCCCCATAATCTCGTTCTGTATTTACCGGACCTCCATCTTTCTTGTCCTCCAACTTATTCTTGGACGTAATGGCATTACGGATAAGAGCATCCCTTCCACTTTCCGGAAGAGGATTTCGATCCTCAAACGACCCTCTCTCCTCAAACTTATCACCTATAGCGTCTAATGTCTTAGTGACTATATTGACCGGGAACTCTTGATCATTACTATAAAAATCATATACATCGTAAACACCTAACCTCCCATCCGGACGTCTATAAATAGTAAAATTACCAAACCCTGATAACGGGGTAAGATCACCAGCAGCTTCGGGATAAAAATCGTATTCAGAAAAAACCGTAGGCTTTCCAGATCTTACCGAATTACGATTCTTCTCAAAAACATCTACCCATTCTCTAGACTTTTTCAAAAGCTTCAGCCTACCATAAGCATCATCTGTAGCCGGCTTATCAGAGCCATATATTTCTTGCTCCGTATCATGTATTTTCTTATCTAACCTCTTTATCTCATCCTTAGTGTCACGATTGAACATCTTCTCAATATCAGTAATGACATTATCAGGAATCCGTATCTCCTTATTATTGCCATCTAGATTATTAGGTTGAGATAAAAATCTCGCCCATAGTTGATCGCTATATTCATCAACGTTAGCCTTCCCGTTTCTGCCATATATAAACTCATTGACCTTGTCAGGAAGGCTAGCATTTGAGGCTACCACATCAGGGGTGACATTCTCGTACAACCTCCTTCTTATGGCGTTACCTATGATGTCTTTTAAATACGAAGCTCTATCAGATACATCTTGTCTTACATACATAGGATCATTACCAGTAGGACCTCCTTCGGCTTTCCGCTCAATTTTCTCTCCCCATAGCCCATATTTCTCCATGGGCCATATGCCGTCTATGGCATCCACATAACCAACGGGATACTCCCCGTCCAGACGCCGGTTTCGCCGCTCGTCCGCCGGGTACAGGGCGTTGGCCAACGGCTGCGTGATATGACCCAACCCCTTATCCTTGGAACTCGACATAGCATCCACCACAGTCCGATATACAGGTCTTAATTTCTCAGGTAGATATAATCCCGCCTCATCAACCAACTCACCGATCTTCTTATTTATACCCCTGAGGCTGAAATTATAATTACCCATACCGTTATTCAACGGGGACAATGTACCTCTTATCCCATTCATGCCTTTAACTGCGGCTTCTCCGCTAAGGATATCAAACTTCGGGGACACGTTTCTCAAAGGACTATCATCCATACCTCTGAAATACATAGGACGCTCGCCATTGACAACCCGGTTAAGATCCTCCTTATATAAATCCTTTATCCACGATGGGATTTCCTCCGGTTTATTCTTCTTAGACATATATTACGTTTTTCACAAAGATAACCATAATATCATAAGCCTAAAAACACGAAACGGGTACATAATAAATCATGTACCCGTTTATACGCTAATGCATGTGATAAGCAGCCAAGGCTCCTTTAGCTTTCTCCTTAGACTTGTACTTAGCCGGCCATAATTTACCGGTCTTGTTACTGACCACTCGCCAATCACTCCCTACTTTCTTGATACATCCTGATTTCGGGCATTTGCCCTTCTTTTTACTGCTAGTTTTCCCTGCTGCCATAACATCAAATATTTAAAGGTATATAATCACCTCAATAAACTTTCTCATCGTTGCTAAACCAACGTACTATCATCTTGAACCGGCTCTCAATGTCATTCACAAACCTAGCCAAGAACCAATCGCCACGAAGACGATCCCGCCACCTCCGATGATAATCGACAGCCCTAGGGTCGATCTTCCGGTCAATGTCATTCACATCCTTAACCCATATCGGAAGATTGTTCGTATCGTCTTTGACCTCGTTAAAATAGTCATTTATATTTATCTTCTGATCAACCTCCGTCACCAGTATCTCACGGCTATCGTCATTGGTTACAGGATACCTTAACCGCTGGCTCATATCGTTCTTGTCAGCGATAACCATCCGAAGCTCACCGCTGTTGTTGGTATCGTTATAAAACCATGCCTTATTGAATCCGGTAGTCCTAAGAATTTGGTAATTAACCTCATCCTGATACCTTCTGGCATCCATCCTATATTGGTAGTTCGTGAGGATCTTATTCACATACTGCTCACGTACCGGTACCTCTATAACGAACGGATATAGCTTACCGTAAAATACTTGATACGATTGGTTGGTCAATCCATGAGACCATAACCCTATCTCCTGACTTTCACTTGAGTAGTTCTTTCCAGACTGGAAATAATGCTGGTGCTCAATATAATAATCAGGGGTGTAGGATAAATATGATTTCCACTCACCCTTCAGGCAGTTATATCCAACGGTGAACGAGACGTCCGTGAAATGGCTGGCGTCCTGTAGCTCCACCGCCTGCCCGTTCCTGTAGAACCGGCCGCCACGGAATTGGTACTCGCTCGGATTCCCTACCGGTATATAATCTTTCTTGGTTATCAGAACCCTCTTGAACCGATTGTCCCAGCCCATGGATAGCCCTATACCAAAGAACTTGTTATCGATATCATAATAAGACAACTCAGCGTCCGTATCAGCGTTATATATCCGGCTACGGATGATCTTCATCTGAAGATGCTCCTTAAACCAGTTTCTAAGCCCCGGTGTGACCTCCGTAAGATTCCTACCATTAGAATCTACCTTAAACACCTGACCACGCCTTAAATCGACCCAAAAATGCCCAAACTCGCAACTGATCATATCCCGACTCTGGGTCCCGGAATATCCTAACGTCGTATTATTATACTCAATGCCACGAGAGGCGAAAAGCCCACCTGTCCCTAGCTCGCTATTCTCCGGGGATATTCTTTCTGCCAGCACGTCTATAGCGTTATATAGTCCTACCTGATTCTCGAAGCGAGCTAGTATTTGATCCGACTCTATTCCCTTCATGCTTATAAGCTTCCCGAACGAGGTCTTGAACTCATGGTAATCCATAGGCTTGTACGACAGCCAAGGATCGGTCATGCCGTTCTCCGACACGTCGGCGGTGCTCCATATGACGCCGTTGGGTCTTTGGTAAGCGCAGTCCCAAAAATTGCTATCATACGTCTCTGGTAATGACCTGCCACCTAACGTAAATCGATTCTTATACACAGGACTTATCTTAAACACATTATCCCTTGATATAGGGACATTACGCTCCTGAGTCCATGATATATAATCCCCCACCTCCGGATAGAACCCCTCGTAAGGCTCAGGTCCGGCTATACGGAAATTGCAATTGATCTCAGACTCCACAAGAAACTGAGGTATGCCATAGAAGTATAGGAAGAAACGACCGCTAAGATACATATCTCCGGTCTTGCAAACCATCTCATAAGCGCTCTTCCGGCTAGGGAAAGAGTATAGCGATCCGGTATCCGTATCGGTCTTATTAAGATAATCCTCCCCGGTATCGTAATTAACGAAATAACGGGGATACCCGATGTTCCGATAATCATAATAAGGGAATGGTATCATGTCCCCCTGACCGAACTGAGTCAAATAAAACATAGGCATCTTCCTCTTAAGCGAGAATCTTGATATAAATACATCACCTCCAAAAACAGGTTTACGCTTATCCTTATCCATCAACCCGCAACCACCTAACGATACCCACCTGATATCCTCTATCTGCCCGTATTGAGCCGGAGAATATTTCTTTATCCTCATATAGGGGCAGGATACGAAAGATTCACGTGTCATAAAATGAGGCGTCATACCAGCCACCTCATCGTTACGAATATTACACTCATCCTGAATACGGCTGGTATCGTAACTTGAAACCAACTCCGGATATTCAAGCATATACTTATCCATACCAAATGACATGAACAATGAATGCTCACGATCGAGGTTGTTTATGATAATAGGCTTACCGCCTACGGTCTCCCCTTGCGAAGAGATATCTGTTACCGGATATAACCCGCTCTTGATATATTTGGCCGTTGACAATCCACGTAGCTCCGACGCCCCTATTTTTTGGTAAAATAAATTATAATGAGCGACAGAAGTATAATAATAAGCATAGTTCCGTCTAGGTCCCCTATCTATCAATGCTGTTAACCACTGATACCTGTACTTGCCTATATCCACCACGGACTGGGCTGTGGCCTTGGCGATACCCGTAGCCAGACGGATAGCCGTCAGCGCTATGCCGACAGGGTTGGCTAAAAAGAACACGCCTCCACCGACATATTGCTGTGAAGCCGACTGATATGTATACTCAGCTATAGCGGATATTAAATTAGCCATAGCCTCCACCGTAGCCAATGATGTTGCCATACTGTAAGCCTTACTCCCTAATATCGTCCATTTAGGGTGATCCTCCACTTCCCTGAATATACCGGAGGATTTACCTAATTGATAACCATCAACAAGGCACTCGGTGGGAGCGTCAGGCTTGTTAAAGGCAATATCAGGACTTAAGAACGAATACCAGATATTACCCTTTCTGTTAAACGGATGCGTTATAAATTTCTCACGATTAATATCCTTATAGATATACATATCATCAGACAAATCGTTGTAAGGGTAATTAGGATAAAGGTTAGCCGATCCGTCGGGATCATCGTACTTAAACATATCATAAGCCAGACCAGTTCCGATAACGCTCTTATCCAACGTCCTATCGCCCCTATACAACTCATATCCTATTATAGAATCTCTTCTAGCCTTATCTATAAGACCGTTCTCTACCGCTATATCCAGAAACTCATTAACGATATCGTCATCAAGCATCACCCCCATAGGATAAATATAGGAGTCAACTCCATATTGACCGGTCAGTTGAGACGGATTACCCATAAAAGGAGCGACAGAGTTATCCGGGAACTTGTAATGACGTATAGGTCTCTGACAAAACGTGGTTGACGTATTGGGGTACTCAGCGTTATCCCCATTACCGGTGAAATAAGACTTACCCCCAACGGATCTAGGAGACCCATAGTATTTCGTCAAAGAATCTATTATATCCTTCCTCTTTGATCCTCCCGATGATATCCCGATCTTACTTGAATCATACAACTCAAAATTAGCCGGATATTTATTGGTAGACTCCCAATATCCGAAATCACCATACTGATATGGTCTGGGAGCGCAATCAGCGGGTTTATCTCCACATGAGATGCATTTCGCCTCATATGTGACAAATCTCCTTAATTTCAGTTCTTTTGTAAAGAAGAATACGTATTTCACCTCCAGTGGCCGAATGCCAAAACAGAACGGGGCGGGGAAGATGGCAGTGCCGGCCGTATAGAATCCTGCAAGTTCCTTCATGTCCTGCCTCATGGCGAAACCGGTGAAGAACACACATACCGCTGGCTCAATACAAACATATATCTTATGGAAAGTAGTCTTGTCATCATTCCAGAACAAGTACTTTGGCATCATAAATATCTTATGATCCACGTAATTCACTATAACACCTTTCTTGGCATCATTAGCCAAAGGATTAGGAGCCACGGTACCTTCCTTATCCGAGAAAAATGTTATACGAACCTTGTTGTATGATGATGAGTCACCGATCGGATAATTATAGTTACCCATCATCTCTATATACATAATACCGTTATCAGGATCGGATAAACCGCTTACGTATTTTTCGTAATCCAACTCCACCCATCTGGCGTATGAGGATACATGTGGATAGAACTTGAAATAAGTCAAGTTGCTTCTACCGAACCAATTGGTCTTGGCGTCAATATCATTCTGCACAGACACACGATCTTCCCAATCAGTAGATATGCCGGTATTGAACTTAGAGTTATCACCATCACCAAAAAGACACATGGCGTTCTCAATACCAAACTGACTCTCATATTGAGGGAAGTACTTTTTCATTGAATCCATCAATATATCAAGCATAGTCTCGGTATGCTTCTTGCCTTCCCACCCATCGCCTTGGAACAAGAACGTACATTTACCCAATGACCTACCTCCTTGGAATGTAGGAAGTTGAACATCTTTAATAGTAGGATTCACGTGAGGATCACCTACCGAACACCCATTAGTACATATACCCTCATCATATAACTGCCGGACATTAGACATATCCTGACACAAGACCAAGGCGGAGGAGTCTATATCAGACGGGAATTTATCCTCATCCTGACCATCCAACCATTCCTGAACCAGATCTATGATATTCTTACCTCCACTGGAGTAATTATCGAAATCACACAATACAGAGAATTTCCTTTGTGACTCGGCGTTACTTTGTATTAAGGTGGTAGGCTCGGTCTCCGTATAATCACTAGCCAGCTTATACGTAAAATCAATCCTAGAATCCACCAAAGAGTTTTTATCCAATATAGTCCTGGTCTCTATCCTCTCGATATCATCACATCCACTAGGGAAATCGGGAGCCTTTATACCGTCTTGATCCTCTGGCAATGATATAGCAGCGCATAACTCGTCAGTAATACCTACATTAGATTCTATGATATCACACAGGTTCTCTATATTATCAGCGATATAATCAATAGCATCATCTACCGTAACATCTTCCCCCATCGTATTGATAACGAATTGGGTCTCTCCTACCGTGGCATATTCCTGCTCTACATATCTGAGTTGCTTGACATCTAGCTGATTCTTGCATTCTCCTCCAAAATCATCAAATCCCCAAGACGGGTCGTTTATGATCTTTGCCGTATTCTTAAACTGCCAAAGATGACGGCGGCTGTTCCCGGCGCACTGCGGGTTGTTCTCCAGCACCGACGCAGCCGACAGGTCGTCAGAGTTACCGTCCTCATCAACGATAACCTCCATCTCCTCCCTTGTGGCCGGACGAGGGATAAGCGGGAATCTAGCTGTCCTGTATCCTGTATTGGTAAAGAACCTTATACCCAACGGATATACCTCGTCACGCATGAAAGAGGCGTATTTAGAGCAAGCCACACCGTCTTTATACAAATTCTCCGTGGCTATAGATGTCTGCCATTTAACGAAATGACCCAAGAAGTTAACGACCGGTTGAAGATTCCATTCATTCTCCACGGTCAATCCGTATTGAAGAAGACGATTTCCGACAGACGTCATGCCTCTGGCTGTCTTATATACCGGTATTTCCTTGGATAACTTCTCCATGGTCGTACGCTCGCTATATTGATCCGTAAGATAATAGATAGTCCTTTCCGTTATCGGATGTATACCTTCTATGAAATACTCAAGAACCGGGCTTTGCTCACCATTAAACCCAACCGTATTCTGTATAACACCTATCTTATAATGAGATACCTGCTTATCTATATTAGACACGGTAAGGCGGATACCCATGTTGGTTGACTTACCCCATAAACCATCACGGATAACCATATCTTGGCGATCGAATAACATGATTGGGTTGGTCAATGAGCAATATCCGGTCTTCTCTATCCCGAACTCATCGCACAACGCCACGCAGAACTGGTAGGTCCCGGCACGCAGGCTCCCCCCGAACTCCACGACCTCAGGCTCCACGCATGGGGCCGTCAGCAGCGGGAATACCAGTAGCTTCTCGCAAGCCAGCCTACACCTCTCTATTGGCTTATCATCCCCACACGTCTTATACCCATGATAATGATACCAAAAATCACCATCATCATCCGGATTAAGAGCCTTGTCAACCATAACATATCGCTGGGGGTTATATCCATCAGTCCAGTATATCACCTTCCCGCATTTCTCGTCCTTGATCTCTATATCGAAGATCGGATGATGAATGGAGAAATTAAGACAAGGGTCATCAACCCAGTCCTCTATCAGGACCTCCATCAAATCACATATCTCATCAAAACGACCATCCGACTCCTCAAGCCTCTCGCCAAGGATACGATGGATGTCCTTTCCCGATCCAGCCAATTGATCCTCAACGGTCTTGATATAATCCAATGACCGCATGAACGTGATCTTAGACGTATTATCATCCGGATTAGATAGAAAGAAATAAGTGTTATCACCAGCTATATCATTCTTATACCCAATAACCTTATAGCCATCGAATCGCTTACATAAAAGGGTACTAGGCTCGTTCTGGATCTTTAGCTGGCTTCCATCGTCACCCTCTATGGTAGCGTTCAAGGCGAAACTATATTCAGACGGGGATAGATCCTGTGGATGCTTATCCCTGTTCATCCCGGAGTCGGGAACCGCTATGTTAGAATTGTTCTGCACGATGTTATGTTTTTCGCAAAGATAACAAATCCGGCGGATAATCACTTACACGCCGGATCTTAACAAAAACTGTACGTATTATGCTAAAACATTCAAATCACGCGAATATAAAAAAAATCCTCCTAACTTTCACAAGTCAGGAGGAAGACTAAACACTTAAAACGTCTCGTGGTAAAGCACAAAAACATAATAATTACGAATTTCCACCCATGTAGTTCGATTGCTTATCGGCATCCTCTACAGATATGTAAAAGAAACCGTTAGTCACGTATCTCTCATTGACATCCACAAAATCAGTAGATCCTTTGTCCACTCCTTTCTTCGATCCCTCATCACACACAGCTACCAGACTATTAAAGTCATTGGAATAACCTACGACTACACCGTGTATATCCCGATTTCGAGGATCGAATACGTACCTCATCTTATACCTATCGTAAGCTAACTCTAAAGAGCTTTTGCTTAGCCTCTCATCTAATCCGGCACCCGCTACCAAAGCCAAAACGCTCTTTGATATGTCACTCATGGTGGTATCCTTGGCCGGAGCCTTAGGCATAGAAACGCCTTCCATGACAAAATCCAACGCCTTATCTAAAAGCTCGTCGAAATCATCATCTCTTATATAATCCTTAAGCACCTCCAGTATATATAACCGGACATGGAGTTCGTTATTTACATCATTCAATGTGACCATAATACTAGTTTTCGGCAAAGCTAGATTATTCCTGCACAATAAAAAATCAAATATGTCATAAGTAAAGGACTAAAAAATAAAAAACTCCCCCATCCTCACGGACGAGAGAGCTGATAAATATTTGTATTATGAAAAAGAACAATCACTCACCTATTCTTACAATACAGTCACGAGATTCCTTGTTATAGATCATCGTGCCTACCTTAGAATACAAGGTCTTTATATTTTGCCAATTATCCTCGCCGTGAGCGGATACGTTAGTAGGGGCGTCACCGGTATAAACCTCCTCGCCTCCTATATTGACAAAATCATATCCACGCTTTTCCATCGTTCCGCCCTTATATGCCGTGAACCTGATAGTGACATTGCCTTTCTCACGACCACCATACCAGTTACCGTATATACTACACCTGATCTCAAGAGGTAATTTATCGTAATTATCGCCATCCAACAACGGTCCCATCTGGATCAAGGCAGCCTCATTACCTGATTCCATGTTATCACCACCGTGGATAAGATAATCGCCTACCCGCTCCTGCGTGGTCTGGTTTTGTTTACTCCAACCAACCAGCTTGCCGTCCACGTCCGGGAGGCCAGTGTTGTCGAAACCGGTTGCCGTGTCGAAGTCAATGCCGTCCTCGTCATCCCAGATATACCTAAGCACAAGGAAATCGAACTCAGGGATGATCACCACCGGAACCGACTCCTGCCTACACACGAACGTCTTCTCCTCCTTGGTGCCTTCTTTTATAACCTTGTACGTAGCCTGACGTATCTCTCCAGTCTCATTGATATCAGCGGTAACTCTAACCTCAGCAGGACCGGTACCACTTGTCTTATCTAAATGTATCCAATCAGCCATATCATCGTATTTTGTTAAATAAGTTTAATATACTTATCAAAAGCGTTGGGCCACATACGCTCATGAGACAGCATCCTCCTCCTATTATCCTCAGCCAACTCCCGATAATCATTTAACGTGATCATCGACATCTTAAGCTCCTTCATAGCCCTAGCGAACTTACCCGGCTCCTGCTGAGCATATAATTTATAAGCGTCACCAGCGCCTTGTATCAAGCCATTCACGGCGGCATTCTCGAAGATCTTCATCTTGATATACGTCTCGACATAATCCTCAAGGTATCCTAACGCCGTTTCAGGTATATATGGGAGACCGTCATCATCCTTGGGTGTAGCACGATATATGATATAAATAAATCCATCAAACCCTGTATACATAGTATTGCCGGATATAGTTATATCATAATTATCCCAATCGTACTTATCCCGATACTTGTCGGCGGCGCAATCACGCCTCAACCCACGACCTATAGATAACCTTACGGGATGATGATAATGGAAACGAACCTCGTGAGACCCTATATATATCTTCTCCGTGATCGTCTTCTCAAACTCCTCCTTACAGCACTCGGTGCAGGAGTTCCAACGGAACCCACGCTCGGTGCGCTCGACCCAGCCGATCTCGTGTTGGAGGTCAGCCTTAGCCTTGTCGCCGCCCGGTATCTCGCAAACCAGAGGCTCACATCTATAAGCGTCAAGCATGTCGAAAAAATCGGAAGGCAATACCGCCTGTTTATTACTGGTCTTGACAACCGCCTCTGACATGACCGCTATAACACCCCCGAACCTTTTCAAGGCGATCTCAGCCCACCTATAAACAGACGAGGTATCTATAGCCCCGCTATCATCGTATTTATGTAAATCGGCCTTGATCTCGGCCAATAGCCCTTTTATAGTCATATTTAAGTCTTTTGCACAAAGATATGTATTTGAATCCGTGATACAAAAAAAATCCAGTCTACCCTCACGGGCTAACTGGATCACAAAAACTTCTACAGCTTATAAACCCATTTAACTCCAAATACCTTACTCTCCGACTCAACCTCCCGATACAAGAACTTATATCTCCTACCTGATTCCATAGCCAACCTACATTCCTTATTCAAGGCCGGAGAGATATATAGATGAAAATACTTATTCCTAGGCATAAAATCCATACACGTATGGACGTAAGAATATCCACCCGTCCCACGCCTATTAATAGTACCGGTAAGTTTATTCAGATATATCTTGCGGTTAGGATTAATCTTATGACATAGATAACCGATGTTGTTTATATAAACCCCTCCCTCATCCTCCAGATACCTATCACGTATGACTTTCCAGATCAACGACTGGCACTCAAGGATATCATTCTTATCCACGATCGTATGCTTCCTCCTTTTCCCGTTCTTAGACATAATAGATCTATAGAATCGAAGAAAGTATTGATCAAGTATTTTAAATGACTTTGTTTTCATGTCGCAAATATAATAATTTCATCCTTATTCAAGAAATATTTGATAAGTTTTGGTGTGAGTGTAACGGTGATAAGGCCGCACTTACCGCCGCGGCACAGGCTGACGCACAAAGACTAGCACAGGAAAAAGCCAACGCTATGGAGTGCGATTGCCCCAAAACATGGAGCGCTAGTGTAACGACGTCTAGCGGAAGCGGGAGGACGATAAATTACACCATACAATATAATAATCCATGTGGATCGGAAAAGACGTCTAGGATGACTATAGGATACAAAAAAACGAATGGTCAATGGGAGTATGAGACAAGAATAGTCCCTATTCCTTCCGGATCAGGAACTTTCTCTGATTCTACAACAACCAACTACGGGATATCATCTGGAGCTTATGCTTATTATGAGGATGGTCAAGGGAGTGGATCTTGTTGACAATAAAAAAAGGAGAGGCTTATATAGTCTCTCCTTTTTGTTACGATTAGATGAATCTAAGATCTTTCCTCCTAGTATGATTCAATATCCCACTAATATGTCTGGTACTTAATCCTGTTCTTTCCTTTATCTTATCATAGATATAACCTTTGGATACGTAAGCTGACATATCTCCTAGATCTTTTATAATCTTGTCATACATATCATGCACCTCATTATATCTTATGATAGAGCTGTCTCTCATCCCTCTTTCGCCTATACCGTCAACTATGGCATCATTGAAACCAAAGAAATTGATTATTGATCTTATTAGATTCATGTTATTGAATTTTTTGTGTTTTCTTATTAATATCCATATCCGGGTTCTCATCCGTAGGGATCTGCAATTTGGTTACAGTTTCCCTTAATGTTTCGGAAACCACATATTCAAGAAGTTTGTCTGGGCATATGAAATCATAATCCCATTGAGATGTACATGGCTTATCTTTTTCAGCTCCACATCCCCCTAGCTCTAACGCCGCTTTTCTGTCGAGAGTTATAAGATCAACATTTATAGCCTCTATGTTAATATCTGGTATATAGATATATCCATCATTGACATAATAATAGTATTGATCTATATTCCCGTATTTACGTTCCTTGTTGTTAGCGTATTTTCTTAACGATATGGAGGTAAATATAATATCATCCATGATATTTGATACTTTGATGATAGCCGGACCTATACGGGTATATATCATATCGGGCAATCTTTTCTTGGATCTCATAAGTATCCTGCATAGTTTAAACTCATCAAAACAACAATCAATTTTCCGAACCCTCTCCATCTCCATGCAATTGATATGAGTATACAGTGATTCCTCGCCAAACAAGGTTCCATCAGCATACTTCTGGGCTATATATGATCTTGCCTTTTGTCTTCCTATGGATAATATCCATCTCCTACTGACATGAGCGTCCTTATTGATGGAGTTCATATCATTTATGATTCTAGATACAAATTCTGAATTTTTCATGCATGAAATACTAAGGAGGGGATATACCCCTCCGGTTATTACTTCTTTTTCTTAACCTTGCCTCCACATTTCAGTTGAGGTTTCTTTTTCTCGGAGACTTTGCCTCCTTCTGCCATCTTCTTTTTCTTAGCACATACCATAATCTTACTTTTTTAATGTTGGTGATACAATATTAGTCATTTCTATCGAAAATAGAATAAACAAGGTTGATGAAACTACCAACTTACCGCCGCGGCACAGGCTGACGCACAGAGACTAGCGCAGGAAAAAGCCAACGCTATGGAGTGCGATTGCATGGAGCCAACAAAGACGTGGTCATGGTCGGTATCTATGAATAATGATTGCATGAGCCATGAACAACTTGTCACATCAAGAGGATTTACGATTACGTATAGTAATCAATGTGGTAGATCTATATCTGGTTCTGTGAGTGGTATAGGATATACACAAAGCGGAGAAGAGCAGGTCAATAGCGCTAGCTTTACAATTCCCGCAGGATCCGGGACCAAGAGTGGAAGTGTATATTTTAGCCGAGAAGTGGTATGTGGAGATGTAACAATCTCTGGTCATGATTCAGGTAATTGTTGACAATCACTGCTGTGATGGTTTTTAATAAAAAGGAGAGACTTATTAGCCTCTCCTTTTTTTTGTTATACATCAGAATCTTAACAGTTCCCAGATCCTCCCCCAGAAACACTTATGGATCCACATTGTACTCCTGAATCAAAACCTATGACACCGGTTTTTTTACCAGACCCAGTAGGTATACTTACGGTAGTACTTCCAGCCGTAACAGTTTGTCCATGATCATTCCTACCAGTAACAGTTACAGTTATTGATTTAGATGATCCACATTGATTATTGTAAGACACTTCATAGGAGCACCTTAAGGTGGATGTAGAACCAGACAGGCCATTACAAGGATCACCGCTCAGCATAGCGTTGGCGCTCCATGTTTTGGGGCAATCGCACTCCATAGCGTTGGCTTTTTCCTGTGCTAGTCTTTGTGCGTCAGCCTGTGCCGCGGCGGTAAGTGCGGCCTTATCACCGTTACACTCACACCAAGCGCCATTGTTTCCGCCAGAAACCCAGTAAGCGGAAGCCGTCGGAGCCGTACATCCTGCCGGACAACCTTGCTTGGTAGCAGTAGCCTCTACATAATCATTACATACCCTTCCACTACAACCTGCATCCGCTAATGTCTGAGCTTGAGATCTCAACTTATCTATCTTATCGCTAGCTTGAGCGTTGGCAGAAGACGTGCTAGAAGCGCATATAGATCCATAAGGTACATCCGAATAAGTGATCGTTACTCCACAAGGTCTATCAGATGGACAATTTCTACTAGTAACAGAACCTCCTTGGAAACCAAGCGTATTACAGCAAGCTTCTCCACCACTAGACCAATATCCAGAACAGTCACTACAACTTCCAGAATCACATTCATAATATACCTCACTTGTACCACCATTACATCTTGTCGTGGAAGTGGGATGCCATGAATTAGAACAACAGCTATCGCAAGAACCACCGGAACATCCACAACCGCAAGACTCATGTAACCTGTTCTCAGTCTCGTCAGAGTGACATCCAGTGCTATCAGTCCTTCTATATCTAGCCCAAACATCACCACCTGAGCAATAGTTTCCGCCATCATAGCTCCAACCACTCCAATTAGGAGGAGTATCCTCGCAATCTCCGTTCTTGTTAGCGTAAGCTTGAGCGGCGGTTCTGGTAGCCGAGTCATTCCTGAAAGCGTCTTGAACCTTGCTGTTGGCGTCAGCCTGAGAAACCGTTGATGTTATAGGGTCTAATCCTAATGAGCTATAAGGAACTGATATAGCCACACCTTGTCTACAAGAACCGCAATTATCCTTGTAGAAAGTATAACTTCCGGTACCGGTCCATACACAAGTTCCATGTTGGTTAGCGTAATCCTGTCCCTTCTGGTCTAAGATCTGCTCGGCCTTGCTTCTGGCATCAGCCAAAGAAACCTTGCTGGTGATAGGCGTACCGCCGTTAACCTGCGTAGAGGTCACTGTTATTCTCTGACCAACCCCGCTTCCGGCGCAATTGTTCCTATAGAAGTCACGGCTTGCCACGTAAGTCCATGTACATCCTCCATTCTTATTGGCGTAAGCCTGACCATCAGATCCACGAACCGCGTTCTCAGCCTTCTTGTTGGCGTCAGCCAAGGAAACGGTGGAGGTGTACGGGTGTCCCGGAAGCTTGCTGCTACTTACGGATACCATGTCGCCCACGCCGCCGTCAGCGCAATTGTTCTTCCTAACCTGTCCGGTATAGCTTCCTGTCCAAGTACAAGTACCCTTCGAGTTAGCCACGGCCTGACCCTGAGAGTTCACGGCGGCCAATGCCTTGGCGTTAGCGTCAGCTTGGGATACACATGACTTAAACTTACCATCAGAGCTAGGACTTGGATCCGTAACATCATTCTGAGTTACGGTAACAGAGCTTCCAACTCCACCATCCGCACATTGACGGGTAAAGGCCTTGGATGCCGTACCAAACCAGAAACATGTATTATTACCACCAGCTATATACCGCTCTTGATTATCAGGATCAGTATAACAGGTATTGGTATTACGTTGATGTAATTGAGAGATACAGTCCTTACATACGGTCTCTATAGTCTCCCATACCGGTTGCTCGGTCTTCGTATGGCACGTATCATCATAGTTCTTGTTGACGAACGCCTGACCCATTCTGTCGATATAGGCCTTAGCCAAAGCGTCTGCCTCTTCCTGAGAACGGGTTGAGGTAAAGAACTGACCCATAAGATCCGGGGTTACGGTGATAGGATCTGCATACTGACAAGTAGGACACTTAGGAGTGAACTCCTTGCTATAATTACCTACATATATCTTCAGTTCGTCGCAAGTACCACGATCGTTGGCTATAGCCTGACCTTGCGCCTTGACAGCGGCCTTGGCAAGCTCATCGGCGGCGAACTGGCTCTCGTATGAGTAGAACGGACCTCCGGTCACGTCAGCCTCAGTAACGGTAACTGAAGACGGGATAAGACCAGACGGACAATTATTCTTCTCAAACGCCTCGCTATAATGACCGGTGTACTTAGGAGCCTCATGGCAAGTACCACGCTCATCGGCGATCTTCTGACCTTGATTCATGACAGCGGCCATAGCGACTAAGTTAGCCTCATCCTGTGATACGCAAGACTGGAACGGATGACCTTCCACCATATCTTGTGTCACGGTGAACGGATCTCCTATCTGATTAGCTCCACAATTGCTCTTAGTGAACTCGAAGCTAGCCCTACCGGTATACATAGTAGCGTCAGAACAAGTACCCTTGGTATTAGCCAAAGCCTGTCCTTGAGTCTGTACGGCGGTCATAGCCATAGCGTCAGCGGCGGTCTGGGAGTCGTTAGACTGGAATGGGTGTCCTTCTACCATATCTTGAGTGATCGTCACCTTAGATCCGATCTTGCACTCACCACAGTTGTTTCTCGTGAACTCCAAGGAAGCACGGCCGGTATACGTACAAAGGGCGTGGATATTGGCAAGAGCCTGTCCTTGGGCGTCAACGGCAGCCTTAGCCTTGCTGTTGGCATCCTCTTGAGACACGGTGGAAGTAAATGGATAACCATCAACCATCCTATCGTTTACCGTATAAGTTCCACCAGTACCAGTACCACAATTGTTACGGGTAAACGTACGTGTATAAGTACCGGTATATACAGGAACTTTCTCACACTTACCTTTCACGTTAGCCACGTCCTGACCTTGAGCCTCAACAGCGGCCTTAGCCTTGTTATTAGCGTCCTCCTGAGATACGGTAGACCTGAAATCCCCTGTCACCATAGTCTCATCCACGGTAACCTTGGTTCCGTACTGAGTCTTATCGCAATTGTTTCTGGTAAATTCCTTGCTATACTTACCGTAGTAGATCGTCTTCTCCTTACACTCACCTTCTAGGTTGGCTTGTTGCTGGGCGTTAGCCTCAAGATCAGCCTTAGCCTTATCATCAGCGTCCTTCTGGGAGATAATAGAGAAGTACTTACCGGCGGAAACGACATAAGTATAAGGTTGACCGATATGGAACTCATCGCAATTGTTCCTAGTCACGGTCTTCTCCATTCTTACGTTATAGTAGACGTTAGTCTGGCAGTCGCCACGCTCATTGGTGATAGCCTGACCTTGCGCCTCAACAGCGTCCTGCGCCAGCTTATTGGCGGCATCCTGTGATACTGTAGAAGTGAACGGATAGCCGGTACACATCTTCTCATCCACGGTAAAGTCAACAGGCGTAGAACCTTCAGGACAATTGGTTCTCTGGAATACCTTAGAATACGATCCGGTAAATACCGGTATCTTCTCACAATTACCCTTGATATTGGCTATATCCTGACCCTGAGCCTCTACAGCGGCTTGGGCTAACTTATTAGCCTCCTCCTGAGATACGATGGATCTAAAGTCACCTTCTACCATAGTCTCGTTAACAACCACATCCGTTCCGTATTGAGTGGAGTCGCAATTGTTACGGGTAAAGGTCTTGCTAAACTTACCATAATAGATATTCTCCTTAGGCTTACACTCACCTTCCAGATTAGCTTGTTGTTGACCATTCTTTTCAATATCCTCAAGAGCCTTCCTGTCGGCGTCCTCTTGAGAGATAGAAGACACGTACTTACCCTCAGGAACGATGTAAACATATTCCTGACCGTCACTAAACTTATCACAATTGTTACGGATAAAGGTTTTCCTTTGCTCCTCGTTATACCAGATGTCAGTTATACACTCACCATGCTCATTAGCGTACTTCTGTCCGTTAAGAGCTATATCCTCCATAGCCTTAGCGTCAGCGTCCTCCTGTGAGATAAACGACTTGTACGTCCGTTCCTCAACCACATACAAGACAACCGAACCGTGCTGGTTGGCTAGACAGTCATCCTTGGTAAACGGCTGAACCATCTTGATATTATAATAAACGGGCTTGGCATCTTGGGCTATCATATACTCCTTAACAACACTACCGTCCTTTGACGTTATACGGAACTTAGCCGTACAGATCTGACCGGTGTAATTAGCCTTGTATACGATGTTAAGCTTATTATCGCCTACCCCATGGCTCTTGTCGTTAATGGCAAAGCAATTACCCTCAACGCAATTCTTATCTACTTCCCTTGCCATGTCAATCCTCCTCTATTCTCCATGAAACATTATCTCCGGCCTCTACCCTCACGATCTGGGTATCACCATCCTTATTAAGCGTCAGCCTTTGCGGATCCACGTTAAAGGGTGGTTCCGGTTCCGGCTCCTCGCTGCCATCGCCACAAGTGCAACATACCAGTTCAATATCATACTCGGTATTGGACTTGATATCGATAACGACCTGACCGTTCTCACTAGTCACGTTATCAAAGTCATGATCAAGTATAATATAAGGTATATCATTAGGCTGTTGATTGATATTAACAACCTTGCCATTCAAGACAAACATCTCATGATGCTCCTCGTTATCCATGTTCTTAGGCATGGCTATAACGAAGCTAGCGTCATACAGGTCAGTGGCTCCCGGATCCTCAGGATCGGCGTACACCACGTATCTGCTATCCTCGTCAGGTATCTTAACGGATAGCCCGTTGACGTTCATAGACACCATATAGCATTTACTTACCGAACCACCAAGAGTAAGGCAGGAGGCCTTGACCGAGGCGGAGTTAAGCTTGGCGTTGATGACCGCCGTCCCGCCCTCCATGTCAAACATGATATTGGCCGGATCCACGCTCACCCGCTCCATACCCTTCTGGGTTATGGTAGCGAGTTTCGTTACCTTGCCTTTCTCGACCGCTACGTAAGTCTCCCTAGGCAACCTACCCATCCATCCCGGCTCTACCTTGATCGCCACCTTGTCGGGACCGGTACCGGAAATCTTGTCGTAGGACACCCATGAGGAGCCTTGCTCGATCTTAGCAAGAATATCTTTTAAATTATTCATATCATTCCGCTTGAGTTATAGTCCATTTATCACTCTTGCCTACGATAATCTCCAGAATCTGCTCACCGCCCTCAGGAGGATACTCGAAGTTAGTAGGCTTAATCTCAAACACGCTGGCGCCACCACAACCAAGATCGCAGATCATGTCCGGCAACCATCCCTCCTCGAAAAAACGCTCTATAAGCTCCCTGACGGCCTCTGAAAAAGAATCAAGCTCCAACCTGTCTGCTGGGACAGACCCTTTCTTAAGTGTCTCACCACATACCCAACCGTCACACTCGGAAGCCAAGACCGTATCATACACTCTCTTAGCCATAGCATGAAGTATTTAAAATATTACTATTCAATGTAGTATATACGATATTAACATCAGCGAACTCATCGCCCATGCAATACCTTTTCTTGAACTTAATGGATCTACCAGAAACGACATACCCGTCGTTAGGTACGATAGTACCGCAGTAGGTCACGCTAAGAACATTCAGAGGCTCGTATCTTAACCTTACGGCCTGCACTCCCTTAAACGAATCCCTTTGGATGGACGCCGTTGCTCCAGATACGGCAACCAGCTTCCTTACCAGAGACTCGATTACACTATTCATGCCATCTCCGTTCCTGATATCTGCCTCAGGAAAAGACTGACCATCATATATGATCTGGGAACTGTAGATACTACATTCATTCCCCGGTCTATATTCCGGCTTACATGGATTACAGTTATTCCTCATATCAAATCAATTTATTAATCATTCTCCTTAATTCAAGTATCTCAGCATCCCTGTCCCGTATAGCCTTTATCATAGCGTTAAGGACATCAGACATATCGCAACTGGGAGATAATCCCAATGACTCCACACGTACCTTGTCTCCTGGATAAACACAGTCGGTGCTCATGTACGTAGAGCACGGTACTTTCGTATCGTCTACAGTAGGCCTGTATTGTTTCTTGTTACAACCATTCATTGTTACCATACCTCCTCTTCTGCACCATTATCACCGCCACCATTACCGGCGTTGACAAGCTCGTTTATAATTTTCTTCAAATCCAGAACCTCACGATGGTATAAATCTATCTGCTTATCCCTAGACGCTATAATACGCCTCAATGAGTCTACAACGACAGAGATATCAGTACCTTTCTCTATACCATCCACCACCAACTCATCACCTGAGTATAAGACGCATTTATCATATAAAACTATAGGACATCCATAGCCAACACAAGGCTCGTCCTGACAATCCCGATCGCAAGGATCACAAGGATCCTCGGGGCATTTGTTAAGAAACTTGTCTATCTTAACACCATGACAGCATTCTTCAGGACGCTCCCTCGAATGATCATGACAACAACCACCTGTATTACACATATTAATAATATTAATGTTTTTAGCAAAGATACTTATTTGGTTTGGAAACAAGACAACATACGTTATTAAACAATATAAGGGATACGTCATTCGCATCCCCTATACCCATAAACCATAACAACAAGACAAGATCAGGACTTCAATTTAAGAACAGGATTACCCCATCTGTCTTTCCACTGCCTTCCCAAATCGTTTATAACGCTATCATAGTCTTTTATATATCCAGCCTTAATAGCATAAGATATATTTCTTTCTATTGATACTATCATATCTAGCTCCTCGAAGGAAGCCCTATTTCTTATCCCTTCCTCATGTACGCCAAAAACAACAAAATTTATACCCTTAGCAATTCTTGATAGCGATTCCTTTAAATTGCTCTTATCGCTTATAAGCGAAGATACACTGCTGCACATCTCTATATAAGCGTCACCAGCTGCATTTCTTACCCCTACGATATTATCAACAAACCACATTACGACATCGGCACAAACTTCAGGACTCATCTCCATAGCCACCACGAGGAAAAGATATGGATTCATATACCACATTTGGCCATCTCCCTTACCCTTTCGGCATGCCAACCCCATTTTGTTCAAATCGCTAAGATTTAGGGTCTTATTTTGTAGGCTGATATTTATCCGCTTACATAAATCCCTGTTTTCCAGTCTACTAATTATTTCCCTACATTTCTCCTGAAAGCCATCATACTTAATAATATCATTAAGCTTCTTAGGGGATAAACCCTTTTTAAGCCTATCATCAGACAAGACTTTCATAGCTAAAGTGATGTTAACAAAACCATTATCACTGAGCGCAGGTATAACAACACCCATCAATCTCCTATCAGAAGATTTGATTTCAACCCGACTTTTCATAACTTTGAACAATATTTTAAATTAAACATAATACCTATCGGTTCGAGATGAATAGATAGGTATGCAAATATAAAATATATTCAACATATAAGCAAGTGTATTACAATATATAAACTTATCACCATTGATATATATACAAAAAAAATGGAGGAGATATACAATCCCCTCCAAACACTAAATCAACTATTATGGAAAACTAAACGCGCATCATCACCAATAACATTGATCCTCTTGATCAATATTCTCAATCCATTTCTCGCACTCAAGATTAAGATCAGCGTACTCCTGCCCCTCTACCATCAAAACCTCACGGGCTTTGGCGTTGGCATCCTCAACCGATATCCATGACCTAAACCTGTTGGCTTTGATAGAGTAATATACTTTACCGGACTTATATCCGAATGGACATATCTTCTCGAACCAATCACCGATCATAGTATTATAGAATACAGGTGAGCAACTACCCTCGGCATTAGCCTTCTCCTGACCTTCTTTCATAAACTTCCTATAAGCTAACGTATCGGCGTCTATCTGGGATATATCGGATATGACGGCTCCGGCTGGTAATTCATATACAATACCTCCCTTGCCTGATGTGCCAGCCTCACAATCGTTCTTGTAAAACAAGCCACGAAGAGGCTGTGAGGCCCAGTCCTCGCAGCAAGCCCCGACGGAGTTGGCCTCCCCCTGCCCGATCCGTCCAAGCTCCACCCTAGCCTTATCATTGGCATCTTTCTTGGATACGTAAGATACAAACCTACCTTCCTCTATACATACCTGCTCCTTGGATCCCTTACCGCTTACGCAATTGTTCTTGATAAACTCATCGCATACCTGATCATTATACCATACAGCCGGTATTATGTCGGCATATGTATTGGCGTAGTCCTGACCGTTGGCTTTGATATCATCTTCAGCCTTGTTGTCAGCCTCCTCCTGCGTATCGCCAAAATAGACGTTGGCCGGGACCCGGTAGTCAACAGAACCGCCCACGTACCCGGCAGGCGGGTTGTTTCTGGTGAACGTCCGAACTATTTCTTTGTTACCGTATATCATTGTGATTCACTTTGTCGCAAATATAGATATTTTACCGATATGAGACACATAACCGTAAATGCAAATATGCAGTTACCTGATTATCAGTTTTTGGGCAAAAATGGAATTAATTATCCCAATGACTAAATGACTCCGATCCGGCAAAAACGCCATAATCCCTGAACATGCCTCCACATAATATGAAATCGCTTTTCTTACTACCGTTTATAGATGACAATATATACCGGTAACCCTTTCCTGTTATATAGATAGTCCTTGCATATACAACCTTTCCGGATTCCGTACATATATTCTTATCACGATAATGAGCAAACCCTTTCCTTACAGCATTAGCCGTAATCTCCCAATCTCCATTAACCTTAACCCTTTTGACTATTATCTTTATCTTAACAAGAAAATCTCGTAAACATTTATCGCTTATAATTATATCATTCTGCTCAAGCTTCTTGGCTAAATCCCTTACCAGCAAATCTGACTCTCCAGACATGATAAACGACTCTGAAAATTTTATATCCTCTTTCTTCGACTCAAGAACCTTAGCCATCTCCTCGGCTTTGGCCCTCTCCTCTAACGCCAGCTTCTCGGCGGCTACCCTGCCACGATATTCCTTAGCCCAAGCCTCAGCAGCGGCGGGAGGATCATTAAAATCAGGAATCACGCATTTGCCTGTAGTGAGAAGCTCTTTAATTCTGTCCAAACACCATAACCTAAAATCAACGCTAAGCCACTGAGCGAAATCCAAAGCCAGATCCTCACACATCCATGTGCCAGGATTAACCGTACCCCTGATAATCGTAACAGGCTGAAAATCAGCATTACCATATTTTCTGGTAATGGCATTAATTAACTCATTTACAGAAGATAACGATAAATAATCATTTGGCCTCTTTTTAAACGGCTTCGCCATTTCGGTAGCATTCACATAAGTGATACCGTTCTCTGTTTTGAAAGTTATATCATTACCATTGTAGCTAAATATTGTAGATAATCCGTTTTCGTTGGATTTAGACGCCAAAATCCTACTACTATTATTCATAGAATCATTGGAAATAATTATATTTGCACTCATAATAAATAACCTATGTCCATTACATCGTGAGATATGATGGACATACAAAAATAGCCAATCGAATCGTCTATGACAAATCAATTGGCTATTTTTTATATCTAACACATAAAGATATTTTACAACTTACAAGAGTATCTATCTAACCTACTTATTTAGAAGACTCCTTACAAATTGGATACTTGATTTACAGTAGCTTAACATCTAGCAATCCTCATAAATCAATATCTATACATCTGATTATCACCATCGTCCATTTTTGGACTATGGCTCGTTACTCATTACAAATCTTATCCTCCAAAGCATAAAGAACTTTCGCTACGGTCTTATCGCCACTTACCTTCACGCAAGACTCACCAAGATCCCGGACATCTATAGCCTCCCTGATACGGGTAAGCTCGTCATATATCTCCTCTATCACATCAGAGATCATAACACACTCATCAGAGTCCTTATGCTTTGACCACTCTGGTAGATCACCCTCATAAGGTACGCAAGTGGACGGAGTTATATGTAAACAACTGTATTTTTTCATGCCAGTAACTTATTAACACGTTCCTTTAACGATCTCACCTCATCCGGGCATAACCCGCAATCATTATCACATAATGACCTTTGCAGACGAATTATCTTACCCCAATAGGATATATCGGGCTTATTCCCGATCCTATACCTATGGTATCTCATATATCTACCCCATTGGCAGGACAGCCATTCGTCTACGGACTTACATAAATCCGTCCTATCAAGGTTTGATATGCTCTGCGCGCCCATTCAGAATCTCCTTTCTCATTTCCTGTACCTCCTCGTCAGGCGGGCATCCATACGGCAGGTTCTTGATCCATTCACGGATCTTTTTCTGCATATTAAGATAAGATACACCCACGCCATCACCCTTGGTACGAACTTGCTTATATATACTAACCACGTCACGTTCCATGGTCTGCAACGGATCTTGCATAACCATACAACCAGCGGTGCTTCTAGAAGCGTACTCCATATCGCTAACAGCGGTAGAAGAAGAATGATTCATCATACTTCTCTCAATCCTTTCTCTCTCGGCCCTTAACGCCTTTTCCTTACAAGTATTACAACCCACGACTAAATATTTTTATGTTTAACAATCCACGCAATTGGTAGCCATCTCAAGAAGCTCTCCGACACGATCAATAATCTCATGGGCGGCCCTTATGTTATCCAACCTGACATTCGCCTCGGCTACGGCCATAAGTGTCTCCATCTCCTGTATCTTGTCTATAAGACCCTTATCCTTGTCCTCGCATAAGACATCAGTCTTGATCCATAGCCGGTCGAGACGTCTGCGTATAAGATCCGTCTTAAGATACTTGCGACTGAAATTGTAAGTAGAAGGGCTACCTATGATCTTAATATCATATATACCGTCTGGAAGATCAAGATACTTGACATTACAATCATCGTAATTAAAGCAATTGAGACCTAGTGTTAGGCTGGTAAAGGTATTGACCTGATTCTTGCCAAGAAACAACGTAACGGGGTCGGACATACCCGGCGTAGTGATCTCGATGATCGCCTTCCTATCCTCCAGCAGCCCCCACTCCGACTCATCCAGAACCTGCAACACCTTTGGATCACGTGTCTCTAGCACCTGAAACGACAGCCTAATATCATTCATATTAACCTTCTTGTCGTACCGGCACAAGCTATCGTCATAACGGGCTTGCATATCAAGATCCGGGATATCGGTATAATATGTCTTGACCTCATGACCGTTGATAAACACCGATGTTATCTGGCAAACATGAGACCTAGCGACATCGAAAAACACCATCCTTACATTACCCTCATAATCAACGCCAGATGTCGGGTATGTCAATATCTGGGTGTTATACTCACCATCGTTACGTCTGGCCACGACAGTAATAACGATAGGTTTCTCTATATCATAATCATCCATGATAATCCTTGCGGCAAACTTATCATGAATTATCTTCGGTATGATATTTATCTGATTCATCTTTACTACTTTTAAGCAAAGATACAAAATAGGGTCATACCAATACAATAAATCTACTTTAAGATAAACCCTAAGGCATTCACTATATCATCACGATCACCAATAAAACCTTTGTCAATCATCATAGAAAGCAAATCAGTAAGAGTAAAAAAACCATAATCGTCAACATACGGTCTACTTAACAAAACAAACAATATAGATAGGTGATTATATACCACTTTACACCAAAAGCGTAAAATAATATACATTTATACGGAAATCCGTACTGGGTTCCACCAAAACCCTCTACCTTTTGGTAACATCGTTACATCAAAGGATTCTTTTTCTGATTTTCTAATGATGTTAAAAGCACCATTGATATCAGCATTAATTGTCCTACCGGAAGATGTTTTGAACAATCCTCGTTTGGTCCTTCTTCCTTTGTAGGATTCATGTTTGCAAATCCGTTCATTATCTAAAAAGCTACATTTTGAAGTATAAGATTCTTCAACAATCTTAACATTAATACCTTCTAATGTTGCTTTATAAGATACCATACTGATAAACATATTAAAAGGAATAGATACAAAGTTTTGATTATTTCGTTTTCCGATATTGATCTCTTGTTTCCAGCATCTGTTATGACCGATTATGATCGTGTTAATACCATTGGAAACTACGTGATTAATCAATATCCTACTGGCTTTATGCAGATAATCCTTGATCTTGTTATTCCTTTTGTTAGTTAATAACCTGATTTGTTTTGAAGTATGTTTATTGTCTTTTAACTTGGATTTTAAGAATGCTAATCTTTTGTTATAATACTGGTTGATAGACTTTAGTGGTCTACCATTGATGATAAAACAAGAACCATTATTTGAAACACAAGATGCTAAATTATCTAATCCTATGTCGATACCAAGGTAGTTTCCATTATCTGACATAAGATTCTTTTCCTTCTTGTTGTAAATTATTTCAAGAACAATATACCCATTCTTAGGAATGAACCTAAGTTGTTGGATATTTTGTTTATTGGTTCTTGTTGTAAAGGAAAACTGTTTTGGTAACTTAACAATGCCTTGCTTTATCCATTTTTGAGAAAAAGCGATTGTTGTAAAAACAGCAGGAAACAAACCGTCTTTGTTAAGATACTTAGGTATTCTAACAAATTCGGAATACTCACCTCTACCTTTCTTGTTAAGAAGATTGAAGAAGGACTTGAAATTTTGATCGACCATCATCAACACTTGTTGAGCAACTGGTGTAGGTAAAGCACGATAGTCAGCATCGTTTTCTGTTCTTAATTTCTTTTCAAGAGAATAGTAGTTAAGATATTTGTACTTTACAGTATTATCATCCTTGTATTGGAAATAGTGTTGTCTAACAACATACAATCCTTTATTGTATAAGTTTTTACACTTATGCAATAAGTCATAAAGCTCATTGTAATAAACAGAACTTGGCTTGATTGTATGTTGTTCAACTAATCTCATGGCGCAAATGTAAGAATTATTATTTATAAATAAAAACGATTCGGTATATTTATGGTGTAAAGTTGTATATAATCACCTATAGATATTATGCGAGTGTCTTCCTTGGCAATATCAAATAGCTTCAGCATGTCATCTGACATATAATTCCCTACATTCAAACTTACCATGTCGGACAATGGCAGATAATCAATATTCCCATCACCACTATGAATAAGATTGCTACAATAACTCAATATAGGATCAACGCTATCATCATAATCATCAGAATCGCAATTGACATAATCGACAATTAAACGCATCACCTTATCTCTCAAATAGAGAGAAGAGCATTTAATAGCCAAATCCTTAACATCCCCACCATCATATTCCCCAAGAAGCTCTATCATCATAAATATATCCACCCATATCATAGACAGTCGTTCGTCAACAACATACATGAATGTGCCAGAATCCATCAAATCTTTGACTATATCTTCAGATTCATCTAAAGAATCAAATAATGATGATACTTTAAAAAGTTGCTTCTTATCATCAAACACCGTATAAAAGTCATGTGATTTTATATTAACCATAATATTAGAAATTAAAATTGTTAGACAAATACTGCAATTCAATATAATCGTCAAGGAACGGTGTGCTATTATCAGGAATCCACACCTCATCAGACAACGCAGCCATACCAAACTCATCAACTATCTCATCTCCAGACACATAATCATAAGCCTTGACGCCAAAGATCTTAATCCTTTTAACCTTGCCAAAAGCGGACTTGACTTCCTTTATCTTCCTATCCAACTCCTTCACCCCATCGACGAACTCAGAGAAAGTGACACCACGTTCATCTAAATAGCTCTTTATAGCCCTCTCTATGGTCTTGATGCTGACATTACCAAAGCCCTTCTTCCTGACCTTGTTCTGAACCTTTTCCTTAAAAGAAATACTAACTCCGTTATTCTTGGAGGACACGAAATCCTTAAGGTCGCGTTTCCTGATCGAATCCATCGAATCATAAATAACACGCTTGATGTCCTCCGAGCGCTTCCTGTTACACTCATGAGCCTTATAGGTCGGGTTGTTTATATTTTGCTCGTCCTCTAGCTTGTGGTAGTCTAAAGGACACCTATCCCAATAATAATACCTAGCCTTATTGCTATGCACGAAGAGATCAGGATGCTCTTTCTTCGCCTTTCTCACCATAGCATAATAGCCATGGACGATAGCCACGTTCACGTAACTAAGCAGAAGCCACCTGACAAGCCTTACCTGATAGGCGATATTATCGCCACCAAGACGTTGATGCTTGATATAATAGCGCACTATCTCATCAACAAAATAGTAAAACCATTTGATATTGTACTGTACTCCTAACACCCTGAACCTTATAGGGTCAAGGCATATAATAAGAAGACCTATCAGTGTCTCCGATATCGGCTTCTCTAATATCTCTGATCTGGATGATGATTGACGCTTTATCCTAGGGTTATCGCAACAAGGATTAGCGTTGTCATTAAACAAATAAGGCAGGATGACCTTGCCGGAATCCCTCCTCAAGGCCCTATTTTCATCTGACATCCTCTTTTTTTCGGAAGAAGAGACGAATTGGTCAAATAATAATGTTAACTTTGCCATATGTTAACTTTGTTTATAGTACAAAGGTACTATATTTTTTGTCATTTCAAAATGAGTGCTTGTGAAAGTACTCATTTTTTTGTTTATGATCACGGCTTTTTACGGCGATCGCTATGGTCGAAATCCAACTTAGACATTGCGTAGGGAGACTATCGTATGGATAGTTAAGAAAAGAGATGTATTTATTTATCCACCTTCTTTTATAAACACAGTTGTCTATTTTGTGACATGTGATATAAGGAACTTTTGCCCCTCCAAGAAAGGAATATCATTATAAAGATTTTCTTTATTTATATCATAATTTGGTTAATTAAAAAGAGTTAGCTAACGCTTTGTTATTATCTAAAGTATATAATTTAATTATATTAACTCAATAATCTGTAGTAAATTAAAAATCTAAGATCTTAATAATAATGTATATCAATGATTTAGTTTAGTGAATTTTTGACATCTAGTTATGTTATCGACGGATCTTTGATCGACAAGCTACTACCTACATCAGACGTTAATACATTGATATGCTTACTTCTTTTCTGCGCTAAAGCGTAATACGCCAAGGAGAAAAAGGAGGTGGGCTACGAGTCGCTCCGCTCCTGGCCGGCCGTGTGGGGATACCTCCTGCCCTGCCTTACGGAGCCGCCACATTTCCTTTGGTGTCAACAGAGATAGACCTCAAAGAGATATTGCCTCACCTGGTATTTACTAGATAAGGGATTTTCTTCAAGGCAGTTTCTAGTTGAGTAAAAATCTGGTCAAAGAAGTTGTCTGGTCAAAGACAAAATTTTATATTCGCGATGCGGTCGGTTGGATGAGCGGTTTAGTCGGTGGTCTGCAAAACCATATACCCCGGTTCGAATCCGGGACTGACCTCATTTTGGTTTTGGTTGATACGTGGGTAAGGATGAATGGCAAGGGATTATGGTAGATCATAATCCCTTTCTTTTTGGAGGTTCAAAATCTGACTCCCATCTAGCTATATCACTTATCCTGAAATCGTCCATCATAAAATTTCCGTTATCCATACCATCACCTCGTGTATTAATACCTAGGTTATAAGACCTAAGGGAAAGCGTATTATTGGTTTTCGTGTTAATAATAAGTATACCATTAACAAAACATCTTAATATGTCATATTCATTACTGCTTCTGACTATAGCTATATGATACCATTTGTTTGCCTCAACTCTATCAACATGCCAACCAGCTTGTTGAGCTTGAAATAAAAAATAAAAACCAGTACCTGTTGAAACTACACCAAAATAAAAAATACCATTAGGATATTCATGCTCAACCAAACAACTTGTAACAAGGCTGGTTGACTTATACCAAAAGTCTATAGTAAATGGATGACCGTCATAAAACAACTCAGGCAATAACGATTCTTTGGTGTTTATGATAGTATAAAGAAAAGGATCCGTTTTGTTATATTGGACACATTGTATTGAGCCATCGGCGATAAGATTGCCGTTATTGGCTATAAAGAGATTGCCAGAGGGAGTAGGATTCCCCTCTACCTTAAAATTACCATTGAATCTCATTAAGAATCTAGTATGATCGTCAATCACCCCCCCCCCTAGTACATTCAATCATTCTTCGTCTCATAAAACCTTCATCTTCTTTAGCAAATATATTAAAACCAATAATATCAACAACACACTAATTGATGTGATAGCTATTGGCCATCTTGATTCTTTCTTATCATCTACATCCTCATGTTCGATGTCTGTCTTCTTATCAATATCCTCAATACCGGTGATCGTCTTATCAATGCCAAGGGAATCGGCCGTCACCGTGCTGTCCCGCCGGCCAATGACGATATGGGTATCTGTCTGCGAGGACACCGGTCGCTCCCCCGTGGCAGGATCAACATCCTTGTCCGTATCGAACTTCCTCTCCGTTATAACAATATCGGCATTAAGATCAGATGTCTTGATCTCTACGATCTTCCGATCCATGACCTCATCTATCATCGTCTCTATCCTGCTGATCAACCGGCTATCAATAGACGTTTCGCTAACCTGCCTCCTACTTCCGCAAGAGGGCAGGAACAGCGACAGACCTAAACAAAAAACAGCCCTAAGACTTATCCTTAACCTCATCATCAGCAATCTTCTTTATATCGTCAAAAGCGTCATCCGGTAAGGATTTAGCCGATCCGAAAAGTTTTAAGATATTAACCCTGTTGAATATACTCTTAAACACCTTCACTATATAAGTATCAGGGAAAGCCTCCCCTATCGTGTTAAGAAACAACATGACATAAGCAACAAGAGCGGCATAAACACCATATTTGGTCACTACCAATATAGCGGAAGCGTCATCCTCCTCAATACTCAATGTCTTGTATATTACGCATAATGTCATGACTATAAAACAAGACAGGAAAAACTCCTTGAGTATCCCTACCAGCCTGACCTCCCTGAACCACCGGTATAGGGAGAACCGGCGTTTACGGCTACGACGAACTTTCCACCTTCTGGCGCTCTGGATAAGCCTTGCTATAAAATTAGCCAACAGCACTACAAGAAGAACCTCCAGCAGATGATGAACCGGCTGGAAATAAGCCCAACATGAAGTACCATAAGCGATAGCGATATTCCACAGAACCCCAATCTTATCCAACATACCCTTATTATCCATTACTGATGTCATTTACAAAGTTAATCACTATGGCATTAAGTACCTAAAACACCACGGCATGTATACCGTTCCTAGTATCAAGACTATCAAAATGCAACCAATTCACCTTACCCTCAAGCCTAAAAGGATATGGAAGCATATCCTGATGATCTAAAATCAAGCTTCTGGCCTGTTCCGCCGTCATCGACTTGATATCAAAATCACCAGCCTTACCCAACACATGAGCGGATAGATAAACATCTTTCTTATCCTTAACTATCTGACAGATGTTGCATCTAAGACCACGTTGGGAAAACTGCCCCTGCTTGTCCCAATTATTACAATACATAGGCTGTTTGATTATATCCCTCCGTAATATAAGAAGATTATGGAGAAACGCTGTATCAAGAAACTGCCACGATCTGTCCTTCCACTTATTATATGTATGAGGACATACTAATTCCACTATATCAAAATACGAACCTAGTTCTTTTATAATACTATTTCTATCCATATTATCCGTTTTTTAAATAATGCAAAATAATAATACCACGATAACCTGATCCTCCTCGACCGCTCGTAGCCCCACTATTAGAAGCTTTAGAGGCTCCACCACCACCACCACCATAATAAGTGGCATTACCTCCATTTTCGCCATTAATAATAACACCCTCAGTATCCTCAGCTCCAGCCCCATCACCTCCTCCGTGATTGCCACCTTTACCTCCGGATAAAAAGCCTTTATCCCATCCTCTTGTATAAGCTCCCGATCCACCACCAGCGCCCATAGGATAAGGGTATCGGTCAGGATATTTGTTATTAAAAACATATGATCCATCTTGCCCTGGATTTCCCGGGGAAGGATCATGACCATCCCCTTCAACTCCATATCCGCCTCTTCCACCTTTACCGGCAATAGCCTGATATATACCGAATATACTATCACCACCTATATCTCCTACAACCACCCTATATGTAACACCTGGATTTACGGATATAGTCCCAGTCAGTACACCACCTCCGTTACCTCCACTCCCGGCATTATATATATCGGAATATTCTCCATTAAGACCTCCGGCGACCAACGCGAACTCAACCTCATAGACCCCATCAGGAACCGTCCAATATCCATTATCCTGAGGAGATAATTCCTCGAATACCTCTATTACCTTCCTTTTGGGTAACATCCTTCTTCTCATCATAAGGCAAATAGGATTTTACCCCCCCCCAATTTAATTTTAAAATATTGATATTCATAATATTATTCTGGTTTAATCGTCCATCTCTGGGCGTAGTTATTTTTTAGCACATATATCTTCTCCATAGGTGTAGCGGGAGACCCGTTGGACGAGCCTTTCACGAATCCCTCTGGGGCCTGCTCCGTGCCGGAAGGACGCTGGTTTTCGGTTGGAAAAGCAGCGTCATACATGCTTACCGAAAGACTATAGAACTGGTTCCTCTTCCCATCCTTAGCCACGGATGTCATAGTAATCTGATCCCATCCTACAACAAGGTCGTAGAAAGAGTTCACGAAATCATCTGATCTTTTTTGGCTATGAGTAGAACAATTCACGTTAAACCATGTAATAGCCCTCATCTCATAAATATAATCCGGAAGCTTATCCATTCTAAGACTATTGCTATGAGCTGCTCTGAGATTAGTAAGATGTTCCAATCCCCTTCCAGACATATTATCATCATTCCAATTCGTCCTCCTTTCTCCATTCATCCAGTCATCGAAAAAAGCAAATGCCTCAATACTTGTATTTATCTTATCTACCTCAAAAGAAGGAATGATATTTATATCAAAATAATTCCACATATCAGAAGGACCGGGAGCTATATTCAACGAAGTTAATTTAGGAAGATCATTAAACTCCTTTATATACCTATCCAAATAGCATGAACTTAAATTAAGAGTCTTAATTTTCTTCATGTTTTTTATATTCCTTACGCCACTCGCTTCTATATCCCTAAGATCAAGCATATTAAACATATTTAAATAATATACCTCTGTCTTACTGGTTATAGCCTCAGGCATTACGGTCATTCTTTGCCCCATATTTTGAAGATCGATATAAATTAACTTTTTGGATCTTGACAACTTGTCTACAGGTATACCGTCTTTAACATACAGCGTATGCGATACGACCAAAAATTCAAGACCTGGAATATCTACGATCGGGAAAGCCGTCATCTTACAAGTTTGAATATTGACATAATAAATATCACAAGTAAAATCTATCGACACAGCCCGTTGTACGTCCCTCCTTCCGTCAGCGTAAGCATGATTATCCACGGGTACGTATTGCGATCCATCCTCCTTCCTGAACCACCACGTAGTATTGGGATTTTTCCTGTGTTGTATTGCCAAAGAACGGAATATGATACGATAATTATCCTCCCCTTGTACCTTGGTCATAGGAAACTGTTCCTTTATTCCATCCCCCCAATCCACATTAGCCATACCGGGCTTTCTGGATATAAACTCAACATACGTATTAAAAGGATTACCAACGACAGGATCAGGTACATAATTATAATCATCGGTATAATAATTTCTAAGTGCCCTATCCCATGTAGTGAACCACACGAACTTATTTGATGAAGCCTCATATTTATATAATGTCTTAGCCATTACCTATCTTGTTAAAATATTCTACAATAACATTCCTGTCCAATCCCATAGAATCGCATAAATACTCCCCTTCTGGTTGACCCCCAAACGATAATACCTTATCCGTATCATGAGCTAAAACATCTCCATTGCCTACAAAGGTACGCCCATCGTCAAACACGATAAGCTTATATGGCTTATATGACCTCGTGTCAATATCAGAAGATCGTATTGACCTTAACACCGAAGCCTCTGGCGCCATACTAAACCTCCATCCATAATTATTCATAAGCACATAAACCATCTCCATAGGAGTCGATGGAGAGCCATTAGACTGACCCTTTATAAAACCAGAAGGTGCCTGTAATACGCCACTAGGCCTTTTATCAACAGGATTGGCATCCATATATATACTTAGATACAATCCATAAAACTGATTTCTTTTGCCATCGGAAGCAGAGGAGGACATAGTGAGATAATCAAACCCCATCACCTTCTCATATAATGTTGACATAAACGTATCACATCGACTTTGGGTCAACAAGGAGATATGCATATAAAAACCACTCATAGATCTCATCTCATATATATAATCCGGTAGATTGCTTACATCTATATTACTATAGCCATATGAGGCGACAAGGCTAGTGATATTTTCCAATCCCTTGCCGATCATATACGGATGCCAGCTCACGACAGACCCATACCATTTATTTATATGATCGAAGGTCCTTAAGCTAGGATTTATCTTATCCACCTCATCCATAGCCGGGCATGTACTAGGGTCAAACGATGGCATAGCCACTCCCGGGGATATATATAATTCTCTTAGCTTGCTAAAAGACAGCCATTCCCTTGGATATACCCTAACCCTGCAACCTACCAAAGCTAATATTATAAGATTAGGCCACATAGAGGGGAATTTCCTTATATTAGAAGACTCCGTATCATTAAAATCAGCCGTTCGATTTAAATTAAGGCCTTTTAACTTAGTCAACCTATCCCAATCATCCGGTATGGATGTCAATGCCCCTACGCCTAATTCGTTAAGTGTTATATACTCTATATTTACCGATCTACGTATCCTGTCTTTAGGGATATCGGTTATATTCCCGTCGCCGGTAACGGATAAAGCTAAGTTGATAATACTTGGGGCGTCTAATATCGGGAATCCTACCATCATTATCCTCGCTGTTTGAACGAATGTAATATCATTCGTAAAAGTCATGGTAATGACCCGATCTTTATCTAGCCCATCAGCGTAAGCATGATTGGGGGCGGGAATATACTCACTCCCATCTTCCTTATAAAACCACCATGGATGGCTATCCGGATTCTTACGATAACTTATATCCCTTCTCCTGAACATCAACCTATATCGCCCGTATATGGATTCGCTCCTATCCTTCACGAAAGGAAATTGCTCTTTATTCCCGTCACCCCAATCGACCTCGCACATGCCGGGGGTCTTGGAATAAAACTGTATACTCTCATTATAATTATTAATATCCAATATAGGATCAGGCACATCATCAGTAGTATCATTCCTGTTAACGCCCCTAAAAGCATATTTGCCTTTAGTAAAAAAGGTTATAGACCCTTTATTCGTATCCTTACATATCAGCCTCATACCTCTCCCTCCTCTATTCTCCTGAAATACTCGACAACCGGTGAGCTGTCCAATCCCAGATCGTTACAGATATCCATAGCCTCGTATTTGTCGGCGAAATTATACTTACTCATATTATCATCCAACACGTCTCCGCTGAACACGGATACATGGCCGTCCTTTACGCCAAGGACAAACGGGGTAATCCTAGCCTTCCCAGCCCGCCTTGCCCTCGTAAGGGCGGCCTTAGAAGCCGGGGCAGGGGCCAAGATCCACGTCTGCCCGTAGTTATTGGTAAGCACATACACCTTCTCCATAGGCGTCGTAGGATTACCGTTGCTAACACCCTTGACAAACCCCTCAGGGGCTTGATAAACGCCAGATGGTCTCTTATTAGTAGGATCTGCGGCAGTATATAAATCTAAGGTAAGTTTATAAAACTGATTCCTGTTGCCGTCAGAAGCCGTCTGTGACATCGTTATATAACTCCACGACATTATCTTATCATAAAATGTATTTACGAATGTATCAGCCCTCTCCTGCGTATTTATAAATCTACCACCATCACGCAAAGTCCATATCCTAAATTCCCTTATCTCATACAAGTAATCCGGAAGATCGTCTACCGGCACCACACTTGAAGAACAATACGTATTATGGATCTTATTTAACTTCCCTCCTACCAGATCTTGTTTCCATGAGCTATAATTACCCACAAAATAAACGCCTGCCTTATCATCCCCCACCTTATCCACCTCATCAAATACAGGTATATTATTCCTATCGCTTATAATATTTATACCCACAGCCGGAATAGAATTAAAAGCCGGATCATAAGAAGGGATGTTACACCAATTGAAATTAAACTCGGTAAGATTCTTCCATTCAGAGAACCTTCTCCAATTAGAATCAGGATCATTCCCGAAATTAAAAACGCTATTGCATCCGAAATACCTCAGGTTTTTCATGTTCAAAAAACCTTCTGGCCAATTACTCCATACACCAGGATGAGAAAAAGCTCCCATCTGTATATTACGAAGATTAACGCTCTTGCTTATCCTGTCATATGGGATATCACCATTTTTTAAAACGGATCTAACCATAGCAAAATAAGTTATATCAGGAAGATTAGCTATAGGGAACTCATGAAGGACAATACCATCCATATTAAATTCCCCATCAATTAAGTTAGAGAACCTCATCGTAACCTCCCTACGCCTGATATCGCTATACTTATGTGGAGGAACCGGTATATACTGAGATCCATCCTCCTTCCTATACCACCATGTAGTATCGTCAGGATTCTTCTTATACTCAATGTCAAGAGACCTGAATATAATCCTATAACTACCATCAGATACCTTAACTAAAGGATATTGATCCTTTGTCCCGTCTCCCCAATCAACGTCCACGAATCCTGGCTTTCTTGTCGAGAACCTAAGACTGCGATTAAAAGCATCCACTGATATTATCGGATCGGGTATATAATCAGCACCCTTACCATCATAACAAGGGAACCTGTCCTCATTCACTATAAACGTGACATAGGGCGCTACCGTATCGTATCCTGCCAAAAAAGCCATACCATTAATTTATTGAGGTTATATCATAAGACACCCATTCCTTATATCCATTAACCATCTCATATACTTTGTTGATGGTCTTACATACGACAGCGAATCCGATATCCACGTTAGGGAACTTCTCGTTAAGCTCATCAATAGTAAGTTCCCTGACAATACTCTCATCCCATTTCCTCATCTCCTTTACCTCCATAAGGATCGGTTTTCCGGTTACGCCTACGCTCATCACCCATTCTCCCTCACGGTTGGAATCAGCCAGATCCGGGAAGATCGTAACGCCAAAAAGATCGGAGAGGGTGAAGGTCTCGCCGGTACGGGTGAAGGACGCCGCCGCCCCAGGCGTAAGGACCACCTCATTCACGGCCAACAGGCTCGTAAGTTTCTTGGCTCCTCCTGATACCGTAGCGTTAAACACGACAGTAACATTACCGGTAGCGCTATTAACGAACTTGATCTCATCCTTATCGCTATTTATAGCTTGTAAACGTGATCCAGATACGATATTCACGATCTCATAGTTCTTGTCATAAGTGCTTTGCAACGTAACATTACCATATCTTGTATCAATCAACGTAATCCACTTAGCCTTACCACCTACTACCTCTACAAGTTTATAAAAAACGTTATTGCCGTCAGCGTCAACCCATCTAGCTATAGCACCCGGGGCGAAATTAGTCACCTCCCGATCTTGAGTATAACTTATAGTGCTTTCCGTAGGCTTGTTAGCCAAAGTAACGTAAAGACATTGCTCTACATCGGCCTCCATCTTAACTATCCCAGCACCATCGTAATAATAATCAGGTACGTTCTTCTCTCGTATCAACAAGATAGTACCTTCCTTAAGCTTATCGGCGTTAGTTGGATCATCCACGAAAGACTTCATCTGGATATAAGTATCGAAGATAATAGACGTACTCTTATCCTCTATCTTCTGATTGATATCATTGACAATATTATTAATCTCGTCTTTCGTATAATAAGGGGATAAATCAACCTTCGGACCTTCCTGCTCTAAAGCCTGAGTTCCATCCCACCAATAATCAGGTACCTCCTGCTCCCTGATCCAGAAGCTGTCCCCCACACGGAGCTTAGCCGTGTTCTCCGGGACCGCCAGCCACTCATTCATGGCATCGACCGTATCAAAGATATACGCCGTGTTCTTGCCCTCAGCTATACGTCTTACGACAGCCAACTCGCTCTCGACATCGCTAAGTCTTTCCTTTATATTATTGATCTCTCGCTCTAACTTATCATAATTATCCTCCTGATCTATAGCGTCACCGATGGACATATAAACCTCGTTAGTGAGCTTATTGTAGGTAACACGAGCCACCTTCTCGTAGGATGTCTTATACGTAGATGAACCCTTACTGGTATGACAAACAAAATCATACGTATTTTGATACACCACAGATCCACCGGTATTGATGAAATTATATCCATCTTGGCTCATCGTACCTCCCTTGTATCCAACAAGTTCAAAAGAACATTTACCCGTACCTTTAGATCCAAACCATGTAGCGTAGGCCATGAAATACGTCTCTTCAGGTAGGATATCATAATATTTAGCCCTTAAATCCTTCACCGACATCCAAACACATTCCTTACCAGAACCGGTATTATCACCACCCCATTTAAGAACTTCTCTAACAGAGCTATCTCCATTTCCGGGGCCAGACCAACCTACAGCAAGATTATCTATGGTGGGAACATTAGAATTAAGGGCTTCCGTCATCGTGTCCAAGTCCCTTCCGGAACTTGATTCCCATAAATATCTGAACGTCACAAAATCAACATCCCCGATCTTAATGCCTCCAGTATTACTAGGATATGTTTTTGTGACTAACTCATAATACCATTTACCATCACGGAAAGTAGCCCTTATCCTCTCTACTTGCTTGGGGGATATAGAGACATATGATCCACCAACAGAGACGTTATCGCCATCAACCGCACGGGAAGTCCCATCCTTTGGATCCTCAGGGTCCACGGGGGTGTAGATCGTAGCCTGCTTATCTCCGGCATTGATAACAACTATATAATAGCTGTCCCCATCAAGACCCTCATCATGAGCCATGGTTACAAAGCCCTGCTCGCTATCCGGCCTCCATTCAACGACAACCATATGCTTATCCATAGGTATACCGGAAACGCTGTTAACGTAATTGGTTGACGACATGAAAATGGCATGATCATCATAAGCCTCATCAACACGTTGATGCTTAGTAGCCAATCCGTCAAGACGTGATATCTCAATGGGGTCGGTTACCTCGACCCCATTATAATCATACCACTTATATCCGATCATCGTATTCTCACGACGATATTTCCTTTTCCTTATGACCTCACCGCCGGCTAGGGCGTCAATCATATAATAATCATTACATACCTTAACCATGACCTTGATATTAACAGGTTTGACATAAACAAGCCACGATAGTAGCGCCATCGGGGATGGAGGTCAGCGTAGTCCCTACAGGGTAGGTCGGGGAGGATGACTCCATCACCATCAACGACATCCGCTCTACGACCATATTGTTATCAATCAACCGACTTCCCTCCACATAGAACCGGCCATCGGCCACCTCATAGCACTCTCGCACCGGAACCATATGTCTTTGGCTCTTATCCGCGTAATCACAGATCGTCACCTTAGCCCCATCCGGTATAGACGTAAGCTCATCACCTACATTATAATCAGGATGATCAGAGTACACGACATACAATATAGACTTAATATCCTGCAATGCCGGATTGACTGTCCTGAATCCCTTCAAATGTATCTTATGACCACCGATCTCATAACAATCATCCACGTCCATGATATTAAGATCACAACTGATAACCGTCCAGCCGTTAATAACCGTCTGCGTAGGGGTAGTATTGATAGGATGATCGGGGTCGGTAGACTCAACGATCTTATAGTCGAAAGTCTTTACATCCAGATTTCCGTTCAACGACTCCTGTCTCCTGATCTTCACCGTACCCTTTCCGGTATCATAACAAGTCTCAGTGGTATCTATAAGTCGATCCATATAATCCGGCTCCTCGCATTCGATACGAGCGAAATTGGATGGCAAAGAGGTATATTGAGTACCAACATGGATATCATTATCTGTAGAACTCAATACATGATGATTATACGACCTAACATGATTTAAAGGGTTGATAACGTAAGTGGATTTAATCCTTACCGATCCTCCCGGTGTCGAGTAACATTCTATCGCATTTCTAGTAATACGATCATCCAACCTTTCTAGAGCACACCTTTCACGGATAAAATCCGCAGGGATATTATTTATCCTATTTCCTAGCCCATACTTATTATCAGACGAGTCCACAATCTCCCAGAACTGGTTTCTTTTCCCAAGATCACCGTCATAAGACACCACATGTCTCATGCGTACGCTTCCGGCTGATGTCTTGTAACACTCCTCGATATCAATAGGCATCCTATCTTCCATATCCGTGAAATCACAAGACACCAAAGAGAATCCGTCCGGGAGGGTAGCCAGTTCGGCCCCCGGAACGAAGCCGGCGTCATCCGATTCAAGCACCTCGAAGCGGACGTATCTTGCCTTTATCTTGGAGTCATAAGAAACCAGCCTACGAAGCTTGACATTGCCATTGCCTCCGTCATAACACTCGACATAAGACCGGATGTCACGCTCCTCCATATCGTCGAAATCACAGACAGTCCTTACCCACGTATCTGGCAAGGAACTGAAGCTGGCGCCCTCAGGTTGTGACGGATCGGTAGTCTCCAGGACTTTATAGCTCTTATCCCTAACTCCTATATTGCCATCCCATGACGTGAGAACCTCCAGCTTCACCTTACCGGCCGGTGTCTTATAACATTCTACAGTTACCTCAATATCCCGGTCCTCCATATCCGTGAAGTCGCAAACGACCTCAACCCAGTCATCGCTTATGCTGGTGATAAACTTACCTACCGGATTCTCAGGATCGGTACTTTGCTTGACGCGATACCATTCCTTTCTGGTACCCATCTCGTAATCAAATATCTTATATCCCTCTATCTGCACCCTTCCGGTTCCGGTATCAAAGCATTTAAGCACCGGTATTATCTCCCTTTGGGTCATATCCGGGAAATCACATACTATACGACTCCATGTATCGGGTATCTTATCATACTCCGTACCGATAGGATTGCTATCGTCAGTCGTATTCACCACCTCATAATGGGATACCTCCGGGTTCAGGCGGGGGTCTACTGACTCAACGCCCTCGATCTGGACCTTGCCCCCTTCCGTGGCGTAACATTTACTTACGAATATCAACTCCCGATCGGTCATCTCCGCTATGCTACAATCTATAGCTACCCACTCGGCAGGAATCTTATCCAATTCCGTACCAATAGGCGTATCAACATCTGAAGAGTTGATGATAAATATCTTCTCGGCCAATATCTCACCCTTATTATTCATATAGGTATGGATACGAGCCTCTACCTGACCTCCCGGAGTACGATAACATTGGTTGACGATCGACACACGGGCGTCCTTGATGTTAATGAACTGATAGTCCTTTTTAGGAACCTCGCTTACAAGTCTCTTTACTCCTTTATCATCGAAGTACACGTAACACCCGTCATTCCTCATCATGACCGGATACGTCTTTCCGTCTATAACAACACCTGAGAAGTCATCTGGCGGAACGGAGAAACCCATGCTTCCGAATATAGAAGCCAGTCTCTTTAAATACTCATTTATCGCAGACACGTTATTAAAATTTTAAATTTATTAATTAGATTAATATTTATATCACAAGATATTTACTCTAACCGGGTTAAACGCCGACCCACTATCGACTATCGTATTAACACACGAATCGCCAATTACTTTTCTAGCTATCCCGATAGCCCCGTTGATATCCGCATTTATCAATTTGCCGATAGAGCTTTGGAACAATCCCCTGCGTTTTCTTTTACCTAGATAATTATCTTGATGTTTCATCTCCTCAAAAGCCAGATGATCGATCTTTGACGTATAAGATTCCTCATGAGTAACAACCTCCATACCTAACAACTTAGCCTTGTATGTTATCTTGTCAATCAACTTGGAATGAGGAATGGAGACAAAATGCTGATTGTTTATCTTACCAATATTTATCTCCTGCTTCCATTCCTTGTTAAGACCGATAATGATACGACCTATATTATTAGATACACAGAAATTTACAATATATCTGCTAATCTTATGAATCTTATCATCAACCCAACAATTACGATACAAAGAGATCCTTCTTATTCTCCTAGAAGTTCCCTTATCTCCAACATACGACATCAATCTGGTTTTCTTCTTATTATACCACCGATTCAATGATTTCATAACCCTGCCGTTTATAATGAAAGGCTTGATGCCTACATTACTGATACATGAACATAAATTATTCAATCCTAAATCGATCGAAAGGAAATTATCCTTATCCAAGTTTAAATCCATCTCCTTTCTTTCATAAATTACCTCTACCACATAACAAGTAGCTTGAGGTACTATTCTTACCTGTTTTAACTCATCTTTCTTTACGTTGGTTTTTATCGGTTCAACAACATTCTTAACAAAATGAATATAACCATCATCCTTTACCCGACAAGAGGAAGTCGTAAATACAACCATATTCTGCTTCTTACCTTTCTTGTACTTCGGAAGACGAGGTCGATGATTGTTATATTTACCCGGATTCTTATCAAAATCCTTCTTCAATTTGATCCATGAATTAACGCTCTTGAATACCTGACCAACCACTTGTTGTGATACAGATACAGGTAGCTGTCTAAAGTCAAATTGATTTTCCCTACCTAATTTAGTCGAGAGATCATATTCCTTCAAATATTCCTCATTGAAAATACCCTGCCTTACCAGATACAGCACGTAATTGTACAGCAATCCGGATTTAAGGCAAATATCCTCAAATCGGTTATCTTTTATAATATGTCTCTCAACTGATATCATGCCTCAAAGATAACAAAAAAGGGAAGAGAATTGAATCTCTCCCCTTTAGGAAATATATGAACGCAAAAAAGGTTCTTTATTTCGGCTCAGTTACGATGGCCGGGCCAAGACCAGCAGCAGCACCGATCATGTTAATCATCTCCTGAACGCCCTCATGAGCGCCGTAACGTACACGTAAGATCAAGTTGATAGGATCATCAGCGATAACCTTTCCGAATCCCTGAGCGTATCTATGAGGATTGAGCGTAATCTGGAAGTCAACGTACTGAGCCGTTTGCTCTACACGACTATATTCGTTCATGAACGTCCGCCCCATGAAATCCTGATGTTTCGGGAAACCGTTGAAATGAGCGTAGCCCTTCAACTCGTCATCCATCATATTACCGCCGACATGAGTACGCGGAGCTTTGCTAGACAGTCTCTCGAGATGAAGTTGATCCCACCAGATAGGAGACCCCTCGTCAAGAGAATCAGGATAACCGCCGCTAGCACCAACGATCTCAACACTATCCTCGATATAAGTCATTTTATCCATCAAGCACTCTGATGGAGATAACAACATTTCCTTGCCACGGAAACGGATACCGCACTTGCAGTTAGTGCCAAGTTCCTGAGCCGACTCCAATTTCTTCCACATACGGTTGCGGTAGGACGCCGGAGCCTTGCTGGTGAAGAATCCCTCGAACACCTTGTCGCACTCATCACACAACATGTTAGTATATACCGTTGTCTGGAAGCTATGCTGGCAAGCCGCAGGAGTACCGTAGTCAGTGATCTCCAGTTCCGGGAAAGCCTGTTTGATTTCCTCCAACGCACTGTTTCCGCACTCATCATCCGGGATCGTGATATAATACTTCTCGGTGGATACCTTACAAGAACCACAAGCCGACCAAGAAGCGGTACGAACCGTAGGATTCTCACACATATCGGATGTCTTAGCCACATAGTAGATAATAGCCGTAGGATTGGCCTCCACGAAAGTAGAGATCTCCTCATCCGTCAATTTCTTGGAAGTAGCGGCAATATACAAACCTGATCCCTTGATCTGACTCATCTTATTAACCGTATCGGCTACAACGTTAGGCAATGACTCCACCGTAGTAGACATATCGACACCGTCATCCTCCAAGGAGATAGAATACAGATAACCACCCTTAACCTCGGTATAGTTAGGAGGACAATCCGTACATCCTTTCATGATAGAGATCAGACGTTGAGTATAATCAGCCGGTTTAGCGCCTTTCTTCATCACCTTATAACGTGACATGCTACCCTCGATAGTCTCACGTACGATCTTCAATCCTGGATATTGAGCGCGAACCTCAGCTAATGCCAGATCATCACCAGTATCGCATACCTCCATGCAATAGAAATTGACATCCTCCGTCTCAGGCTCAGTAGCCTCATTAGTACATCTTGTAACCGGAATGATATCAATATAATCGGATAATTTACCACCACCGGCAATAGGTTGGTTCTTCATCCGCTCGATACACTTCAATACGGCGGGTAACAAATCAACCTCCTCGCAAGGATCACATTCCTCGCATTGATTAGGGGTATTGTCGCAATCATCCAAGAGGATAGCGTCAAAGATCTCAACACGACCTCCCTCGTAGCCAAGAAGCTCGAAAGCCCTGCCGGCGAGAATCAAGCGGATAACGATACGGTCGCCCTTGGAAACGGAGAAAGCCGTGTCGTCAGAGACACCATTGTATCCTAAGATAACGTCATCGACATAAGCGTGATCCTTCTTCGGCCAAGAAGCGTAAATCTCGGTGATCTCATTCAACGAGAACAGAGGCGTGGAAAAATCCTTGTCATATATAGAACGGGAAGCCGCTTGTTCATTACGACCGATACGGATCTCATAACGCTTGTCATTACGAGGCTTACCGGTAAAATCAATCACGGCCTTACAACCGTTCTCGGAAGTCTCCTTAGTATCATAAATACCAAGCTGACCTTCCTTCAAGAAGATGGAATCAACATCCACCATCTTAGCGTGCGGGGGTACGAAAAGTACCCGGTCTTGCGGTCTGTGCAACATAATTCGTTTTTTTATTAAAATTATTAAATCAGTTCATTTACTTTAATATAATTGGGTATCTCTTTCCTCTAATGAGTTTTAGCTTCTTATATGTAACATTTTTAGAGTTCTTACCATCGAAATCCCTAATGTCAAAACATCCCGATTTTCTTCTTCCATAAATAAAACATATTTCATTGTTATACAATACTTTATCAAACAATCTAAATCCGAAAACCTCAAAAGGAGCTTGATTGTTTTTCTTCTTTCCTCCTTTTAAAATTTTCATTTTATGTATTTGCCTGTTATGTCTACGAATTAAACGCTTCAAGTATTGACGTTCAATTCGTTTCGCATTGAAGTTCCTAGAAATGACAAACGCATCGGATGTATGGGATTTTTCTATTCCGTATTTAATCCGATTGTATTTCGTGATGTAACCGAAAGTCATTGAAACGTTTGGATATCTCGATTTCAACTCCTCGTACAACTTCCATTTCATGATTCCCATAACCGCAGCATCACGAAGTGACTTGCCTCGTTTCACCTTCAAATCGATATTCCCTTTATGATATTCCTTATGACAAGTTTCACACAAGGTAATGAGATTGGATGGTGAATCACCTCCTGTTTTACGAGATTCGATGTGATGAACATTCAGGATCGGGTCTTTCGACTTTCCTTTACAATGTTGACATTTATGCCCATCCCTTGCCAGGACATATTCCCTGACATTCCAAAAACCAAGTTGATCTCCTTCCTGATATTCGTTACCGGAGATGTCAGGATTCTTGATCTTTTGTGTATCAAATTGGGCAATCTCGACGATGATACGGGATATCGGCAGGGTAGAACAGATGTTGTCGATAACACGGATATGAGCATCAACTTTGTGTCTCACCGAAGGTGCTACCCATCCTAGACGTTTGCTTTTCACCCTGTTTTCAAAACGAGGCTTCCTATATCTCAACCTATTTCGTCTCGCTCTTCTCGACTCTCTTCTTGTAGACAAAAGTTCTACAACATCATTTCTAAGAATAACCTCACCGCTGTAAAGCTCCTTGCTTTTCGTCGTAGCGGATAAACCAACATGCTTGGTTCCGGCATCGACGCCTAACACAATTTCCTGTTTGTAATCGGATGTCTTGTACGTTAATTTGATGGTAAAAGGACATGTGTTTACAACGACCGCTTTGTTATCTTTTAGCAGTCGTCTAACCTTCCCATGCCTTGTCGTAGGCATCATCGGTTTACCATCTATGTCTTGTACATACACCATTTTACAAACTAATTCAATGTTTATTCAACATAAGTCAGGGTAAAACCCTGTTAGTACCCATCGCCAATGTTATTTTGAGGTTTTTCGCAAGCAACACTGTTTCGCAAATACACTACTCCTATTTAATCACTTGCCTTAGAGCAAGGAACTTGGGCAAACATTCCTTGGTAACTATATATTCTCAAATAACGTAGCCTCTGTCTCAAGGCTTAGGCTAATAACCGGATCCTTTCGGGTACATTAAAACTTTGATTAAATCATATTGTTTTAATGTTATTTCGGATATTTACCTAACGCAAACATAATAATAAACAAGTTCACGACAATAAAACACAATCACGAGTGTATAGGCATATAAATAAATTACATTTTTTGTAAAAACATTATTTAAGCCACTTTTTCTTATACATCTTCCTCATCATATCAACAAGTTCATCGAAACTTTTTATATAACCCATATCTATAGCCCATATAAGATTGCCTTGTGTTTGCTCCAATTCCTTCAGCTCAGCTTCCGTGGCCTTATTCCTGATCATACTTTCATGGATATTAAAAACAATATAATTAAGACCCTTGGCGATCTTAACATAATCTACATCCTTAAATCTAGAAGCCGCCCTAGACAAAGCATTATACCTATCACCAGCCTCTATTCGATTAAGAATAAGTTTATCGGTTAACCACGTAACAACCTCGGCATACAACATAGGATTCAATTCCATAGCTACAAGAACCCATATATAAGGATTACACATAGTTCTCCTGTTCTCGCCCCTACCAACAGTCTTATAAGCACCAAATCTTTTCATTGCTTTTATAAGAGACTCTTTTTCAACCATTTCCATAAAAACAGGAAATCCTGTTTCTATCATATATCCTTGTTTTTCAAGAATATAGTATATTCGCTCAGCACTTTCCTTGTTAGAAAGGATATTCTCTATCCTCTTATCATTCCATCCTTCCTGAATCCTTTTCCTGGTATAGGCTTCCTGTAAATCAGTCAACGACATGAAAGACGTTTTAGTGTCTTGCTTGATAGTAACACCAAAAAGATCCCTATCCTTGGAGATCATAACAACATTAGTTTTCATATTATATATATTTAATTATTTAATACGATGTAAACATATAAATAAAAGTTTTACCATAAAAATATATAGATAAAAAATATTCCAATATAAAATCATTATATTAAATATTTTGTAAAACACAAAAATCATACTTACGATTTCTGGAGTCGGAGAAATCTCCGATTCCAGAAAATATACATAAGATGATAAAAAATAAGCCTACCCATTTCTGGGCAGGCTTATCAATCAAAACTAACGTTGTTTATTTAAAAGAAGCCACATTATCCTTATCCATCCTATATCTAAACAATTCATTCTCGTTAAGGTTGAATTGCTTAGCGACCATATCCAAAATCTCCTCCACCAAAGGATCGGGCAGCTCAGGGTCGATGTCCGTGGACCGCTCACCGGCGGCGTTGATGTACCCGGCCAGATCCACCCGTACCGGATTCCGGTAGTAGGTCATCCTGACCTCGTCTGTACGAAAGCCGTCCTCATACACCACGACCTTCCCGTCACCTATGGTGTAGAATGTTTCCCGATAGTCAAAAGAAGGCCTATTGTTATCATCCCCAAGAAGCTCATGAACATTCTCGTTCTTAGCCTCCCACATGACAAAATCTCCAACCTCACATCCTTTATAAGAAAACGCTCCTTTTATATTTGAGAACCATAAATAATCATCAGGAAGACCGAATGATGTCGATTCGGGGTCATCAATATGATTGATCTTATTAAGCGATTTCCAGTATACCAGAAGAGTTTGTATAGATCGGATGGTCTCATCATCCTTTCTATTAAGATAGTATCTTATCAACCTATCCTGAGCCTCGTTGAACAAAAGCACGAACCTCCCGGGATCAAGCTTAATCCCACCATTGGCGAGATTCTGCTCATTCTTCTGCAAAGACCTTAGATACGCTTCTTGGATCGTCATCGTCATTCCTCCGTATTAACCTTATCACCTTCACCTACGTCTTCCTTCTTCTTGACATCCTTAACCTTCTTGGTCTTATCGTCTATATTAGAAATAGACATAAGTTCCTCGTACTCATCCAAGACATTAGCCTTTACACTGATAAGATCTTTCTTGGTAGCCAAGAACTCGGCGGACGTACGGGTGTCAGGACCTATGATCTGACCATTATATTGCAAGCCGGATGGAGTCATGTTGATACGACCGTTACGTTGAAGGACGTTTATGATACGATAGAACTCAAGAACTTCCTTAAAATCACCCTCCAATGAACGATCCCAGATATCAAGCAGATAATCGATGTTGGTCTTCTTCTCGTTCATCCAGTTTGATAGTGATCCGGTGTAATAATCATCCTCCGTGAAATCAGGACGGGTCACGATACCGATGTACAGAAGAAGGTCGATGACAGCCTGACGTTCCTTGCCACCTTTCTTAAGGGCGTCGATGAACTTATAGCTGATATTCATCTTATTGATCTCACGCTGCTGAACGAAATCCTTGGCGTTGTCTTTCTCAATGAAACAGAACATGGAGTTCATGAAAATAGGATCACCATCCATTTCCTGAGGAGTCAACATGCCAGAAAATACAGCCAGATATAAATAAAATAACTCAACGGTATTAGCCGTGTTATAAACCTTACCCATATAGATCTTGTCTTTAGCATCATCCCAAAACTCGAAATTGGTCTGGGAAAGATCCTTCTGGGAAATATTCTCAAAAGGCTTCATTATATTATTGACACGTTGATTAACCAGCCTATCAACCTCATCCTTATCCATGCCATTATAACATCTTGATCTTGGATAAAAACCGGTATTGTAAACCTCTGAGAAATCATCCCACGGGCAACATACGTGAGTAGCATTCTCCGGGAACGGAGCCTTGGCTATATTGGCGTCTTGGAAGGCCTGCGGAGCGCTTCCGTCGTGTTTACCTACTACCTCATACAAGGTATCTGACATGATATTGAAGCCGTTTACCTCGACCAATACCTTCTTTGATTTTAAAATCTCTTTCATTTCCTTATTTTTGCGTTACTTTCCTAAAAAAAGAGGAGAGGAATATCCTCCCCTCTAAAAACCAAATTACATATGAAAAAAAACTTAGCCGAAGTAGTTCGGTTGAAGCTCGATAATCAAGAACTTGCTGTTATCCATAACCCAAGCCGCTGAAGCTGAGTGACACCAGAATTGCTCTTTCATGCCCGGCAAGGATGATACGATCTCATTACCGTTAGCTTTGTGCGCCCAACGACCGTACTCATAACCCCACCACATGCTTACGCCTTCTGGCTTGATATAGAATACGTTGTTATTCATATTACCCAACTTAGCGTTAGCCGTATTAGGAATAGCGGAATACGCGTTAGTCGATCCAGCGTCAGTGATATTCTCAATAATACAAGAATAAGAGGATCTAGGATACATGCCATTCACTAACTCGCTACGATCTGTCATGTCAGCGTAATCCAAAGAAGGATCGTGCTCGAACTCTACATTTCCGATGCCGGGAAGGAAAGCTCCCTTAACCTGTACCGGACCTAAGATCATAGCATCATTAGTACCAGAGATAGGATTAGAAGGCAACATACGGTCACTACCCATACCCCAGCTCAAATTACTCAACGTAGTAAAGAAAGCCTCTCTAATCAACTTCTCTAAGTTGACCATAGCCATAGCTCCTACCTTGAACTTAATCTTACGCTCCGTAATAGGAAGATCTTGACGACCACGGAAAATATAAGCGGCAGCAGCCATAAGAGTATCCTTAGTAATACCCATCGGACGGCTATAGTAGATAGTGTAACCACGGCGAAGCTGACGGTAGATACCCTCATTCAAATGGATAGGACCATTTTGATCCATAATAATACCACCTTCTTGCCACATCAACTGTCTAGCTTCCAGCTTAACCAACTCAGCCATACAGAATACCTCCAGCGTGGACGCTACCTTAGCCGTACGTAAATCAAGTCTACCATTAACAGTCTTGCCGATAATAGCCAAATCAGGAATATTACCCTCATACTCGCTTCTCATGGCATTCATACGACGAAGGGCGGTCTCCACGAACTCTGAAGTGCTATTCTGGGCGGCCTGCATGGACTTCATACCAGCATACATAGTTGTCTCACCCTCAACACCACGGTGGTTTCCTAAACGGAACTCACAAGTCATAGAACCGGCCTTGTCAGCTCCAGATACCTTGGAGAACTGGGTACTGTACTCACCAAGAGCATGACCGATCTTCCAGTAACGGATACCCGGACGCAATTTCTCTTTAGGGAAGTATTTAGCCTTACCGCCAATAACACGACCCCAATAACGTGTCAAGTCTCCTTCTGTCTTAGACGGGATCTCACCTGAGATAAGGATATTACAGCCATTAGCTGCGTCATAGGTAATGACATCATAAGCCGTAAACTCAGAGGTATTCAAAACGATATCAAACAAACTTCCATCAATACCCGGTTTCAGATGATGAGTCGAAGTATCCTCCGCCGTAACGACGGCGAACGTCTTTGTAACAGGTAAATCATAACGGAAAGAAGCCCCGATACCGTTTACGGAGATCGTAGCGCCGTTATTGATCATACCCATATACATCGGGACAGGATAGTTAGCGATATTAGAGAACAAGTTCAACAGACCCAAATGATTCTTGTCCGGATCCTCATAATACCAGCTCGCCAATGAGCCTAAGTTATGCTCTACGAGCGAAGTCTTATAGTTCTTGGCATCGGTGAAGGCAATAACGTTATCGCCATTCACGGTAGCCGGAAAACTTTTTGTCAAAAAAGGGTTCATAATTATCTATCTTTTAATGTTATACACTCTTTGATCCACTCAGATCAAGGAAGTTAGCCTCTATAGTATCATTATCGATATTATTCTTATTTTGCTTTCCTCCCTTATTGCCAGAAAGAAGAGTGATGGTCTTCTTATTGACCTCCATCTTAGCCTTGTTAGTCTTCTGTTTAAGGAACTCGTCCTTATTCATCAAGAACAAAGCCAGATCAGCGGCCATGTCCGGATTCTTGATAGCCTCCGAATAAGCTTTATCTATAGCCGTATGACCTTGATTGTCTATCGGCTTGGTAACGAAATCGACAGCCTTACCTATCATCGTGTCAGTCAACTGGAACCCTGAGCTTATAGACGTCTTAAGACCTTTCTTATAGATCTTCATCTGCTCAATCAACTCCTGTTTCCTTTTCTCGGATTTTTTCTTCTCCTCCTCGATAAGGTTATCCATCTCCTTTTTCAGGATATCATGGAACTTATTGGCCTTGGACTCAATGAACTCATCGCCCTTACCAATCATCATCTCCATATTATCCTTTATCTCGTCTTCCGGCATACCCAACATCTTATAATAATGTTGGATGACCGCAAGCTGATCATTCTTGTTGCTCATATCAAGGTTGTCCAACGGCGCCTGAATGTTCTGATATTGGTTTAGAAGCTGACCTACGTTACCTCCAGCCTTATCCACCTCTATCATCTTCTTCATAAAGTCAGACATAGAACCGGTATCAACCTTATCCTTCAACAACTCATCGGCCTTATCCTTGATCAATCCCTCCACTATATCAAGTAGATCATCTTCTTTTGTGATAGCAGAAAGATCGACTGGCTTATCATCTACCATAATATCAAGGTTATCGATACTGTCAATGATACCTCTGGCGGCCATCTTTTCCAAGAAAGATTTCCCGTTAAACCCTGATACCACGTTATTATTATCAGTACTGCCTTCGCCAAAGGAATCCGGGTCTGGGTTGGTAACGTCGCCGCCCTTATCCCCGCCACCGTCAGCCGCTCCGCCGTCGGCAGGCTCTTTATTGGTATCACCTATAGGATTACCATCCTTATCATATTTACCCTCAATATTATTCTTATCGCCATCACCGTCACCACGGTAAAAAAGTTCCTCGACACTCATGGTCTTAAAACCCTTAGCGAAATCACCCATGTCATTCATACAATTTCCTTTTTTGCTTTTTACAAAAGTATTATTAATCCAATTACCAATTAAATCAAACCCATTATAGTATATGACAGAATTTTACGCCAAAATGATTACAGATTTTGTAAAAATATTTACAAAACTTGTAATCAATTCTTGTTTATTATTGACGTAAACCTATCTGTATCAGAACGTTTGTTTCTAGCGTCTATCTCCTTTTCTTTTAATTCCAACTTTCTTTTCTCTATCTCCTCACGAGATCTTCGCTCAGCCTCGGCGTTAGCCTGTCTGGTTCTCATCTCCTCTTCCTTGATATCAAGATCTCTTTCCCTTAAAGCCCTATCAGCCATAGCCTCGACATAATCCATGCCTTCAGAGTTGTTCTCGGTCCTAGCCGCTTGACCGGCGGCCATTATGCTCTTACCCCTTAAGTCGAAGTTGCCCTTGATATAAGCCAGCTCCTTATCCTTCTCATGCTCATCATTACGTGCCTGTTGCTCGGCCTCGGCTTGCTGCTGGACAAGTCGCTGTTGATTCTGGTATTCTTCTTGCCTTACACGATCGGCGTAAGATCTAGCATCCCTTCCGATCTGATTCATCTCAGCCGTTGAGTTGGCGCTCATCATCCTAGTGATATCAAGTAAGTCATTACCTAACGTATTTGTCTGTAATATATATTGTTTCAAATTCTCCAATTCCAGACGTTTCTTGGAATTAGAGACAGCCATAACATTAAGATGACGTAACGACAAGCTATTATCCGTAAGACTGATGTAAGCCAAGGAAAGATCGCTGTTTCTGTACATCACGGTCCAATCGTATCCTTCCTTCTGACATACTTGAGCCACGGCTAGATGAATATCCAATGTCCGTTTCTTGAAGTCATCGAAATCATTAAAGTAAGTCTGAGTCTGTAGCATAGTAGCGTTAACTCCCTGTTTTACGCCCGTAGAACTCTCGTATCTAGTTGACTGACCCATAGCCTGCTCAGATATACCTATCATCCTATAAGCCATCATATAGGCGTAAGAAGCCATTTCCATACGGGATCTTATCTGATCCGTATTAGTAAGATCATATACACCGAACTGGTTATATATGCTACTCATCTGTGGGTTCTGGTAAGGATTGTTCGTATCGTTACCACCTACGCCCATAAACGAGACGGACTTCACGATCTGCATGAAGGTAGCCAAAGCGCCCTTCTTGTCCATCATATCCTTATATTCAGTAGGCAGGAATCCCAAGTCACCTAAGAAGAACTTACCGATCTCCTTCTCGGCGTTATTGTATAGCTGATTCATAGCAAGGTTATACATCATCTGGAACGGTTGTATGCGATCAGCGAGACTGGCCCCTATAAATCCAGAAACCGGAATGACATAATCATACAGACTGCTGTCACCATGTATCTGATGAGGTATTGGATCCCCACCGATATATATGGGCTTATCCATTAAATTACCTCCGGTGATCTTAACGCCAAACCTAACCTCAGGGACATACTCCAAGATATAGGTATTAACCTCAGGATCACCAACGGCTTCTGCCATCACCCTCTTCACTTTCTTTATACCATTCTTCTCCAAGAACTCAGGGAGAAGCTCATCTGTCACAAGCTCCTGATCCACCATTCCGGTCTCCGTCATGTAAGTTATTAAGAATACCGGTTTCATGGATACCCAATATCCCTCCATAACCCTAAAAAGGCGGGAATCTATCTCATATCTCTTGCCATTGGACATGTCAGAGTTAAAATAGCCAAATGGATGGAAGCGGGGCAAGAAGCGGGGCTGGGTGTGTTCCTCCCCGTCCGGCCCGAAGGTGTGGTACTCGCCCATCGGAACACCATAATAGTCCTCAGCGGCGACTATAGATTCATAGTCATGGTATCCCTTCCATGGGACAACCTCATTCTCGTACATACCGGTAATAGACGGCTTCTTTTTCTTCCAGTCATACCTAGTACCGTCATTAGATACCCATCCCTCATAATCATCGTCACCGCCCATAATACGACGCTTGTCCTTTGCCGTCATCTTATGACCGTATTTTGATATCAACTCAACACCCTCGTAATAATGAAGACGACCCACATAAGACCCATATTGCGGGTATTTCACATCAGGATGGAAAACCTCCCTCGGACTCCATACCTCCGGACGATAGTAGTCGAAGCCAACGAAATGATTCCGGAACATCTTTCCGCTAAGAAGACGATCCCGGAAATTCTCCCTGTCAAGCTCATCCATATAAAACCGGCTACGGTCAGCCTCGATCGTATGATCCCCCCATACCGCCGCCTGCGTCTTCCATCTTGTACTCATGAACCTCTGGATATCATCAGGGGTCATAGACGCCTTGGCCTGTTGGATTTGCTGAACATAAGCCTGACGTTCCTCCTCGGAATTAAACTCATTGTATGTAGGATCAAGACCGGCCTCCACAAGACGCTGATTAACGATAATATCCCACTGTTCTTGTATATGACGATGAAGTAAGTTTGACATCGTATCCTCATACTCACTTATAGCCATATCCCCTACCTCGTTAACCGTATACTTATCCTGTAGGTTTGTCAGCCATCCCTCAAAGGCATTTACGATACCACCTATTATATCATAATGCTTCAAGAAAGAAGGTATCCTTATATCGCTCCTTAACTTCTGCACGTCCCTTAACTGAGGGATAACATCCGCCATCTCCATAAAAGATAACTTACCATCCGCCATTAGATAATAGTCACGGTACATCTGGTTGCGATCATACTGTTTCAATCCTATCGTCTCAAGAGCGTCCATACAATCCTCTTTCCACTTCCTGTTCTTTTTCTTCGTGGAAATAGCCTGAGGAGGTAATCCCAATAACGCTCCTTTTGCTGGAAACGAATGATCTCTATTGAAAATCTCCATATCAATCCAATTGTTTTTAGCAAAGATAAGTTATTAAGCAACACTAAACTACCGAAACGCACCTATAGATACCGATCCAAAGGCAGAGGCATATACCTCATGGTGTTTATAAGCGTCTTCCTTGCGGGCATTATTCATCTCCTCGATCTTCGATTTAGGCATGTAATTGTTATCGTCAAAATATCTGGCGAGAACCAACGCATGCCCGAACGCTATTATCCTATCGACGTTCAATCCGGGCTTGTACTGTATTATCTCATCCAGTAGGGCTATATCATCAATCAACTCAATACCTTTAACCGTTATATCAAGACCGGTACTATCATCATAACCAATAACGAAATCCTGCCAGCAGTAATCCACCACGCAGGAGAAGAGCAGGTTCTGGTTGCCGGGGGTAGGGTATAGCCCCAGCTTGCTGTTCTGCCGGGAGCCGGCCTTCACGTACTTATTGGCTATAGCCTCGCCAGCGAATAAGAAGAAAGATGCCGGCATACCACTCTTCCGATTAAGATACTGCTCATACATCTGGTCAGCGTTCTCCATAAGACATATAGCACCATATCCCTTCTGAAGCACCTCGCATGTACGGCAAAACTGATCTATGGATGATGGGCGGGATACGTATGAAGCCACTATTCTATAGGCATAAGGATCTCGAATACCAACACGCCTTTTGAATACATAAAAAGCTCCTAATGAAGGGGTATCAGACTTAGCCTGTTTATAGGGATCTTGGCCTGCAACATAAATAAAATCATCAAACCTATTAGATTGAGGCATCTCGAATATCTGGACAGGAGCGTCAATAACACCGCCGCTAAACGGGAATCCAGCCAGTTGCTTATTCGATTTAGTAGTGCCAAGTTTATTTCCAGATTCAAGGAAAACATCACACAGCATGCCGCTATATTGCCCTGACTCAAGAAGATCATTCTTATGCTTGATAGCGTACTCGACCGGGAATAGGTTCTGTGATGAGCTTAAAAAACAGTCGTCGATCGTAAATGGATAGAACATGGTATGAGAGGTATAAGCCACCCTATCTTTCGTAGATAGCTTCTTCCGTTCCTCGTTAAGCTTATTGGTACTAGCCTCGAAATCCGTGGCGTCAATCTTGATCTTATTAAGCTTCTTGTCGTCAGGCTTATCCAAATAATGACCTAACCCTATCGTTCTCTTGACACCAGAGTTAGCCATCTGACCGGGGACAAACATCGCCCATTTCCGTTCTTTCCATGTTTTCCCTTTCATGGCTCTCCGATTTAAAATATCCCAGTCCATGACCAGAAGATTGTATGTATCAGGATCAGAGAACATCTCCTGAGCGTCCTTGGATAATTCCACCTCACCACCGGTACCAGCCAAGATCGGACTGAGACGCCAGCCGTAAGGAGTGTCGTATGACGGCATGGCGGCAGTGTACGGCTTCTTGATAGGTCCCTTACCTACCTCGTCGAAAATAGCCGTGGCTGGGGTCAGACCGGCAGTCTTCTGTGTGGATGTCTTCCTACCCATGTTGATGTTGGCTATGGATATTATGGCATGAACATCACGAACCCCGTTGGACATACGCTTGCCTAAGGTGACACCAGAACTCCAATCGGTCTTGGTCCTGTTAATTCTGAAAAAAGGATGCACATGATCAAGCCCATACTCACAATACTCACCTATATTAGACAAATCGCTATCGCTGAAACCTACCACGGAATGACTAAGACCGATCGTCATGGTAGCGTTCATCTGAAGAAGGGATGACATGATAGTCGTATTATGGGATACGACAAAATTAGTGGTAAGGAACTGGTGAGACTTATTATCGACCTCAATACAAGTAGCTTTATACTTCCCGTAATAATCTATATCGGATATCCTAAGCCTGTTATGGGTCTTGGATATATACATATCATCACCATCCATAACGCAATAATATCCCATAGACCAAAATATTTTCCTTACGAAGGATATAATATACTCACTTTTGTAAACGACCTTAAAACGATCGTCACCAGTACTTATGCCGCAAGCTATCTTCATGAATGAGCTTATAAACAACTCTTTCTGTTTTTTGGATGAATAAATAATATCATCCATCTCCTTATTGCTTAACTCGAAGATCCTGTCGGTAGATCCACAAAGGAAAGAGGCGGTCAGAGACCCAAGGAGCTGGGGCGACATCAGCCACCGCCGCTCGGGGAAATCCACGGCCTCCCCTATGTCTATGGTCATCTTCTGGAAGCCAGAGTGGATGATACCCATAGTGCTCATGACTTTATAATCACCATGATATTTAACCTTCCACTGATGTTGACCGCAACATACTATACTGCGCCCGTCCTCAAACGTCACCTTATACATATCAACGAACCCTTGAGGATATACGCCTACTACAGTCGTAAGCTTACCATCATCGCCATATATGATATCACCGATATCAGCGAACCCTATCTTCTTAGGTCCATAAGGAGTATATATCAGCTCCGAGTCCAGAAGAGCCTTGCCAAAACGACGAGTACCAAACATCCCCAACCCTTTCTTCTCCTGACGGGCACGTTGGTACATCTCGGCGAAAAACCATTCGTTATCACGCAAACGACTGATCGCTGGCACACGTTCCCCGTTTGGAAGATCCTGGAATACGGGGAAGAAATTAACATGCCAATAAAGCCATGGGGGGATGAACGTACCATTGATAGTCACCCCGTACTTGACCTTATAAGCCTCTTCTTTAAAGAACTGCTTAACATCGTCATCCTGATCCTCCCAACCGAACAGATCGTTCCATACAGGAGGATTTTTCATGTTTACATAAAATTCTGGACTCGTGCTTAACCCCATCACTTCATACTTTTTAATACGGACTCTATACCTCCAGATACTTGACCCTTACGTTCCTTCTTCTGGACATCATTTATAGACCTATATACATCCATGATCCCGCTTTTTTCCATATACGACTCATTCCATGTATTGATCTTATCTATTAACTTAGATATAAAATCAAAAGCCTTAGCCATATCCTCCGGTTTCTCCTTATCCCAAGGATGCTTATCAATATAACCCTTAGCGTCATTTATAGCCTTAGCTATGACTTCAAGATTATCATTGACCCGATCGACATCCTTACTCGTCGGCTTTCGTCTTCCCTGTGGCATTAGCTTTTATGTCTTTGAACTCATTATACTGTTTCATAAGAAGCTCATAAGATTGAACAACCCCTATCTTACTTACTTCCGTCACGCTCATGTCATGGAACATATCCTCAAGCTCCTTGTCAGCATATCTAAGACGTTCCTTGTCATCATAAAACACGAATCCAGACGTTCTGTCTTCTATAATGCTCTTGGCGGTGGACGCATATGTCGTATCTAAATCCAGATCCATACCGAAGCTGGTAGCCAACTGGATTATGAACATCAACCTAGAATTGACTTTTACAGCCTCTATATTCAACATCTGTATCTTATGGGTCATCTCATGAAGAACGACAAAATCCTCCTCTTTTATCAACGAAGATGATTTAAGGGCTATCTTCTTAGTCCTATCTTCAATATCGCTATACAGACGCTTGCTCTCACGCTTTATGGCTATCCAATGCCTTATATGGGTATCCGCCTCTTCTTTAAGATAATCCCTGATCTCTTTCTTAATATCCTTATCCTCTTCCATTATAATCACGCGTTATAATCATTATTATTTAATTCGATCTCATCACTGATGCTTTGGTCTATAGACCTCAATAAATCCCTGGTACTAACATCCCGCAAGAAGCGGACATTACCACCATTAGCCCTAGCTATCCTCCTTAAAGCGGAGTAAAGTATATCACCCAACGAATATTCAGGCAACTCACGGCATCCGACTTCCATGACAATAAGGGCATGGATACGGTCATCTATCTTGCTTCTTACGAGATTTCTCACGGCATTATTTATAAGCTTCCCCTATAATACGTAGCGGAAAATGTTTGAAATTACGTTCAGGATCGTCCTTAGTATAACCCATAAGAGATAGATGTTTCTCAAAATGACCTTCCGTATATTTTGAGGTATCTAACGTCATCCTAAATATAATTCTATTCTCATTGTCAGGATGTTTGTTATATGATACATCTCCCATACATCCACATCCGAGATGATGCTCCTTGACATGGAAACCATCATTATGGGTGATAAATAACACGATTTCTATCTTATCACCTATTTTCTGATCAAAAATATTTAGATAAAACTCGCTCTCATCATCCGTCAGTCCTATATCAAAGGAATCGTTAGGGCACTCAATATTAAAATCGTTATGATCGGCTGTTATCACCTCCATAGCATTCCATTTGGCTTTCTCTCCTTCCACGAACTTCAACGGGCATACCTCGGTCTTCATCCAAGCCTTCTCCTTGATAAAACAACCACACAACGAACATGCCTGTCTTCCCATCAATCTTTGCAGCAATACCTTAGCTGGTAACTTAAAGAAAGCTATATTAGAAGAGTTCTTAGGACATTTCTTGCATAAATCAAGACGATTCTTGTACCACTCCGGATAATCTTTCTCATCCTTAGGAATCCTGCCCAATAAACTGTCTTCCCAAGCTTGGGCTATTACTTGGGCTTTACCAATTGTTTGCATATTATTTTTTAAATTGTTGTTGTTGAAAATCCTGTAACTGTTCCCATGTCATACCATACCGGCATTGGTACATAGCCTCATGGTTGTCACGTATAAGGGGATCTCCGTTCTTCAATCCCTCCATACCCTCTATCACCTTTATCTTCTTATCCAGACAATCAAGCTCAATAGGCATCCTTTCGTCTGGATAACGATTACCCTCCTTGACATATATGCGACGTATCTTATCACGTCTTACACGCATCTCACGGAGGTTGCATATAACATATCCGATAAACGGTATCCTGATAGATATATTATCGGTATATCTGGCGAGATGATGGATATAAGATACGGATGCTTTCATGCACCACTCGACCTGTTGCTTGGTAAACTTCCCTCCAGATCTTCTCACCACCTCATCGACAATATCCCTGTCGAACGAAATAAGACTCCTATCCATCGATATTCAATTTGTTTCTCTTGAATACGAATCCCATTACACGGGTGTCATCACCCTCTCCGTCAAGAACAAAATAATTACGTAGGCTTCTCATCTCAATAGACAGCTCACGGGTACGGAAATTTCCGTTCTTCTTATCTACTAAAAAACCGCCACGCTTTAGCTCATTGTTAAGGACAGCGATATAAGATTCCTTCTGTCCATAACAATCCATATACTTGGCCCTGGTATCATCCGAGTATCCGTAGTTGATGTAGAAAGAAAGTAAGTTTATCGTCCTTTCAGTAATCAAACTCCTACCCTTGGAATCCAGATAGCCGTTGTATATCCTTAAGAACTGCTGGATCATATCCAGCCTAGTGTCGTAAGGCAACGCGAATACGAAAGCTTTCCTCTGTTCCGGCATATAAAATTAGTTTTCGACAAAACTACTTAAAAAAAATATCGTTGTCAAGAAATTATGCCATAATCAACATAATATATGCTGATTAGCATGTATTTACGAACATCCAAAGGAAAAAGGTGGTGGAAATGGCGGAGGAAGGCCGAATGAGTCCACCGTAAGCCACGGCAACGAGGCCAGTTGAGCACCGGCCATACATGCCTCCGAGCGGCGGTGGACAGCTCTATCCTGCCTCACGGGACATGACCACACCTTTTCCCTTTGGATTCCTTCCTACCATGTTATGGGATATAAAGCCAAGGGGAAATGGGAGGCCTTGGGGCATGGAGCCTGCCGTAGAAGATACGGACGGCCGGAGCGTGAGCGATCGCACAAGACCTCACTTTTTCTTCTTTGGCTTCTGCTCCACCCGATCCCCCTACCGGGGTACCGGCTTCCGGTATAGGATACGGCTTCTACCAGGTTTAGCCTGCGGTATCCTGCCTGACGGCACCATACCTTGGCGGTAAAAAGCAATGTTTTATTAAATAGAGACTTTAAGTGGAGTACACAGGAACTCGACGTCAGGAGAGGTTCTGTGTACGGATAGAGATATTAGAAAGTAGTATATGTTTATAGAGTTAATTATATTTAATAAATATACCTATTAACGCGCGCGTAACAAGTGTTGTGTCAAAAATGATCTTTCACAAACACAGTGATTTACCCTCTCTAATTTATTACGATAATTTCGTATAAACAACAAATGGGTGACCTTCACAGGCTACCCATCCATCTGAATAACTTGTTTCGTATTGATGAAACTTGTATATTCGCAGAAAATAAAATCCACTATGGGAACAAAGATAGGAATTTTACATATAATGAAATCAAATTTCGATAAGATTCTTACCGAAAGATATACTCCACGTAATATTCAGGCCAAAAAAGATGAGCTAGGATGCGTAAAACTTCCAGCCGGGTCACTTATATGTCCAGTCGATTTTAAACCTGTTACCAATAAGGAAGGCAAAAAAGTGACAGCTATAAAATATTCATTGAAACATGAGGAGTATCATGGATCAGGTATTCAGATCAGTGATGAATGTAAGATGGCAATGATATATCTTATTATCATAAACGTATTCAAACATGTGTTTCTAAGAAATAGGATGCATGGCGGGAATAGAGATCAGATAGAGATCAATACCAATGATTTTATTGATATCCTATCAGATGGATGTGCTTATTTCTGCTACCGTCATGTATTAAGGGATTCTCATGAGGATATGAACTACCAGCTTATAAGCTTAAAGGCTTGGGCTGAAGGAGAGATTATGATAGCTTTATCGGATATCATAAAATACAAGCATAGGGCTAGTAAGACCCCAAGGATAAAGGATATGTTTGTAAAGAAAGGAGAATCTGTATATACCTGCCTTGATAAAAATCTTGATTCGAATACCAGAAGATGGATGGCTAACAAAAGTCGTAAATTAAATAGAGTCAAGATGTTATCAAAAATAATATTCTCAGCTAGAAACAGAAATATAAATAAGATATATAAGGTAACTAAAAAAAGAACTGTCAAATTCAATGTGTCATATCTTATGGATAGATTGAATATAAAGTTATCAAAAGAAGGTATGATGCTAATATCCCAAAGAACGGTATATCGGATGATAAAAGAAGTTCTTAGTATGTGCTGTAAGACTATATCCGATTTATATGATGAGGTAAAGAAAAACAACGGAATAGTTAATGCCAAAGATAGGAAGAACGTAACTATCGGACACCTAAGACTATCATACAGAGGAAAGATAATGCATATAATCATCGCCGAAGATTTTATAAAAGACGTCTTTTTAGGGGTAAAAGGGTCCGAGATGAGTAAAGCTGGATGATTTGAGTATCAGATATAAAATTTAATATTTATATATTATTCACATTTATTTTTAATAGTTAATTATAACTATTCGTATCTTTGTACCATAAACATAAAAAGATATGGTAAAAGAAGATTTTAAAAATGAAAACGACCTCCTTCGTCATATTATGACGGTGGATAAAAACGTAGAGCAGGGTCGTGCCTTGAAGAAGATTTTCACCACTAGGGAGAATCTGTTTATTACCGGTAGAGCCGGTAGTGGTAAAAGTACGTTCATGAGACGTATCGTAAAGTTCTTGGGTAAATGTGTTATTGTAGCTCCTACTGGCGTGGCTGCATTGAACGCAGGAGGGCAGACCATCCATTCGTTTTTCTCTATAAAGAACGATCCTTATATCCCTTCTATCGAGAGAGGTATGTTGTCTAATAAGGTGGATGTAAGTCCGTTTATGAAGAAGAAGATCAAGAATCTTGATACTATTGTCATTGACGAGATCAGTATGGTAAGACCTGATTTGCTTGATGAGGTGGCTGACATACTTAGACAATGCAGGCGTAGCAAGGAGCCTTTCGGTGGAGTTAGGTTGATTATGTTTGGAGATCTATCACAACTACCGCCTGTGGTGACGGCGGATGATTTTATCGACAAATATTATGAGAGCCGGTTCTTTTTCTCATCAAAGGCATTAAGAGCGTCAGGATTCTCGGTCATTACCTTCGAGAACGTATTCCGTCAAAAAGATCCTCAGCTTCTTTCCGTACTTGAGGATATAAGATGTGGGGTTATTACCGACGAGTCAAGACAGATATTGGATAGTAGGGTCAAGTATCCAGATAATATGGATAATACTATAATTATATGCTCAACTAACAAAGAGGCGTATGAGATAAATAAGACTAATCTTGATAAGATCAATAATAAGGTATTTAAGTTCGATGCTACTGTATTCGGGGAGAAGCCTGTAGCGCCCTGTGAGGATGAGCTTATAGTAAAGGTAGGAGCTAAGGTCATAATAACCAGAAACGGCAATGGATATGTCAATGGCTCGATGGGTATCATAACCAGCATAGATACTGTTGATGAGACGATATATGTTCATCTAGATAACGATACTGAGGTGGAGATAACCAAAGAGAAGTGGGAGAAGATGAAGTATAAGCAGGTAGACGATTCCCTTGAAGGCATTTCTTGCGGCTATATAATACAATATCCATTGAGGTTAGGATACGCCATAACTGTCCATAAATCCCAGGGAATGACTTTGGATAATATATTTGTAGACATTAGTAGAGCCTTCGAGATAGGACAGATATATACCGCTCTTTCAAGATGTAGGTCAATAGACGGTCTTTATCTAAAATCAGTTCCTAAGGAAGATATGGTACTGCTAAGCGATAAGATATCTGACTTCATAGATAAGGTGGATGAGAATGAGGGTGTTTTGAATCCGGAAAAGATATCTGACATCGGTAAGGATATGATAAAAAAGCAACAGGATTTGTTTAATTTCGATGAATACGGGTTATAATGGCTAAGAAAGAACTTTTTTCAGACGTAGATGAATTAGTATCATCTTTAAATAAAGAGCTTGGAGAAGGCTCGATAATGAACTTCGGTGACGATAAGCCTATAATATCCATACCAAGGGAAAGCACCGGATCGCTGGTGGTGGATAAGGCTCTCGGCGGCGGATGGGCGGTAGGCCGGATTCATGAGCTGGTCGGGATGGAATCTTGTGGCAAGACTATGATGTGTACGTTAAGTATGATCGAGTTCCAGAAAAAACATCCAGATAAGCTAGTAGCTATAATAGACGTGGAAAACGCTTTTGATATCGAATACGCTAAGAAGATGGGATTGGACGTTAACCGGTTCCTTATTTCCCAGCCAAGCTACGGGGAATTGGCTATTGACATCACAGCCAAGCTGGTGGAGTCCGGCAAGGTAGGCTTTATTGTCGTGGATTCCGTGGCGAACTTGGTTCCGAAGAAGGAGATCGAGGGTGATATGGAAGATAGCAACATGGGATTACAAGCCCGGTTGATGTCAAAAGCCATGAGAGTTCTTACCGGGATCGTAAACAAAAGCGATTGTGTTCTGGTATTCATCAACCAGTATCGGGAGAAGATCGGTGTAATATACGGCGATCCGAAGGTAACAACCGGTGGTAACGCCCTTAAATTCTATGCCTCTATCCGTATGGAGATGTCAAGGAAGAAGGTTATTGTAGGAGAAGATGGCTCTTCTATCGGTCATGAGGTTCGGATAAAGGTATTGAAGAACAAGACAGCTATACCTTTCCAGATAGCAGAGACAGCATTGTATTATGGCGTAGGATTTGACAAGGAGCTTGAACTTTTGAAGTTATGTGAGGAAACCGGTATCTTTACCCGTAAAGGATCATGGTACTGGTACGGAGAGATCCGAGTAGGAAACGGAGTGGATAATACGTTAAGTATCATGAGAGATAATCAAGAATTGTGTCAAGAGTTAAGAACTAAATTAAATATTTGAGGTTATGGCTATCGGAGCAAAATTTGTAGACGTAATACCTTCTAGTGTTGAGAACGCTATAGAGGTAAAAAAAGAGGATGTAAAGACCTATCTATTTGTAGGTATTCCTATGAGCGAGTTTATCGGCAAGAAACATGAGTTTGAGGGATATATATTCATGTGCTTACAAGGTGTAACCGGTGGGGTTGAGCTTGGCGGTGATATAGCCGTAGCCGTATTGAGACCGGTTCGCCCCGCCGTAGGGGAGGCTTCTTACCATTTGGTGGATATCAAGAAGTGTAAGTATAATAGAACTGACGTAGTTTTATTATTTAGAGAGGGAGATTTTAAGGTTGTTAAACGTGATGATTGTAATCTTATCTGATCATGGGTACGTATATCTCTATAAAATCAACAGTAAACGCATTCAGGTACGGTATTGATCCTGTACCTGAATGGTTCGACAAGATATCCCAAAGAACCAAGGAACTTGATGTGATGGTTGATGGTAACAAGGTAAAGGCTTTGGATATAAGCCTAGAAAATGGCATTCTACGGGCTTTTTACGGTTATTATATAGGTATGTATCCGGATGACTCAATACAGGTGTTCAGACCGGAGGATTTTCATTCATTATATACGCTCAAGATATGAGAATATACACAGGACTGATAAAAGATCTAGGATGTAGATGCTTTTATTACGATAGCGGGATGAATATTCCTATTGGATCAGTATGCGCTGAGATACCTGATATTGTATCTATATTAATGTCAAGGAAAGGATTGCCTCATTTTTATGAGCATATAGCGATAAAACGTGAAGATAACATTGGCGATAAGCTATTCTTTGATTTTAATGGGTATACCGATCAAAGATCAATTGTATTCAAGGGACTTGCATTACCTGATGCCAATATTGATGAATGTATTAAGTTCGCTCATAATTCTATAGTAAATCCAGACATGAGCAGCGATTTTATAGAAAGCGAGAGGAATGTTATACTAACCGAGATTGATAATGATGAATCATGGATTAATGATAATAGACTTATAGAATTATCTGGAATAGATAAGCGTTGTTTTGTAAATATATTAGGTACTAAAAGATCTGTCGGTAAAATAAAGGAAGATGACCTTACATTATGTCGAGATGCGATATTAAATAAATCAGAGATAGTATTTCATTTATATGGATGCGATGATTTCGTGGATAAACATGTATTAGATATGACAGAATTGTCAAATACTATTGATATCAACTCATTTTATCGTAATAAGCTTAAGGAATTTGCTGTATCTGATCCTAAATATGGTATTTATAAATACAAGAAGAACCCAAGACAGTTATATGTGTCGTTTATATTGGATAATTGTGATTTCAAGAAATTATGTGTATTGTTTATCGTGTTATCTATGATGTGTGGCAATTATAATTTCTCTATGTTTCATTATCTTAGAAATAACGGATTATGCTATTCTGTAAACAAGAGATACATGAATTACTCGAATAGAATAATTGCTAGCTTAATAATTGATGTAAGTCCAGATAAATGTAACATCACAAAAGATTGTGCGATTGATTATGTCAATAATTTTCATCATATAGCGAATAATGACAATATAGAGCTTGTCTTAAGGATGGCTAAGTTATCTGATAAGTTAAATATGATGAATATTGATGATTACTACGAGAACTACATATCTTTTGTAATGTCAAGATTTAATGGGATAATGGATTCATATGACGTATATAACAGTATATCTGTGGATGATGTGCGTGATATGGTTAAAGATATTACTGAGGATAAATTAATAATTCAATATTGTTCCTGATATGAATGCAGTTATAGGAATAGATCCGGGTATAGATACCGGAGGATTGTCTATGATCCCGGAGAACGGGGAGGTTAAGGTAATTATGACACCAAGGATATCGGCTAAGGGAGATATAGATCTTAGGGCTATATCAAGTTTCTTCCTCGATGCCGCTGACAAGATCCAAGAAAATGGAGGCGGGACGCTGGCGATCGCCGTCGAGGACGTCCATAGCATCCACAACAGCTCGGCAGCCAGCAACTTCACCTTTGGCGGGAGACGTCGGGAACCAAACGCACTTTTTGCGATGATGGTGGAGATGATGGAACGATACGGATCGCACCCTGATGTCAGGTTCATGTTCGAGGAGGTGCAACCAAAGACCTGGCAGAAGGAGCTTCATACGACAGCCGATCGGGTGTATACGGCGGCGAAGTTAGACACGAAGGCTACCTCCATCCGATGCGCCATGCGCCTTTTCCCTTTGGTTTCTTTCGTGAAACCATGGTCAGGAAAAGGAGTACAACCTACTAAGATACAAGACGGCATGTGTGACGCTACGCTTATAGCCGAGTATATTAGACGTAAGTTTAAACTATTTTAATACTATTAAGTATTTATTGTATTTGTATTAATATAATTATGATTACATTTGCAATGTCATGTAAAAGTTGTTTATTATGTTGATAAAGTGCTTGTCGAAGTCATTAAATGAGAAGTTGGGCAAATTGGAGACGGTTGTTAAGAATGCCGGTCCCAACTCCCTTTATAAGGATCTTAAGATAGATGTTGTCAATAATCTGGCTTATATCACTTCCGTAAATGCCAAGGTATGTGTTATAGAGCGATTGGAGGTCGAGACTGACTCTAACTTCTCTTTCTTGGTAGAGGCAAGCTCTTTTATTAAGTTCATGAAAAAACAGAAGAATTGCGAGATTACGATACTGCTTTCGGATAGAAAAGATCAGATCACGATCCACTACGCTTCTGGTGAGTATAGTTGTCCGGCTTTTGATATCAATACATTCCCGCAGGTACATAAGATACTTGATGGAGGAATTAAGGTTAAGATGAGCGATTATGTTTCGGTTCTTAACAAAGCCAGCGATTATACGGAGGTAGATGACTTTTATCCATGCATCGAGAATGTGGTTATTGATATTGATGATATTAATATTAATATAGTAAGTACGGATAGAAATACTATTTACAGGTATTTTGTCCCTAATCAGGATAAGGTAGAGAAGGTATTTATCCCGGTATCAAACGCCTCCTCTATATTACTTGATAAGCATATAAATAAGTCATTAGATACGTTGTCTATCAAAGTAGATGATACTAGGACTTACTTCTCTACCCCTGATATGGATATGTATGAGATTCACTTTGACGGTAATTATCCTAACTGGAGGTTCGTGGACGAGCATTTTGTCAAAACAAGTACCTATGTCTTTGATAAGGATCTACTCGTCCATGCCCTCCAGAATAATATCAAGATAAATGAATTTGATCATTGTAAATTGATATTTACGGAAAAAGGATGCGGTATTATGTCAGAGAACCCTATGTCTGGAAGATCTTGTAAGGAAAGGCTTACGGCTTTATCGCATAACGGTAATGATATTATATGCGATGTGCTATGTGGTAGGTATCTTGGTATAGTTAAAAGCATATCATGTAATAGGGTCGTTATCGAACATGATCATAAATCTCATTTCAACAAGATTTATGGGGAGGATAATAAGAACGAATATTTCTTGTCATCATCAATTATTGTTTAATTTTTAAATATATATAATATGGGAGTTCGTGAAAATTCATCAGGTGGTAATAACCATTACTTTAAAGTAAGTGGTAGCGGATTATTATATCAGTCATCAAGAGAACCAAAGGAAGGTTTCGAGGAGCATATAAACGAGAAGACCGGAGCCGTTTCTTATTGGAGGGTGTTCTGGAACGGTATCGAAGGTTATTTGTCTGATATTAGCGTAAGAGAAGTGGAGTTCAATGGAATAAACGCCAAATACTTATCCATAAAGATAAGTGATGAGGATGGTAATTACTTTATAAACGTTCCTTTGGTGACTCAAAAAGGAGGTATTAATAATTACGTGAAGTCACTGGTAAGGTACTTGCCTAATATTGACCTAAAACGTAAGGTGGTAATAAATCCTGCTCATGCTAAGAAAGGGGATCAATATGCTCCCGGTAATTTTTTCATTTCATACGCTAGGGAAACTCCAGATGGAAAGGACGAGCTTATCCAGCAATATTATAAGAACGGGCAGAATGGATGGCCTGACAGGGTTGAGAGTACTGATATAATGGGGAATAAGAAGTTTGATTATACGACCCAAGACGCTTTCGCTTATCAGGTACTTAATAAATATATCCAAAGTATTAAAGCGGATGGCGTGAGACCGGTTCAGTCTCCAAGCCAAAACAACGCTGGTGAGGCTATAACGCAAACGCCCCCACCGTCATACGCTACGCAGGCTCCGCAGCAGACGCCTCCTCCATCATACCAGCAGGCTCCGCAGCAAGCGCAAGCCTCTTTGTTTGGAGGTCAACAGCCGCCACAATATCCTCCTTTTGGAGACGACAGTGACCTACCTTTCTAATTAACTAATTGAAAATGAGTAATTTAATGGAAAGCAATTTTAATATATCTACTAAAGTGAACCGTGTCTCGATGCCTACCCAAAATAAGGTAGATACGGTTATGAAGAACTTAGGGCATCGACCTTGTGTAGCGTATTCCGAGGAAAAGAATATGTATTATAAGGATGGAGAATGGGTAGCGTCAGATCTTGACGCTACTATCTTACCTCTTAGGGAGATGTTCGAGAAGACATCTGATTTTAAGTTAGGACTGAAGATCGTTTATTTAATAATCAAATTATAATGGCCAGTATTGAGGATATTAAAAAGCTTCTGGAAAGCAAGTCGTTTACATCAGCCAGAGACCTTGATGAGCTTGAGGAGAAGCCGGATGATAAACAAAACGAGGTTAGATTGAATTGCGAACCTATGGTAGGGGTGATGGAGGAAGAGGGGAAGATCTTCCTTAACTCCGTAAGATTCTCGAAAGCATGGAACTCGTTGGGTAAGGATATTCCTATCAAGCAGGGTAATGCTTTCCCATTAGGACAGGGTGATGTCCTTGATATAGACACAGGGGTATGGGCGTCGTTCCCGGATAATACCATAGGGGTGTTGATGATGCTGCCGTCGTTTACCGGAGATACGGGACTTACTTTGGTAGGATCACCGTTCGTCTCGTCTAATAACGGGAATATCATGATCAGGGTCACTAATGTCCGTAAGGATATGGCTATAGTCGAGAAAGACAAACATATAGCTGAGTTAATTATAGTCGGCAAGATAAAAGTCGATATTCGTGAAACTTATAACAGTGATAAAAATGTTAGGATTGAAGATAGTAAAGAGTAGTTATATAAATACACTAAAACAGGATCTTGATGAGGCTATTAGCTACTCAAGAAGATTAAAAAAGGATTACGATGATGCCCGCAAGAAGATAACGGAATTAGAAGAGAAAGTAGGGTATCTTGAAACTCTTTCCGATTCCCTTAATATGGATATAGAACAAAAGGATTCTATTATAATTAAGATGGGTAATGAGCTTAGTAAATCAAGAGAGATATATAATGAGTCGGTAAAAGATAAAGAGACTCTTAAACGGGCTTATATGGATATCGAGAAGAAACATAAACTATCATCTAAATTACTCGATGAGGCTAGAAGAAGATATAAGGAACTTGAGGACCAGAATAAAATCATGTCAGATCGTATCAAGTATCTGGAGGCAGAGATTTTAGACATCGATGTTCCTAATGAGGTTGTTGTTGATGAGGATAAGATGGATCCTAACTCAGGTCATATTGATATACCTGAAAATAACGCCCCTGAGGTCGCTGATGCCGGTATTGACGTAAATGTCGAGAATAAGGCGGAGGATAAGAAGAAATCTAAGAAACGTAAAAAATCTAAGAAAAGTGAATAAGATCTTGTTTTTCTTGTTAACGTTATTTACCTTAGCGGTTGTCGGATGCAGTACGTCAAGAACCTATTATACGGAATATGATACTACTGACATATCTTATGTAGTGGATTCTATAGTGTCTTCCGGGACCGTGATGGGCCAATGGAAGGAGTGGCGGTTTACGCTGGACGACGGCCGGGTCGATAACTTTGGCTTCACCGCCCTATACGACGCCAAGGGAAAGGCTAGAGGGTCTATACAGGTAAGGCAAAGATCCGATACGTTTAATATCAAGATAATTGATTACCATAAAAAAGATAAGTAATGGAATACGGACTAGGTTACATACCATCGCCAGCAGATGATAGGGACGCTATTATGAACATGCAGCATGAGGCTGTCCCTGATGAGTATAAGGTCAATAACGTTGATAGCGTAGTGGATCAAGGATCTTCTCCTATTTGCGCTGCGGTAAGCTTAGCTGAGATACTTAACTGGAGAAAGAGTATAAGGGCTATTAAAAGACCGGCTAAGATCTCTCCCTACGATATATATGATCTGAGAGAGGATAAGGATCAAGACGGGATGGTTCTTCGTGACGCTATCAAGTCTATCAAGAACGTAGGCGTAGATGGGGAGAAAATAAACAGTTACGCTAGGATCATAGATCCGGTATCAGCTAAGGTGGCTTTGATGCTGAATGGGCCTCTGGTTATAGGTCTGTATTGCTATAATTATGGTAATCGATTCTGGCAAGGCCAAGGGCAGAACTTGGGAGGTCATGCCGTTATCCTCACCGGCTGGGACAAGGCCGGCTTCGTCCTACAGAACAGTTGGGGGACGGGATGGGGTAGGTCTGGTGTAGAGACATTCCCGTTCGAGGATTGGCGATATATGCTAGAATGTTGGACAATAGTTTCATAAAGTTTCTATATAAACTCCGAGAAATTCCTATCCACATCCTCTTGTGAAAGCCGATGTGGTGTATTTAGGATCCGTAGCTCAATTGGTAAGAGCAACTGGCTCATAACCAGAAGGTTGTCGGTTCAAGTCCGGCCGGGTCCACAGTTGGATTAATAATGTTTGTCATTAGGTTTAGAGTTTAGATTTATGTAGTGTCCTTGTCTGGGAGGATCAGGACGCTTAAAGGGGAGTTAATTTAACGGATAGAATTTACGATTCCTAATCGTAGCGTGGATAAGGGTTCGATTCCCCCACTCCCCACATGGTGTTTTCTTAAACATATTCCCGTAGGTCGGTAATTAACGATAACCGGTAGACAGCCTACGGGAATTAATAAAATCTTACGTGCTTAAGATCGCTTTCAGTTCTATTTTTCGTGTGTAATCTATAGGAGGGTAGCACGACCCTCCTATTTATAATAACTATTTGGGATGGACATTAATCAAATAAAAACGTATCTACCATCAGGATGGGATGTGGTTGATCTAATAGATCACGGCATAATCGATCTTGATATCATGAACGGGAAGATGATGGGTGAGTATGTGGCTGTGTTGATGATAAAATCTTATGATAAGACCAATGGTCATATTCTAACCACTTTCTCGTTCCATGATAAGGATATGGAGAAGTTGAGGATGTTGATAGGTAACGCTATAATGGCGGTAGGATATAGGAATAATCCTCTTATTGGAGATGGGAACACGGCGATCAAATAAAGGTGCTGAATACACTGAAAGAGGGATATTGGATATCCTTAACAGACAGTTCTTGGTATCTCCTAGATGGATTATAAACAACTTGTATGTCTATAACTGGGAGTCCGATTATCTGGCTATAACCAGATCCATGTACGCTTATGAGGTTGAGGTGAAGATCTCGTTGGCTGACTATAACAAGGATTTCGAGAAGGAGGGTAAGCACCAAGTAATGCAAGGCTGGTTCGAGGCTCGGAAGCAAGCCCTGTACGAGACCGGAGACTGGGTCAGGTACGGCCGCCCCAACTACTTCTACTACTGCGTTCCGGATGGGTTGGTTGATCCTAAGGACATACCTCCGTACGCAGGACTCGCTTATGTTTGTGGCAGGAATTTGAGAAAGATCAAGGACGCCCCTATCCTGCATCGTGATAAATTTGACCCCGAAGCTTATAAGATGGCAGACAAATTCTACTACAATTGGTGGAACGAGAGACGTAAGGCCAGACAGATAGAGGGGAAGGATATGAAAGACGAGTTCAGGAAAAGCATGAAAAAGGTGAGGGAGAAGATAACCGTCGATGCCAAGATCAAGGCGATGGAGGCGTTCTGGAGCGTCTGCGATTACGCCTACTGGCCGTACGGGGGAAGAGGGGTGCCCGGAATGAGACCCAACTGTTCCGCTTGTGGTGAGGAATGTAAATTACAATGCCCGAAAGGGAAGGAATTTAAAAACAAAATAAGATGAGCAAAATTAGAAGTGTATTGGCGAAAGTCATTTCGTTTGCCTCTGAGCAACCTATGAGTTATAACGAGGCGTTTGAGTTACTTGAGGATGTAGATACGTGCAAGGTCAAGATCTGGCTGGAAGAAGGGGCTAAGATGCCTAAATACGCCCATGAGGATGACGCTTGCATGGATTTGTTTGTTAAGAATATAGAACTTTACAGTGGTAGGATCATATACCATACTGGAGTGCATATAGCTTTACCTGAGGATTATGAGATGGAGATCCGCCCTCGTAGTAGCATAACCAAAACCAAGTCCATTATCCAAAACGCCCCGGGAACTGTTGATGAAGGATATAGGGGTGAGATTATGGTAGTATGTAGACGTATAGATCGCTATGGAGATCCTTCTTATTCGGCAGGGGATAAGGTAGCTCAATTGCTTATCCGTAGACGGGAACGCATCGTATGGGATCAAGTGGAGTCGTTAGAAGACCTTGGAGAATCCGAGAGAGGAAATGGTGGGTTTGGTAGTACTGGAAAGTGATTAATGTCTTATGAGCGGAAGAATTAAAATAAAGCCCAAAAATAAGGATAAGAAACCTAAGATCGATGTATTTAAGGTAATAGAGAACCGGTTCAAGAATATGAACGAGCTTCGGGATCTGATCGACATGGATCCAAGGAAAGGACTGGTCAGGATCCGGGACGGGGCCGGCTTTAGGGAGGTGGAGCGGGGCGGATGCCTGCACCGGAACTACCTTAATTTGTTGGAGGAGGAGCTGGGAGCGAAGTTGTCAATAGATTTGCTGGATAAGTACGTAAGAAAATAAAGTTTGTGTAATTTATAATAAGATGGATAAAATGTTCGAGAAATTAGATATGGGTAACGTATCTGATGGATATCATACCTTTAACGAGCTATACAGATACCGTATGCTTTACAATGCCGCTTTCTTCAACGAGCTGGCTAAAGGGGATGTAAAGGTCTGTAAGTCACATAAGCATTATGATGGGGAGGAATGCTTCGGTGGAGGATGGTTTATTGTAATGGCCGAACTACCTACAGGTCAGATCTCCAATCATTATGAGAACCGGTATTGGGGGTTATTCAATATCCCTGAACTTGAAACGGCATGGAAGTGGGATGGTCATACGCCTAATGAGGCCGCTGATAGAATAGAATCGTATTTGAAGTCAAATTGATATTAATATCTGCCCTAGGAATTAACTAGGGCAGGTTTGTTTTATATACCGAAGTGTCTACCACGATCTGGCTATCCATATCACCAATCAACTCAATGATCTCATCTCTTATATCGTAAGAAAGCAAGATCGGGATTATGGTTAGCATAAAAGATAGTATGATTAAATAATTACAAAATCGATAGTAATTCATTGTAAAATCATAGAATTATTTGTATATTTGATATATTAAATGAATTGATAATGAGTCTAATAAAGCGTTCATATAAATATCGTATGTATCCGAACAAAACACAAGAAGAACTTCTTGCAAAAACATTCGGATGTGTTCGTGTTATATGGAATGCTTGTGTTGACTCATTTAACTCATACGATAAAGAAACAAACCCTAATCCGAAATTCCCGACAAAGTCGGATCTTGTTATTGAAAAACCTTGGTTAAATGAAGTATCGGCAGCTACCTTACAGCAGAAGCAACGGGACTTTATCGAGTTTTTCAAACAGTACTTCAATAAGAACAGGAAAGAGAAATTCGGTAGACCGAATTATAAAGATAAACATGACAACCAGTCATTTAGATTGCCATTCCCGAAGTTTAAAATCGCTGACAATAAGATCCGGATCGAAAAGATCGGATGGGTTAAGATTGTTATTGATCGTAAAATCCCGGATAACGCTTGTTTTATCTCCTGTACCGTTTCAAAGAACCGTGCTGGTCAATACTTCGTATCAGTTCTTGTAGAAACAGAACAGTGCTACAAACAGAAAACCGGTAAAACAGTCGGAGTTGATCTTGGGGTAAAAACATTGGCTACATTGTCTGACGGAATATCTGTTGAAAATCCTCATTTTCTTCGCGATAACCAAGCGAAGTTAAAAAGGATGCAACGGCATTTATCGAGAAAGAAATTAGGAAGTAATCGAAGAAACAAATGCAGGCTAAAAGTATCAAGACTTCATTGTGATATAGCCAACAAGCGTTCATGGTACATGCATAATTTGACCATGATGTTGGTAAATAATTACGATGTTATCTGCATTGAAGATCTAAATGTTTCCGGTATGCTACAGAGCCACAAACTTGCCGGTTCTGTATCTGATGCTTCTTTCTCGATGTTCCGTAACCAACTTGAATACAAGTGTAGGTGGTATGGTAAAGAACTGATTGTTATAGATCGTTTTTACCCATCATCAAAAACATGTTCAAGATGTGGCTGGAAGAATAAAGATCTGAAATTATCGGATCGAACATTTGTTTGTAAAGATTGTGGCTTGGAGATCGACAGGGATCTCAACGCCGCAATAAATATACAAGCCGTAGGAGTTGATGCGGCTATACGGACGCAGAGCAGCCGGGTTGCCGGTTGTGTTGAAGCGTCTAAAATAGAGTAGGATATCTTAGTTATTTCTATGATTTTCTATAAAATTTACAACTATCTCGTTGTTGCGGATAACCGTACTATCCCTTACATTTATCTTCTCGATATCGTCATCGCAGAAGAAGATCTTTATTTTATGTAGTATGTCTCTAAACATGATTGTAGTTTTGTTCCAAAGATATGAATTTTTGATATCCGGTCAAAGACAATACATGGAGAAGCCAAAAAGAACGGGAGGGGCGGTGGTAGGACGGGGGAGGCCCGGAAGGACGAGGTCTCCCTCCTTCCCTTGGGATTACACTATCCTTACCGTTACTCGATAGTTACCATGAGAACTTTTCCCATAGGCATAAGATTCACATCCCGAACAAAGATCAGTTACTATACAATTATCGTTTAATACATAATCACCATCCCAACTTACATAACTTTCATCTAAAACCTGAGTCTGTAATTCAGATCTGTAAGTGAAATTAATGATCTTCCCAGGATCTTTTATCACCGTTACAGGAACAAAATTAGTTATCCTATTCCCGTATATCACCTTATTAGCCAACTCGCAATGCATACCCGAATTATATTGATACGTAAGGGTTCCCTCTATAATACCTCCACTTATGCCCAAAATAATATTGTACTCATTTTTCGGATTTAGATATGATATCTGTCCACTTATGCTTATAGTTTTTATCTTCTTATCGCGATATATATCAAGATAAGATCCGTTAAAACCAGATTGATATGGCTTCCCATCAATATATATATCTACAACGCCAAGACACATATTCTTGTTTATATTAACACGGTAGTGGATCTTACCGGGAGAAGAAGTCCTGCGCCTAAACATACCCCCTCCTTATCTGAGGGTTAAAATACCCCCCCCCATATATTCAACTTCTTTATTCATAATATGTTATGTTTTAATTATATCGCAAATATAATAAAATTAATGAGAAGGTCGTGAGGGGACGATGGATGGATTTGATGGGGATATGGGGATATGAGGGATATGTTGGGATGCGCATCACATGTAGAGGTATGCGGGATTGCGGGGATATGAGGGATATGCGGGACGGACCACCTCCCCGAAATCGGCCCGGCCGGGCTGCCGTTTTTGGACCAGCCCCCCCCAATCCACGAAGGACGGGAAACAGGAACTGCAAACGATATGCAAGCCGAAAAAAGAATGCTTATTTTGTATTTAACTTGTTGATTGTCAATAATATAAACTAATATTTTAATATACGTTTACATTTGATTAGTTTTATTATATATAATCGTTGAATTTTTATTGCATAATATTTGTTTGATAATAAAATACTCCGTATATTTGCCCTTGTAAGATAACAATATTAACAAACGAGGCGTGCTAGATGCCTATGCAAGTCCCTAGGGCAAGGGCAATTTAATATGAAAGCAAAAGATTTAAATCGAGTACAAAGCGTGGTTAAAAAATCGGAATCCGAGACCTTGACGGGTGCAATAAAATCTTGGTGCAGATTGTTTAATAGCAAAAAAGATGTTATGGATATTATCAAGGAAAACAATATTGAGGTTTCAAAAGATGTTATCCCATCTTTAGTTGCTTTGGCTAAAGACAAAGAGTTAGTTATCACTATTTGTAAGGAAATTCTTGCGAATATAGATGGAGTATTTTGTCAATATATAGAAATAGAAAAGGTTTACAATGATGAAAATGAATCAGCTAACAACAAGATAATGTTAGCCGAAAAACAAGCTCAGAAAATTCTTTTGGGCACAACGCATAAAGCTTTTGGATATTGTGCTCCTATTAAATACTCTGATGATAAAAGCGGTTATTTCGTTATTTACAATAATGAAAGATATAAATCTACTCGAATGGCTACTAAAATAACTAATTTTTCGTTTTCGTTGATAGCCAAGTGTATAACATATTATCTTACTCACGATAAAAATGTAAGATAATAGCAAGATGCCCTTGTATCTTTATATATAGGGGCATTATGGTGACAATATCTGTACGTTCACGCCGTGTCACTGACTTAGACTAAACAGATAAGATATTTAACATATTGATACATAGATATGCGAATCGGTAGGGTATCGAGAGTTCGTATAAATAGGTTGCCGACTAATAGTGTGATCAGGCATTCTCCTAGTTCAGGGGCGTTCCGTTATTCTTGGCTATGTATCAAGACTGGTTAGTACGTCCGGTTACCGGATAGGCCGTGTAAAACACGGGGTATATTGGTGTATATACGCATGTATAGGGCGTATGGTGGTATGACGTGAGAGTAGCGCATATCAAGTGTATTACGGGGTTGTTTCCGTACCAATATATCAAAGCAATGATATTATAGGTGGCTTAATTACTATAGTGTCGTATGTTATTATAAAACAACAACCCTTACAAGGGTATTTAGTGCGGTTAAATTGACGTACTTAATACGCCTTGTCGATACGTATCACGGACAACGTATGTGCGTATTTGGCCGGCTTCGTTGTCGGCAAAGGGACGAAACCAAAGAAAATAGGGGGGGGCGTGCGGGCGTTCGGCTGGTTATATCGATAACGCCGGCCGTGTCGTCCCCGGTCTCCCGTTTCTTATTGGTGCCATTAAAAAAGAATAGATTATGTACAAAAAAAAGTTTGATAATTTGAATAAGAAATTATCCATTCAAAAAGAAAAGGCTTTAAAGTCCATCAAAAAAGCCCAAATGGAATTTTACGTTGAACTTACCAAAGAACTATACAATTCTAATAAATTAGATTGTAGCAGGGAGTCGGATAAGTGCAGGCGTAAGCGTGTTAGTTACATGGCAAACAAATTGAGGCAGTAGTCGTTTGTTTTTATTTGATTTTAAAGTTTTGCCCTTCCGTATTGTAGTGATATAAGACGGAAGGGCTTTTTTGTGCCTATATTTTACAGAATGATAGCATATTCATATGTTTTGCTTACACATAAAAGTGTTAAGGCGGTAAATTTTAAGCCTTGATCGAAAATGTGTAAGTAAAATGCTTTATTATGTATCATTTTGTATATATCTATATCCATACAGACGGGTATATTGTGCCCTTATGTATGGTTTCGTGCGTGAATCGATCCTAAAAGGTATATAATAGGCGGTACTTATTGTATATTTTTTATCTATGTTTGGGCTTATCTTTCTTTAGAGGAAGCTCTAGGGATTGATGTATATTATGTTATTGATACTCAATTAATTATATTATTTGAGTGTAATTTTAAAATCGTGGTTACTTATTGTATATTTTATGGGATTAGTTATATATTTCGTACTTACTTTGTTTTGTGGGTACATGGCGTTTGAGTTGGGGCGGTATGTTATAGCTACGGGCGACGCTCTGCCTATAATCATAGTTATTTTATTGGCTTTATTATCAATACATTGCATTAGACAAGTATATAAGGCAATCAAGAACAAAGACCTCGATATCCTAGACTGAATCAGCGTTCCACGTGGAACAAAGTAACGGAAGGTTTAGGCTTTCGTGGGAATTTCGAGGGAGGTTTGGGATTTGCGTGATGGGACACCTCCAAACAAGGAAAGACCTTTCCAAACAAGGAAAGACCTTTCCAAACAAGGAAAG